CATACCTCTCATACCGAAATCTGCACAAGCCATATTGCTAGATAATCCATCTGTTGTTTTGTCATACCAATAATCAGCAATCTTACGGTACATATAACCGACTGTCGCATGGCAACAAGGCTTCCACAACTCAACTTGAAGAAGGCATTCAATCCACTGAACAAGCCATGCAAATTTGTCATCTGTATTTGTAATTTCAATACAAGGAACACCCATTGGAACAAGCGTTCCTTCTGGTAATGCTCTAATTTTAAGTGGCAAATATCTTAATCTGTGAAGTTCTATAATCTTTGTTAAATCATAGTTACCCCAACCAATCTGTACATCCATTGATTCTGTGTAAATAGATATCATCTCATCTTCTGGTAAATCAAAGAATTCTTTCTGAAAATATTCTATTAAATATTCTTTTATAAACGCTTGTAATCCAAAGAAAACCATTTTATTTTGATTTTCTAACATAGATTTTCGAGGCACCCAATATGAGACCAATTTAGTCAATCCCGTTGGATACATACGAGAATGACAAGCTTTATATGTATCTGATAATAATAAAGGCATTGTATTATTCATAATTCTTTAAACCTCCATAACTGTAATTTTTTCATGACTGCCATTGAACAAACTATTTGTAGTGAACAACCTGTTCACTGTATTATTCTCTAAAGATTTGATTAATGTTCCCTTTTCTTTATCAAGAATTGAATTCTCTGTATGTGTAGCATATGCATAAATCTCAGTTACTCCATGTTTTTTCAATTCTTCTGCGCTATAGTATAGTGAACCACCATAGGCTATAATGTCATCGATCATTAATACAGCTTTATTACTCAAATCAATACCATTTGTTCTAATATCTAATCCAAGAATTTTACCAGTCTTCCAATCTCTTTTCTTTTCACCATAACACCATGGAAGTTCAGGAAATAAATCAGAATATTTTTTAGAAGCGCCACTATCTGGGAAATAAAGTACAAGATTTCTCATACCGATTTTAGAAATTACCTTATCAACATACTTCTTTGGGTCTTCTTTAGCGCAATTATTAAGTAATGCTGTAGAAACATCGCTATGAGCATCTAAAACATAAACTTGCTGAAAATGAAGGTTATTAATTACTTCACAAAAATATTTTAATGTAAATACTTCACTAAAATCTTTTGTTCTATCCATTCTAGCATTTGGAATATATGGTAATTTCAAATATCCTTCTCTACCATGTTCATCCATCCATCTTTTAATCATTATTAGATACATTAATTCATCGTTACTTTCATATAACCAAGTTACGGTGTTATATTTATTTTTTGAAAGTTTAGAAAAATCAATATTTATTCTTGGTGTTCCATCTGGAAATTTATTAATTTTAATTATATAATTATCAATTTTAATCATATTTTTATTCTCCAATCACATTAATCTGACAACTCTTCATAATTTCCATAGCAGCTTTATGTTTTTCAGGTGTTGAACCAGCACAACAATTTGCATCTACTATGATTTCTGCATCTGGATATAGTGTTTTAATAATAAGAGCATTTGTAATTACACAGATGTCAGAATCTAATCCACAAAGTTCTATTTCAATATTCGGGTCACAAGTATACAAACAACACGCTAATTCATTTTTCCAATCGAAGTATCCAAATGTTGCCTTATCAATAACTTTATAATCACTTGGAACTACTTCAAGTCCAATATTCCATCCATGTGTTCCTTTGATACAATGAGGAATAGGAAGTTTTTTACCTTCAGATGTATCTAAATAATTTTTTTGATGAGTATCTCTTGTAAAAATAATCTTATATCCATTCTTCTGATACTCTGAAATTTTCTTTTTTACTCTAGGGACAATAGCTTTTGCCTCTTCATTCCCTAAGACACCATCAATAAAATCATTTTGTAAATCTACTATAATTAATAATTTATTCATATTGTTACCTCTTTCTTTGTCTGTGTTTATCTTAATTTTTTGTCAACGAAACTGTCGTTTAGTATAGTCTATAATAGTTCTTCAATGCTCTTACTAACGGCTTCTCTAACAGCTTTTGTTCTTGCAAGTTTTTCTGCTAATTTATCACTTGTAATTTCAATAATTTTATCTTTGTTATCCTCGAAAAAATCTTGAATATTATCATTAATCATATCTTTAATTTTTTGTGTATAATCGTAATTGGTTATATTTTTTCTGCCGACTAGTGCTTTTATACAATCATTTTTGATTGCGCCAGCTACTTGTTTCATAACATTATTTTCAATAGTTTGCTTGATTTTATCATCATCAATACTAATACCGAATTGTACGATATGTTCCATAAATTACCTCCTTTAAAAATTATGAATTCAACTACACCTACAAAACTTCATCAACAATTCCATACTTGACTGCTTTATCAGAATGAATATAAAAATTTTTCTTCTTTTCACGAATTTCCTTAATATCGTCTTTTGTGAGATTGGTTCTGTCGATCACATATTCTTCAATCTTTTTATTCAGCCAGTCTATTTCTTTTCTATCTTCAACCAAATCCTGATATTTACCACTTCTCCAACAACTCATCTGATGATACATAAATATTGAATGCTTATAACAATATCTCTTATGACCTGCTAAGAAAATTTTAAAAGCTGCACTCATTGCATATCCTGTGCAATATGTATAGATTGGAGTTTTACTATTGAGAATGACATCAATCAATCCCCACATATCATAAACAGATCCACCATACGAGTTGATATACAATTTAATTGGTTCACGCCTATAATCTTTCTCTTTTTTATCCTTTTCATCATCAGATTTAATCAATCGTAAAATATTCCATGTTATACTTCCAACCGATTCATTATCTATGTCGTCAGATAAAAATAATATCCTCTCATCTGTGTTTGCATATATATTATCTTTTGAATTCATAAAACCTCCTAATTTTTATAAGCATTTATCAATTTCTTTACGCAACTGACATAATACCTCGTATGCTCTATTGCCTATCTTAGATACACTATCTTTTGGGTTATTTCTGTATTTAGAATTATTTATTAAATCTTCAATACCATTTGTAAGTATCAGAATAATTTTCTCTTGATTTTTATATCTTATATCATCAATTTGTGGGGCTCCATATGGTTCGCTATATCCTACAAACATTTGTATAACTTCCAACAATGATTCATTCACCATTAAAATTCTCCTTCTGTATATGGCTTATCCCAACACTTTTTACAATCATTTTCGCACGAAACTTTCTTACTCAAATTCCCAACGCAAAGAAAAGGGTGTCTTTTCCACATTGAAGCGTTCGGGAACATTTTTAGAAAATGCTCTTTTCTAGTTTCTACCTGATGTTCGTCGCTCCATTTCTGAACAATTTCTATCGCTTCATCGGGATATGTTCTTTCAAACACTTCACATGGCAAGTCGGTCTTGTTATTGTCATTACTAATCGGACAATCTTCACAAGCTATTTCGCAATTCTTAATCATTCTATTCTTTTCTTTAAAATAATTTTCTGTGTATCCGCAATCAACTTTCATTTTTCTATTCTCCTTTATTTAATATAATATTTTCTAAATGATTATGTGGGTAGGGATTTTCACCCTACATGATTCTGCTCACACTACTTACTTTCCTATACCAGATTAGCTAATTAATCAGCTAACACAGAATCCTACCCTGTGTGTCTACATATTCCACCACCACATATTTTTTTAAAATACTGCTTCAAATCCAATACAAATGTATTTTTGTAATGCTTTTTTATCGTTATTACTGAATAACTGTCTCTCATCGACCAAAATAAGAGAACCATGTTTTACTCTTTTTTCCAACTGTATTGGAGTTATAACTATAGGTTGAAACTTTCTATAACACTCGCAAGCCCATTTAGCTGACATAATGTTTGATTCAATAAGAGGAATTTTGTATTTTCCACTAATCTTCATTAGATTATATGTTTTTCCAATTCCCCTACTGTTAAAATGATATAGCCTTTTTATATGTGTTTGCTTCTTCTTTACATAATACTTCAGCTCATGATATAATGCTTTTGATCTTAATAAATATGACCATGATTCTAATCGTTCATAAAATTTCATATATATGGTATCATCTCCTTTTCTGTATACTATATATAGTAGTTATATATTTATCTAACCACTACATATTGTGTCGATAACGGAATGAAATCCGTCATTCAACCGAAAATTTTCTCAATTGTTGCTAATTTAATCTCATCTGTAAATCGTGAACCAGCAGCTTTTGGATGACCACCACCGCCAAATAATTTAGCAATATCATATCCTAAATCTATATTCTCTTTTACAGTTCTATAAGAAACAGTTTTTCCATCCATATTAATCATTGCTACGAAATCAATCTCAGGATGCATCAAGCATAACTTATTGCCAAGTTCGCTAAAATAGTTTTCTGCAAATACAAAACCACACTTCATACCACAAAATTCTGTGATATACATCGTCTTATCTTTTGATTCAATATATTTATCAATTTGTTTCTGTTTGAGATTTAACACAAGTTCGTCTTCTGCATACAGTTTTGGAAATACTCCATCCTGAATTTCAGAAATACACCACTGAATAAATCTGTCTCTATCATATAAATACAATAAATCATTTACTTGTTTACAGATAACACCATCTTCACCAAGTGTCTCCCAACGCCAAGTGTCATAATTTCTCACTAATTCAGCAAATTCTTCTAATGATTTATTCGCCTTTAATTCATCGTCAAGATAACCATTTAACACTAACCAACGATAAAATAACATTGTCCCAGACGTCTTAATACCATCTTGTCCATCAATCGAAACAGTACACCAATTATATCTATTAAGTCCAAGTGCGGTTGGATGATGGTCAAACAACTTAACATTTCCTCTCTGATTCAATAAATCTGCCACTACATCATTAACGCTAATATCAGTAATATAAATAGGAATGCTATCATCCCAATTGTTCAATATATAATCTTGTACAGTCTTATTAATATCATCATAATTACAATACGATACATCCATATTCTCTTTTCCGAATGCAAGCTGTGCTAAAATAGCACAACCTACACCATCCATATCTGTATGTGTGAATAACTTTATCATACCTTACGTATCTCCCTTCTCTTGAATATATTGAGTCATATCAATATATCTGTCATATTTCAGCTCTAACAAATTTTGTATTCAGAAATCCACCATTCCTGTTCATTAGTCTCTCGCCATTCACCATCAATTTTTTTCATCTTTGGTTTTTTATACTGGTTTGTGACTTTTACAATATCTCCACGTCTAATAGGATTCTGTTTAAATATTTTCTTGCTAATTTTTACTGGAATCGTGTTGCCATTTGCCAGCGCATATAATTTCAATCGTGGCGAATAGTCAACATTAATATCTTCCACAAAACAATAACCTGCATATTTTTTATCAATTATATCCATGTACCCAAGTACAGAATACCTAGCCAATAATCTTTCTTTAAAGGTTATTTTTTTATTAAAATTTTTAGTAACTTCTGATATGATTGCTTTTGCATCTATCTTCATAAACGTTTGAACTGTCTCTGATACGCAGTGTTTTCTAACTACATCAAAATCTATCTCAAGTTTAAATGCCTTGTCCTTTTTTAATTGAGATAAAAACTTTTTATTCTTATAGAGTTGAAGGAATATATGAAGATAGTTGAGAAGATATTTTATATCACCAAAATCTGAAAAATACTCAATACCAATAAGGTCTTTTATTCTACTTTCTGCTATGCCTTTTTCTCTAAGAGCGACCAATAAAGAGCCAAAATCCTCAAACTTTTTTTGTCCTAATTCATACAATGTATTTGCTATAGTCATCGAAAAATTTTTTATAGATGAAAGAGACGGATTTATACAACCTGCTTCTTTATCTACAGAAAATTTTCTATTATCCAAACCGAATTTATATGTACCAATTCGAATTCCTGCATATTTAAGCATTTCTATTTTGTATGCAGATACCTTATCCTTATCTCCTTTGTCAGAATAATGTTGCATCATAATCGAATAAAACTCATAAGGATAATGTGCTTTACAATACGCTCCATAGACAGAATCAAAACCGTAACTTAGGGCATGTGAAGCATTAAAAGAATACTTCGATGCAGCTTCTATAATCTCCCATGTTTTTTCAAAGCCTTCATCAGTACCCACATTTTTTATCCAGCCGTTTAACAGTTTGGCTTTTAATTCGATTAATTCTTTTTCTTTAAACTTCTTTTTACTGATTTTCTTAATAATGGCATATGTTTCAGTCTGTTCAATACCTAACCATCCAAGATAAGTCATAATTGATTCCTGATACATCATATAATGAAAAGAATCTTTTAATAAATTATCTAATTCTGTTACACCAGTTGTATATGGAAGTCTATTTAAAAAATTATCCAACTGGGTTTTAAAACCAGGTCGTAGAGCTGCCACTAAAGAAGTGAGCTCCACCATGTTTTGTGGTTTATATTGTTTACAACATTGCACACCAAAATTTGATTCGCATTGGTTTATGCCTAATGTACAACCACTAGAATACACGTCCCAAGTTTTTTTATCGTTTTCAATTAGCTTTGTCATTTCAGGAACAGTTGGAGTCTTAACTCCTGCTGCTTTAAAAATGTTGTTAATAGTAAGCCAAATATCTACCTTTAGTAGATCATTTTTTACAAATTTATAATTTTCAGCAACCATTCCATCGATAACAGTCGTAATAACTTCTTTTTTAGTGGCTTCAGATTTACATCTAATTAAGCCAACTTCACGTCTTATGTCTCCGTCATATATTAAATACCCACAAGGTGCTTGTGATTTTGAATTAATAATTCCTCTATATTTTTTACTTTCATCAATATATTGCTTATATTTTTTATCCACAAAATCATATAAATCGATAGAATCTGTTGAATCATCATCTGTATGTTTTAAAGCTTTTTCATATTCTTTAATCTGACTCGTAATATCATTTGATATTTCGAAATCTAATCCTTGGGATTTTGCATACAATTTAAACGCAGATGATACTTGCAGAGGCTTGTATGAAATCATTGGATAAGCGTGTCCTTCCCCCATTACCTGCTTTTGTGCTTTTGCAAATATTTCTGGAGTACCCAGATTTAAATCCAAGTCTGGCAAACTCTTTGTCTTTAATATTCTCGTCTTTGAAATAAACCTATCTGGATATAATTTAACAGGAGAAATAAAACGGTCAATATTACTAAACCCTAATAATGAATTAATATAATATGAAACGCCACTTCCTCTTCCTGTCTTTGTAATAATACCTCCATGAGATACTCCAATTTTTACAAGTTCATAGTCAATTAAAAAATAGTCAGACATTTTTGTTTCAATAATTGCATTTAATTCATATTCAATGCCTTTTTCATATTCTTCATATCTTTCTTTTGGTATTGTATTTTTTATTTCATCCCACTTAGAATATACAAGATTTCGTAAGGTTGCATCTCTCCATTCTTGTGATTTGCTTCCTACCCATTCACCATTAAAGAGATAATTCTTGGGTAATTTAATATTTTTATTCAAAACAATATCATCAAAATCCAATAAAATATCTGTGTTATTAATACATTCATCTATTTGTTCATCATTCAAAATGCCTTGTACTTTTAATCTCCTTCTGGCTTCAGATTCATCAGGGTAATCCATATACCACCCTTCTTCATCTTCATCATAGGAAATTCCTCTTCCTTCTAAATAATTATCTCGTTCTTCATGTTGGTCTGGATATATATAATGGCTATCACAACCAAGTATAAGTTTGATTCCCAATTTATTATGTAGCTCAATAATTCTTTTGTTAATTTTTTTCTGGATGTCAGTGTCATGGTATTGAATTTCGAGGAAAAAGTTGTCACCAAAATGCTGAAACAACTTTTCTGTAATTTCTTCTATATCATCGTAAATCCAATATTTTAAACATGCCGTAGTCACCATTACATTTTGTGGTTTTACTTTTAATAAAAGTTCAATGTCTATTCTTGGTTGTCCATAAAATCCGTCTATGCTAGCAATTGAAAGGATTTCATTTATATCTCCACGACCTTCTTCATTTTTTGCTAACAAAACAATGTGACAGTTAGTTCTATCTTTGACAAATTCATTAGGAATTATATTTCCTGTTTTTTTATCAAATTTAGGGTATTCAGCTAACCTATCTTTTACCCAATAGGCTTCTGCTCCAAAAATAAATTTCAGTTTCTTTTTTCTATATTCATCTTCAGATAGCTCTCCACTATCTACTTTTTTATGAAGTGCATCATTATGTTTCTGCACTAATTCATATGGAACATAGTAATTGCTTTGATAGCCATGTTCTACACTGGAAATTACATTTTGTCCAAGTTCTATAGCTCTGTGGACATATTCATCATAAGAAGTTGCACAATCCCCAACTAACACATTGCTATATGAAGTATGTTTATGATAATTTTGCATAATACCTCCTATTCATAGGAATCAGTTTCAGGGTTATATCTCCTATTGTTCTCTTTGTTTTTCTTGCTGGTTAATTGTGGCTTATACTGGCAAGCATTGTTTCTCTGTGAACACAAATTCCAACAATAATATGCATCTGGATTGCAAAGGAATTCTGTTTCATTCTCAATCAACTTTATAGTGTCTTCTGCCCATTTTATTGCTTCATCATAATCCTCTTTATTAAATGGGAGTTTCAACCAATTTTTATCCTTAAATAAATTCCACCATAACCCATCAACATGCCCATATTCTTCTAGTACAGGTTTTGCATATAAGCAAAGCTGCCTAATAAATTCTCTGACATGTGGCTTGTCCGATTTACTTATATTGCCATTTTTTAAAAATTTTATAGATGCACTTTTATGATCTAAAATAATGATTTTACCTGTACTTTTTTCTTTCAAGAGTAAATCAATATAGCCAATAAAATCCTTATTAGCAATCTGAAATTTAACCTCTTTTTCAACTCCTAATATTTCATAATTTTCAAGGTCTAAATCTATATTGTCAAAATAATCTAATCCTTTATCAAAATACGATTGTTTTATGTCAGTATACTTATTAGGTGGTGCGTCATGCACCACCATTTCAGAAAACAGCTTCTCATATTCTTGACTAATTTCAAAAAGTGAAATCTCGCCCTTTTCGTATTTCTCAAGAACTTTGTGACAACAGCCACCAAACTCTCCGAAAAAACCATTTTCGCCTTTTTGACACATTACATATCTCTCGTACCATTCATGTGGGCAATTATAGAACGAATTCAACCTTGAAAAACTCCAAGTCATTGTATCTAGTAAAAAATCTAATTCTTCATCCATCATAATAATTATTCTCCTTATTTATCTGGGAATTCATTGTCTATAGACCTATCCATATATGGAAGTTTATCAGTATATACGTTGTTGTCCCACGCAAACTGCTTATCGTATTCTAAGTAATTTGTGTAAAATCTTCTTGAAACCAAATCGTACCAAAGCCCGACTTGAACATCTGATTTACCAAACATTCTGTCTTTCATAACAGTTAGTACAACATCATAGTTTTTCCATTTACATTTAGTATCAGCTTTTTCTTTTTTAGATACCCTTCTTAGTCCAATAGACCTCATAGCAAGATTAATAATATTGGAACTGCCTGCAATATCGTACATTTCAATATCAGAATTACTATCTTGGGTTTTTCTTGGATGTGCAATAAGAACAACTGCAACATTAAATTTAACTGCAAATTTTATTAGAAGATTAATAAAATTTGTCTGAGCTGTATTTTTATCGCTTTCATCACACTTCAAATCTATCATCATTAGATTGTCAAGTACAATTAGTTTGCAACCAAATTTTCTAACACACTCTTCTGCTGATTTTAAAACAGATTCAAAATCATTTGATTCATCGTCTTTATAAATAAATAATTTTTTATTATAAAAACTCTGCATTTTCTTTTGTATTGCAAATGGTACAACATAATATTTCTTCCCATTATTACTTTGTTTTTCTACCATATTTCTACGTCCAGCTATAATTGTATTGAACCAATTAGCAGATAAACGTTCTGGGAGTTCTTTGGAGTACAGAAATACAGGGTTTCCACCGTCAATAGTTTCTGCAATAGCTTGGTCAATTAAAGATGTTTTTCCCGAACCTGGTCGTCCAGATAAAATTGTAAGTGTTCCATAAAACAGTTTTACAAGCTCATCATCTAACGGCTTAATGCCAGTTTTTACTCCATCCATTTGAGAAACATCAAGTTCTTCAATTTCTGAATAATCAACAACACTTTTTACAGGCACATCCTTTGCTTCGGAGATAAGATTCATAACAAAATCTTTACCGCCGACTTGTAGACAGTCATTAATATCTTTTAACGGAACTTCCTTACCATTATCTTTTTTAAAAAATTCAGGTGTTGATATGTATTTTGTTCTCCAAGTTCCAAGACGATATATACATTCTTTTCTCATCTTAATGCCAGGTTCATCATTGTCAGACCAAATAACAATTGAGTCAAAATTATTTAACCATTCCCAATTTTCTTCAATCCAATGAAGATTACCAGCTCCTAGGGGAACACTTACAGTATTAATATATCCTGCTTCAACAGCGCTTGCACAATCTGTTTCTCCTTCTGTAATAAGCAAAGGTTTTGAGGTATTGACTCTATTCATATTAAATAGAAGAGATGATGTATCAGAATCTTTTTGACACCACGTTTTAGATTGTCCTGAATGTTTTTCTATCGTTTTCGCTGGTCTATATTTAACCATTGTCAAAACATCATTTGTGTCATAAAAATTAAACACACCATTACCATGAGCATCTTCACGAATGTCAAGATAATCAATAACATTTTTTGATATACCACGCTTGCCCCAATAATCAATTACATGTTCTTTTCCGTTTATTGGTTCTTCGTGCGGGTATCTATAGTTACGACGAGTCTTTACATCTTTTTCACCAAAACTGTATTCAATATTTGCTTCTTCGAATAGATGCTTGACAGCTTCTAAAAATGTATTTCCTTTTTCCATTAAAACATCGATAATATCCACTGTTTTATTGCAGCCAAAACAATGGAAGGTCTTGTTTTTCTTGTTATATATAAAGCTTGCTGTATCTTCACTATGATATGGGCAACAAGATTTTAAATTTTTTTCGTCAAAATTCTCTAATTCAAGTAGCTCTGCCATTAAAAATGCATTATTGTCACCAAGTTTATCTTTAGCTTTTTCAATGTCAGTTTTTTCAATTAACACCTACTCACCACCTATGCTCTAAATTCTTTTTCGTAGAACAATTTTCTAAGTCCATACAGAATTTGAACAGGTTTTGTTGAATAATATGACTTTGATAATTCAATATTTCTTCTGATAAATTCTATAGGCACTTTGTTTTTAAATACCATTGTATTTATTGCTCTATATGCAATTGGAAATTGTGTCTTATCTTCTATACATTCCATATAGGAATCAACACAATCTCTAATTTCTTGTTTCATACCTGCACAATCCCAGTGATAATGTTTCTTGTTTATAACCACGGATTCAGGTGCTTTGACCTTTTCTCCGTGGTGTAAACAATATTTTCCGTATGCGCAGACATATTCTTTTTCTTTTTTATCTGCCATGTCCACCTCTTTTAATTAAAAGGGAGGTCTTCATCCATATCTATAAAACCTGTATCTGCTGAAGTATTAGAATTAGATGTATCACCAGGTGCGTTTTCGTTCGCAGAACTCTTGCTTTCTGCGAATTCTACCTGTTCTACAATAACATCTGTTGTATAAACTTTCTGCCCATCTTTATTTGTAAAAGAACCAGTCTGAATATGTCCCTCCACAACAAACTTTGTACCTTTATGTCCATACTTCCCAATAAATTCACCAGTCTTACCAAAAGCTACACAACTAATAAAATCGGCAGCCTGTTCTCCGTCCTTCTTAAATCTGCGGTCAACAGCAAGAGAAAATCTTGCTACTGATGTATCTCCGCTATATCTTACCTCTGGATCTCTTGTTAATCTTCCCATTAAAATCGTCTTGTTCATGTATTTTATCCTCCTTAAAATTATGCCTGTACTGACTGGATTTCCTTAATTTTTGTCAAACAAGCTTTTGCTTTCTGTACATCCTTAATAGCATTTGGATTTCCGCTAACTGTGAACTCCTTTAATGTTGTCATAAGTGTTTCATTCTTAGTTCCACCAAGTTTAGTACAGAGTGAAATAATCTCTTTTTTAATGTCTGCAATATCTTCTACTGATTCTGTTGTTGCGGTAGATGCTGTAAACTTAGGCTTCGTAGGTTCTATATCAGAAGCATTTGCCCACTTAATAATCTTCTGACCATGTGCTTCTGTAAGAAGTGTTGCATTATCGTTCTCAAAGATATGAGTGTTATCCTTCTGTGGTTCTGCCATATGTGTCTTCTGGTCTACTGTAAATGTACATGTGAACTCATATTCGAAGCCATCTCTCTGCTTTGCACCAACACCAAGTTTCTTAACACTTGTCTTACCTCTGTCATCTTTCTCAATTTCGTATTGATCCTTGCCTCTCATAGTAGCAATTAAATGAATAGGGCTTGTTGCTAACTTGTTAATAAATGCGTCATGTCTAGGAGTTACCTTACCCCATGCCTGATATGTACCGCCAGCTTTCTGCTGTAATTCAAGACAACCACCTTTTCCATCCCACTCAGGAGAAGTGCTGTCCATAAGAAGAATGTCGTACCCTTCATTTACAGCAAAATCAATTGCATCCGAAAACTGTTCAGGATTAAAAGGTTCTACAAGGTCAATAATGTCATAATCAAACTCATTAGCATAATATCTGCCTCTTGCCCCCTCAGTATTAGCCATTAAAATTTTACAAGCTTTTCCTGTAATTTTTTCAAGCTCTGCTTTCATTCCTGTAGCAAGTCTTAATGCTGAGTAAGTCTTGCCACCACCTGAAGGAGCCATAAGTGCTACCTTTGTATAAATTTTTTCTCTTACTGCCTTTTGTACTTTAAATGCCATTTAAAATGTCCTCCTTATATGTAAATAAAATTTTTAACAACCTTTATCTAAACGTCCAAACGGACGGAACATAGGGATAAAATCTATGTAAACAGTGGTTTTTGGGCGTAGAAACCCAAGGGTATGCTATTGCCCACCCATACTTATATTCTCTATTCAGTTTTGATTTCATTGGAATTTTCGACTCGAACAAGTCAAGATTAATTGTTTAAGAAATTTCTAATATCATTCATCATCTGTTCTGATTCATTGATTAGATATCTATAAGTATCTTCACCATCATAATATTCAAAATATGGTATTGGTTGTTCATTCTTATCATACATCCAACCTAATTCTGAATATGCATCAAAATATACAGATACATATTTTCCATTATAGCTAATTACAAAACGGATAATTGCGCCCGCAAATGGTGGAACAATCAGTACATCCCATTCTTTATCAAAGTGAAAAGCAGGAAGTTTTCTCGCCCAACCTCTGTAATCACATATCTGCTCTATTTGAGCCAACATTAGCGACTTATTTACTTGTTTCATAATGTCATTTTCCCCTCCAGTTTTATATTCTCTTTACTTTAACAAACCTGTATGGTTGATGAGTATTTGGATACGTCTTTTTATTTACTTTACTAGCAAACATATCATATGGTCTAATCCACACTTCTCGATCTTTTAAACTCTTATATACAACCATGTCCTCTTCTGTTTCTGTATTAGTTCCAATAGCAACAATCGTATACAAACCACCTTTAAAATGCTTAACTACATCTCCTGGCTGAAAATTTCTATCATATGCGAAGAAATCATTAACTCCGTTTAATTCTACATGTCCTAAAAGTTCAACTTTCATGTTTTCATCGGACTTACAATTTGGATTTCCAGTTATACTCTCTATGCATTCCTCATTGTCGTAAATATCGCTTAATCTAATACTCTCTTTGTTTCGCAACCTACTTATTAACCCTTTATCTTTTGACATTATTATTTTTTCCTCCTGTGTTTATTTATGTTAAATAAACTTTTATAAATTATTTGTCAAAGTCTTTAATATCATTACTTTTAATTTCTACTATATGTATTCTCTGTTTAATATTGTCGTTATTATCAACTCCCAGTCCATCACAATTAAGTATAGGTTGAACATATCGTAATATAGATTCATTAATTATTTTTCTATCAATTTCACTTTCAATTATTACACCGTTAAACCTAAGTCCTCTTATAGGAATAAAATCATTCGCACACCAAACCTGAATCATACTTCCATTGTTCCAGCAAATATCTACATAATGTTGATATTTGCTAACTTGTATATCATTTAGAACATATGATAAATTTGCAATACACTGCATGACGATACGTCCTTGTTCTGGACTTTTTACAAATATACCACACCTATATCTATTTAATTCTTTGCACAAATGTATTTGTTCTTTAAGAGCTTGTACTAAATTCATATATAACTTACTCCTATTTTTTTATATAATAAGACATTGTAAACAACATTGTTCCCAAGGATGCTCCAAATCCTAATAACCCTGCTATATCATTCATCATAGTAAGCTTAAAAAGGCAAACAGCACAAAGTACTAATCCAATAATAAATTTTAATATTTTCATCTTTTATCCTCCAGTATGATAATTCATCAGTTTTTAATTTCCTGTAAGTTTATTTATTTCTTGCCTCCAACTATATATTCTCTATTTAATTTTTGCTTTTAATGAATAATTGATTACACTGAAACTTGTTTAGTTGTTTTTTCTTTGAAATAATCAGAAATTTCCCAATGGTCGCAAGGTTCTGAAAAATGTTTATTATTCCCTTGACTAAATTTTGTTCCCATATATTTTTTATCAAGACCGCACCAATTATGCCATGCCTGTTTACACCCCAATCCTGTGTTATATATGTTTCTGAGCATCTATGTTTGCATGTAGAACAAATATGATGAACCTCTATGATTTCATTGTTCTTATTATTAAGCCTTTCCAATATTTTTCTAAACGCATTTCCTATATCCTCAGTAGAATACATAATATTTGTAGTTAAATTTTCTTTATACATCTATATATCCTCTCTTTCACATTTCTAATCCCACAACAAAACATTATTTATTGCAGATTCTCTTTCAAATTCATCCATATCCCAAGGTTTATGGGTTCTTATTTTGAAACTATCATCAACGACTTTTTCTAATAGTGTTTTATCTTCTTTTGACTGCATTTGTTTCTCTAAAAATTTCTCACAATCAGGACACAATGTTTTATCATCTTCAAAACTCCAAGGTTTTATTTTTATTGGAGCACCACAGCAATCACACATATTTTTTGTATCACTTTTATAATCAAGAATATATCTCTTGTTTTCTCTGTCAAAACCACTACCTGTTAATACAACTTCGTTATAAGGCGGGGTTAAATTGTCATCAAGATTTGTTCTATCGAATATATCTCTCCATCTTCCTAGAAGACTAAAACCATCATTATGAAAATCACCATTGGCTGTCAAATCATGTATCATTGTTATTTACCTCTAGTAAATATTGTCTTAACTTTTGTAAAAATATTGCTCTTAGGCTTAGAACTCAAATCAGCATCAGCTTTTCTAACAATTTTAGAAATACTATCTTTCTCAACTTCATAATGTGCATCTATATATTCTCTTAATTCTTTCACATCTTTTGGCGTATTGATTGTTCTAACAATATTTCTACCTATTTTCTCAGTCTCGTTAATCATCTTGTCGAGCGTCAAATCACAAAAATCATCTACCCAATCACCAAGATAATAGAATCTATCGATGCAAACCTTTTTATTTCTATCCTGGAATGTTCCAAATAGAATCGGATCTTTTTCTTTCTTCTCTGCTTCGATTTTTCTCTCTTCTTTGCCAGAATAGTCAGTATAAACAACGTACATCTGATCAAATAATTCCTTGGTTTTATCAATCACAGCTACAATTTCATCAGGAATTTCTCGTTCGTATCTTTCCAATTCAATAATCTTGATTGGTTGCTCTCTACGATTACGTGTATTAGCAACTGTATCAATATAGAAATCGATATCATCCTTATAAATGAATGTTGTAATTCCCATATCTACAAGTTTCTGTTCTTTTTCAATTGATTCCATACAGAAAAGAATTTTTCTCAATCCTCGAATTTGACCTGTAATTCTATACTTATTTGCCAATTCTAAGCAGTTTTCATAAATTTTCTTTAAGTCATCTGAAGATACTTCGTATTTCTTATCCTTGATTTTTTCAAAATATTGCTGTGGAGTTAATTGAGACTCCACACTACCTGTTGTTTTTAATTCGTCCATTTATAATTACCTCCACTTTAATATTCTCCAAAAGAAATCGAAAATTCTTGTGCTATTCTTCGTTATAATACTGAGCCAGTGATTCGTCATACCACTCCCAGTTATCAACTCCACCTGCTTCTAATGCACTTAATTTTCTATCTCTATCAAGTAAATCCTCATACTCTTCTTTACTAATAGTCTTATTAGAGTTTTTGATCTTGACAGAATTGTTACCAATTAAATTACATAACTGTGTTGTTGCATCCTTAACCTGTCCAATTACTTCATTTCTTATAGAACTATACAAATCTTTATATAGATTCTCACTCACTTCGCTTTTAATAATATTCTGTAATGAACCGAGACGTTCTGGATTTTTAGATAACTGATTTTTTACATAATCATTAAATTTATCAGCGTATTTGTCACCGACTTCTTTGATAATCGAATCATAAACTCTTTCCTTGATTTCATTTTTTATCTCGTCTTTTAATTCTCTTTCGTCACTGTATGTAAGTTCTATCTTTGATTTAATCTCACTCTTTATCTGATTGATAACATTATCTTTTGCAGCATCGAAATTCATTTCTTCCAATTCTCTAACAACGCCTTGTTTAATTCCTTCAAACACTTCATCAAAATCGAATTCAAATTTTAGTGGTGTACTCATCAATATCCTCCTTATTCGTAAGTATTACTTTACTTGCATATTTCACAACATTTTCACTTGTTTCGTTATCATCTAAATATTCTCTGTAAGCATCTTTACAATATGCACCTTCACACCAATAATATCCATTTGGTGTAACGCATGATTTATGCTCTCCATAACCGGTTGCTGAACAATATTCACACAAACTTTCTTCTTCAGATAATTCATCAAAAGTCTTTAACATATACACCCCCTGATAGATTATTCTCTACTCGTTCATAAACATCTGCTACAACAGATTGTCCATTTTTGGTGTCTATGATTTTTAATGCACAATCAAAAACATGAAGATACTTTGCAAGAATTTCCTCTATCTCAATTGCGTCTATTGTTTTAATAAGTTTTGTTGCCATAATTCGCACTCCTACATTCCAACATATTCAGGAAATTGTTCATAGATTTTATTCCACTTTTCAATAATTCTTCTGCTCATAATTTCCTGATCAATCAATTCTTCTACGATCTTTGCAGTATCATACTGCGTCTGGCTTTTAAGAATTTTACAAGCATTTTTCTTATACTCTTCTAAATCTTCTATAGAAACACTTGTCAACATTGTATTTTCGTTTGTTAATCCTTGCATTACTGATGGTGTTGTCAATCGTTCACCTCCATATGAAACCGATAATTCCTACTTATTTATTCTCTTCACTCGGAACGCAGATTTCAAAATCTCCATTCTCATTCATATAATAAGGAAACACATTAGCTGGAATTGTAACTTTATATGCTTCCGTAACATACTCGTACATAATAAGAAACTTTCCTTTTGAAATGCATGGTCTAACACGAAATCCATTTTCACATGCTACTTGAATATCAAATGGTATCATTTTTTTAAGATGTTGATCATCATCTAATGTTGCTACCATGATTGAATCTAAGATAATGTTTTTCTGTTCAAAATCATAGTAATCTTCAAAGGTTTTTATAAACTGTATTTTACATAATTCTTTACCAGCCATATATTTATTCTCCTCTTACATTGCCTTTGCAATCGACTTAACCTGATTATCAAGGTATTTTACAACCAGACGTTTCTTAGCAAGATTCAAACCTTTTTCAATTTCAAATTCATCATCTTTACAACAGGTAGCTTCTGCTTTAAATGCTCCACATCTAATCTGAACTTTTTTTCCGTTAGTTCGATAAAGATAGTTACATCTTACATCTTTGCCATTAATATCTGTAAACCTAATTTCATTTAAGTACCACTTACTCCAAGTCCTCTTTACAGGTTCTTCAACATTTTCAAAATACTTTTCATACTCGTCATATGACATACAGCCAAGATGACAACCACCAAACTTAAAGCAGATTACTCCACCTTCCTGAATATCAGTTACTTCACAAATCTCACCAATGTTATCAAAAACACCCATTTTATGAATGAGTTTAATTTTATCGCCTTTTATCATGCTGCTTTGTCCTCCTTATTCGCAAATTTTTTGTTAAATGCATCAATAGCTTTCTGATCCTCTGCTGTTACATCATCATTAAATCTTCGTCTAGCTTGTACAATATGATTATTTCTTACTTCAATCGTTACCAAACTCTCATCTGGTTTACTCTTTTTTCTCAAAAAAAGAATGTGGCACTCACCGTCAATAACCTTATCTATGTATGAAGCAACGCAATTTGACATCTGAGCAGCCTCATCCTTTATATCCTGTGTAGAATCTGGATAAATGAATATGTAATCACCAAAAGAGCATTCATACTGTTTATTTATTCTCTTTTTAAATAACTCTTCTGAGAACTCTTTCTTCATTCGATTGTAATTTCTACAAGCAATCTTATGTGTAGTAAGGAAATGCCGTGGATATTTATCAAATTTAGGACTAATAGTTTTCATCATATTTGCATAATCGCACAATTCATGAATTAGGAAACCCATATCTTCAACTGCCTCAAACGTCTTGATTCTATCCAGATACAACCATAAATCCTTTGCATTATATCCAAAGTCGTTCACTAATTTATTGAAAAATGAATAATAAATTAAATCTCCATTAACTCTATCCCATGTTTCTGCATTCCAAACAATATAAATATCATCAAAATCTAAACTTAAATAATCCAAGTTATAAGCTATGTAATGTGCATCTTGATTTTCTTTATAATACTCAACAGTATTGTTGGATAATTTAATAGGATATTTACGACATAATTTGATTAGAGATTTTGGGATTTCATTTATAGAATACTTGAACCGACAACCATCTTTAATAATGTCATCAAAACCTGCTGAAAATATCTGTTCAAATCTATTATATCTTGGGACTCTATCAAGAATTGTTCCTATGTTACTTATCGGATACGAATACATTTCTGAGTTTCTAACAAATCGTAAAAACTTTGCATACTTCTCATCATCGCAACAATCAAATAATTTATTTAATGTAAGTCCACTTAACTGACTACATAGATTTTTTACTGGTTTACCCTTAATTCCAATAGCGGTCTTTGTTGCAAAATCATATTTTACGGTACGACCATCTTCATAATCAAAAATGAGATACTGCCTATCTTTATATACTCTCATTTATATCACTCCTATCTGTTATAATTTTCAAAAGAAACGAATCTTGTTCTCAATTCACATCATTATGTGTTTCGCCATCTGAGTAATACAAAACTCCTTAATTCCAAGGTCAATTCCAATTTCATTATTACTAACTGGTAATTTCTCTTTATCATTCTGATTTACCAAAACAGAAACATAATATTTACCAGAAGGGTTTTGTGAAACTGTAACAGATTTAATTAGCCCTTCAAAATCTCTATGTTTCTTGACCCTAATTAAACCTATTTTAGGTAATTTAATATATCTATCAGATACATATATATTTCCACCTTGATTGTTAGTCGTGTAAGAGTAGTTGTGATTTTTCTTACTTTTGAATTTAGGGAAACCTACTTCTGGTCTTTTGAAGAAATTATTATAAGCCGTTTGTAAATTCATCTGTGCATTTGCTAACGCAAGAGAATCAACTTCTTTTAACCACTCAAACTCTTTCTTGTATTGAGCAGGTGTATTGTTAAGTTTCTTTTTTGTTTCCTTATAATACTCAATCTTATCTGAAAGCATACGATTATAGATGAATCGTACACATCCAAAACACTTTGCAAAATATTCTTTTTGTTCTTCGTTAGGATACAATCTGTATTTATATGCAATTAACACCTATAATCACTTCCTTTCATTTATATATTCTCTGTTTCATCGTCTTGCTACATACTTCTATATCTCTTTAACATTTCAGCATAAACTTCATCATTAGAAGCATAATATTCATCATCTAATATCTTCTGAATTTCCTGCTTACGCTTATTCATTTCTTTCTTTAACTTCTCTTTTTCTTTACGCTGTTCAACTCGTTTTTCAAATGCTGAAATATCAATTTTACCTATAACTTCTGCTGTAATATTCTTTTTGCATCTTTCGGTTGCTTCTTCTACACTAATAATTTCAGAAATCTTTGATGGAGCAGAATAACCACTCAATATAACATAATCTCCAACATTATAAACATTACCATCTTCATAAATTGCAAAATGATATGAATTGCAACCATAGTTAATAACAGCTACTTTAGTGAAACCTTCTAATTTTAATTTTGTCATAATAATCCTCCTTATTCTGCATCAATAACTAAATTTCCATTACCGTCTACATAAATATTTGCTTTTGACAACTTCGTAGACACTGAACCTTTATTTGTTTCAATAATAATTTCTCTGTTTGGATATGCCTTTCCAAGTTTTGTTAACATATCTTCTACCATATCTACCGAAGATATTTTACCTTTACTAACAACCCAATTTGTAAACTGTTCAAAATCTTTTTCAGTCATAACAACATCAGAGTAATAAAAATCCTTATTTGCAATAATTGCCCAAATTTTCTGAAGCTTTTTAATAAACGAACTACTTTGTTCTCTATAGAAGTTGCCATTAGTAAAAGCAACAAAGGCACGGTCTGTTTCGTCTTCTTCTTTATTAATTTTTATATGTATACCGTCATTACAGCCACATTTACAACTTACAATTAGTTCATCGTTTTCGAAATTTTTTAATACTGCCATTTTAATTTCTCCTTTTGTAAATTATTTATTGTATTAATTTAGATAACACTTTGACGCTTTCAATAATTATTCCAACAAACATAACACCTAAACCAGTAAACATTCCAGATATAATAGAACTGCCGATAATATGTTTTATGTCAAATAATTTTAAGCACATATCTCGTAGTTCTTTAAAACCAAAAAGAACTAACAAATATCCTACTGCGCCAACTACAAAACCAATCAAACCAGCTTTGCATGTCATAACTCCAAACATCAGTTTTCACCACCTAATAATTCCAAAGCTACTTTATAATATTTAGTTCTCCCTTTATATTCAGAAGAACTAACTTTGCTCAATTCAAGTTTTATCTTACCAATGGTATATTGATGAGTGATAGCATCTTCCATGACCTGAATGAATCTTATACACTGCTTTAATTTCTTATGCTTGTCTCTAATATCATCTAGCAAATAACCAACCTTTGCCATTCTATGAGCTTGTGGTTTCTTACCACCTCTATTTTCTCTATAAGTCTGTAATGCGTGTTCAATATCAGATTCAGCACTATCACATCTACTTAATTCTGCTATAAGTAGATTTTTATATGTATTAAGCTGTTCCATGTCCCAGCCTGCTAATCCTAGAAGATTATTTGTTTCATTTATTATCTTGTCTAGCATTGAATAATCAAAATTACTTTCATCCATATAAACTCCATCATTACCTTTGTAGTAAAGAGATAATCCTGATTCTTCATTTTTATCTACATCAACAAGCTGATAATTTCTTAGCCATGATAACCTTTTGCCGCCTCTCTGAACTAATGACCTTGCTTGTTTGTAGGTAAATTCTTTTGCTTTTAATGGCGAAGTTGTTGCTAGATACTCACCTATCTTCATAGGATTTTCCATTACATAATTCTTACCATTGGTTAAAATAAACACTTTCTTATTCTCCTTTCTTATTGTAAATAACGGGGCTAATCGGATTCGAACCGATGAATGCAGAGATCAAAACCCTGTGCCTTACCACTTGGCGATAGCCCTATATTTTGTGATGAATTAACTCATCACAATTATTTTCACTTTTTGTTACCTAATTTAATAAATCTTTCGATTAAATTAAAGAATATTATTACTAGAGCTGCTATGATAATACTTAGAATAGAACTGAAAAAATGAACTAACTTTAGACAAATTCCAAATATATTCTTTCCAGTAAAATCAAAATATCTCTCAAAGATATTTCCAAAAATAACATATAAACAAAATTCGATTATTGTTGATTCGCTATATTCATTACATGATTCACTCATCATCATCTCTAAAACTAAGAATTCTATCAAATTTACAAACATTAAATATATAACTAAAATAATTCCTAAAAAACCTATCAACATTCATATCACATCCAATCTTCAAAACATCAAATCTTCAAAGTCAACTATCTTTTTGAAACTTCGATTATTATATAGTTCACTCTTTTTTCTTCGTACTATTCTGTTTGCATGCTTCTTAGCATATTTAAATAAACTCCAATTAGATCTAACATAAGATTTAGAGATTATATTAACTGGAGGTGGATAATGACCAAAGCTATGTATTGTTTGTAAATGCTTCTTATATTTATATTCGCTTTTTCTTCTTTTACGATGTCGTTTCTTTTTATAATCTGTCGCTGTGAGAGTAACGTCATATTCTTTCACATTATCCACTTCCTTTAACATTATTTATACAGTTTCATCATATACTCTAATAGACTTTACTGCACCTTTTAGTCCGCCAGACGAAACATAAGACATATCTCCCATTTTCTTACAAGTCTTGTCCAATGATTTAGTGTCAACAATAAATTCTACAACACAACCATTTTTACCAAGTCTGTTACTTGAATCAGTATGTTTATTATCTTTACCGTCTGCAAGAACACATTTAACTACTGTACCATTCTCCATAACAATATCTAACTTTGTACCAATTGTTGTACAATAATAACTTCCTACGGCAATACAGTATCTACCATCAATAGTTCTTATACCATACTTACCAGTAGTTGCTCTTTTCTGTAACTTATATTGGTAAGAAGTTCTATCTGTTATAGCTTTATAACTCATATAGGTCTTCTTACTTGCTCCTACAGGAACTGCTTTTGTTGTATAACTAGCTCCATACGCATTTAAACAACTAACGACTACTGCCGTTATAGCTACCACACTTTTAATAATTTTCTTTACACTCATATATTCACTCTTTCGTACTTGCTATCCAACCACGTTATGCAGGCATTGATAGCATCTTCTTTTCTGATGAATGTTTCGCCATTAGGAATTGAAAATTTGAACCCATCTAAATCAACTCTTGCCATACTAACTAATAATGGTGCAATCTCTTCCAATGACATATTTCGTAACCTATCAATCTGTCTCATATGTATATTCCCTTTTTAACATCACTTCTTATCTGTTACTACAGTTGATGTACCGTTAATTGTTACCCAGCCATGCTTAACTCTTGCTTCAGCTTCTTTCATTCTAATAAGTTCGTCAGTAATAGAAGAACTTAGCTGCTTATTGGCTTCTGCCTGAGCTTTTGCTTCTATTAACTGAGCGTCTGCTTTAGCCTGTGCTTCTGTTCTTGTCTTTTCAGCATCGGCTTTTGCCTTCTTGATAGCAGTCTGATTATTAATTTCCTGTGTTTCTGCTGCCTGCTGTGCCGTAATCTTTGCGTTAATAGCTTCCTGAGTCTTCTCATCGACTGTAATATTAATAAGAGAAACATTGCTTATTGTTATGCCATAAGGGTCAAACTTCTTATTGAGATAATTTGTAAGCGCAGTATTAACATTTGCTCTTTCTGAACCAAGAATATCTGATACCTTATAATTCGCTACTACTTCTTTAGTCCAAGAGATAATATTTGGCTTAATGAAGCTTTCTCTTACTTCTTTACCAGACTGACCACGGAATCTTGTGAATAAACCAGAAACCTTGTCAGCATTATATTGATATGTAAATGTAAGGTCTATCTGAATAGCCTTGCCTTCTGATGAGCTAGCTGAGAAACTATCATTCTCACTAGAATCACCATTCTTACCAGCTGTCAAATAAGACTGTTCAAGGCTAGTTGAATATAAAGTTGTCTTCACCATAGGTGATTTAAAATGCCAACCTTGAGTTAAAACCTTGTCTTTAACGCCACCATTCATGCTGTACTGTATTGCTACATAACCAGCAGGTACTCTGACCGTTGATTTCGCAAACAAAATTACTACTATAAGCAATACTATACCTGATATAATTCCACCAATTGTCTTTTTCATTTTTTAATTCTCCTTTTCTTCATCTTCATTTATAAAACTATTTACCATATCCATTATCCACGAACCAATCTTTGTGAATAATGGCGACATCAAAAGCCATAAGACTATTAATGCAATACATAATAAGATTAAAAATACCGACATATATAACTTCACCTCTTTCTAGCAAAATTCTCCTTCTATAAACACATAACCATTTTCATCCCTATAATAATTAGAAACATCATCAAAGGGATTTAATTTTGCATATTCAATATGGTCATATGGAATGGTAATATCATAATCATCCTTTGTTCCTTCGATAAAATACTTAGTTCCACCAAACAATTTATCAGGAACACCTTTTGGAACATATTTCATATACTTAACTTCTTGATGTTCTTTCCAATCAATAAGTTCCTCTTGTAATTCCTTAATTGAAATCTCAGTACCATATTCATCATAAATATCTATAACATCGTGATGTCTGGATAAAAATTCTATCATTTCTTTCACCGACTTATATGCTTTGTTATGTCTTTCAAATATAGGACACCAACCATAGCTTCTTTTACCTACATGTATTTCATATCCCCAATATGGCTCGTCCACAATTCGATACTCATCTGAAAAATACTTCTCTGCAAGATTCTTATTTGATGTTATTATGTAATAGTTTGTACTCATTAATTTATTCTCCTACTAGAATCCATAATTTCCTCTTCTTACTAACTTTTAATTCGTTAATGAAGTCTACTTTATCCAGATTAACAACAAGGTTTGGTTTATTTCTTCTGATTTCACTTATTGACGGGTAAATACCTAACTCAACAAGAATTTTTGGCAAGTATCTTTCTTTTGTATAATAGGTTTTCTCCTGCTCAAAGTTTTTCCAGTCAGTCTCATTTAAAGCAAAAACATCTTGAGGAGAAATTAAAGGTTTTCCTATTACTACATTCTCTATGTATTTCAGTTTAATCACCTCCTTTAAATACCGATTTTATTAATTATCAGATTGCTCATCTTCATCGTTTACAAAGAGTCCATGTCCTCTACGCCAATAAGTACAACAACCTAAAACACAACTATTTGCCACTTGTCGTGCTATTCTTGATGCCATTTTTAACGACTCTCTAATAACTGTTCCACTCCTGCCGTTCCCTTTACCATTCTCAACCTTTTGTATTTCAGCTTTTGCTATTTCAAGAGATTTAATAGCATAATCTATCTTCTCTAATTGTGTCATTATATTTCCTCCAAGTCTCTGAGTTCACAAGAGATATAATTATAACTATTCAATATATCTCTAAGCCTTTTAATCTGGCTATTTATATATTCTCTATTTGCCTTTTTGTTTTTCCACGCATTCTGTTTCTGACGCTCTAATTTTCTAAGCTTGTCTAAAAGTCTTTCATATTTAAAAGTAATATCTACTTCTTTAATAATCTCTACTTCTATTTTTTCTCCACAATAAGGGCAATAATGAATAGTAGAGTTATAATTTACTTTCTGCAAACTATCCCAATTCTGTAACAACTCTTGTTTGCATAACTTAAACTTAGGAAAACTATTGCTGTAATCAATCTTATCTAAACACCTACATTTCTTACATTCGTCATCTGGGTAAGTATCTCTATTGTCACAGCCAGAGCAAAATAATTCAGGAGTTTCAATATTGTTCGTCAACTGAATCATAGGGTTGCGTTCTAATTTCTGACAGCAATAGTGAAACTGTCTATATTTATATGTAGTTTTATCACCAATAATATATTTAATTAACTCTACTTTCACGCTGACACCCCATTAAGTTGATTTTTAATTCTAATAACTTCATCTAAAGCACTTGTTAGAGAAGCTTCGTGCTTTTCTCTATACAACTCAACTGCTTTAACATAATTGCCAACTCTAATACATTCTTCTACTGTTGGTTCAAGAATTTCTCTCTTTATACCTTTACAAGAAGCTGCGTATTGTCTTATCGCAGCTAAATCATCACATGGAATACTCTTTTTATGATTTACATTTGCAATTAAACTTAATTCATAATTGGTAATAATGCCTCCATTTACCAATTCGAAGTATAAAATTTTACTCATAATACTCATTCCTTTCTATATATTTACATTGTAATGAAGTTGTCTACATCATTCTTCATCACTAAGTAATTCTCTTTTTGGTCTCTGATATATGTATTGTTTTTATCGAAGTAATCGATGAACCAATCTTTTAATTCAATTTCCTTTTCAAAGCTATAAGCTACAATCGATAATAAAGACAACCTATTTTCTTTTTCTAATAGCCTTGAGCTGTTGTCTACTTCGACAGTATAATCATCTAGCATTGAACTAAACAATTCCATTCTATCTTCATCTACTTCGACAGAAGTAACATCTGTTACAAACTGTTCTACCTCTTCCTTTGTATATTCTCTACTTGGTTCTGGAATTTCTTCTTGAAAGTATTCTTTCATTAACTTTTCGAGCATATCTAATTTTGCAAAGACAACCTTTTTATCTTTGCTATTTTTATCCTTATCATATGTATCAAAAGTTTTATCCTCATACTCTGAGAATGTTTTGTTATGTAAGTTATTCTTAAACTCTAAAAGGAAGTCATTAAATCTCGCAGGTTCTATTTTATAGTCCAAGAATTTATGGAACAAACTAAAGAATAAGAAGCTATTCTTTACATTGAACAATTTACCTGTTTCTTCATCAACAATATTAGCCAACATATCTAGTTCGTTGTTTAATGTATCAAATTCTTCTTTGTTTGCGTTTTCATTTAAGTGTTTAAGTAAAGCTTGTCCTCTTGTATACTTATCAGAATGGAACATTATTGTTATTGTTTCATACACAGTTCTATTAAGCTTTCCGTTTTTAATTTCTGACTCTGTATAATTTCCATAATCCTTGAAGAAATTATTGTTAATTGTATCTTTTATATATGTAGCAATATTAGACATAGGAAGAATATTTTTCTCTTCTGCATTCATACTTGTCTGTCTGTTATATCTGGCAATATGATAAGCAATTTCTTCGTCTGTGCAATCCAAATGTTTAACTACCTCTATTGGGTAACTGTCGAAAGCATCTTGTAATTCTTCAGGCAAATCTTTAAAGCGCTTACCTCTTAAATCATATTTAACTACTTTCATTTCTTCGTTTATGCACTGTTGATAATATACAAAAGGCATTTCTAAATTCTTACTTATCCTAAAAGCACCGTTTTTATACTCTTCAAGAGTAGTTAATCTCTGTAAACCGTCTATCAACCATAAAATAAAATCTGTTTCGTTTAAAATTTGTTCGCAAATTTTAAGAGAATCTAAGTCTTCACCTTTTATTATAGTAGAGACTAGACCACTCTTCGCAATGAGTTTCCAACGGTCAGCATGTCTCTGTAGAGGATGATTTTTATTCAACTGTCCTCTCTTGAACATATTCAAAAGAACTTTAACCATATATACATCTTTTTTCGTCTTGTCTCTACCAAGCATTTTTCATTTCTCCTTTTATCTTTAATTTAATATCTTTAACAACTTTTTTGTTTATGTAAACAAGATAGAGATATTTCTATAAGCTTTTAATCCTTCAATGGCATCTAAAAGCTCTTTTCTATCTATCTTTAATATTCTCTCAATTTCACTGTATGTATAACCTCGTGACAGCAATACTGCCACCTTCTTCTGTTTGTCGGATAAATGTTCTAAATATTCATCCAGCTTTTCACTTGCTTTACCAAAGCATTGTTTGTGAACATCGGAGTCAGATTTAAGCCCGCTAAGATAATTCTGAACCTTCTTAGTAGGATTCTCCAACGATATATTCTTAACAAAAACATCATTGCCTTCATCATCCTTCATAACTACACTTCTCTTTTTTCTATTCCTATCTCTTATGTATGTAGAATACAATCTCTTCTTTAATGAAGAAACTAAGAACGGATGGAATCTACATATCTTTTCGTTGTAATTTAAAAGACTGTCTAAAAACACAACCTGTGCCAAGCTATACAAGTCATCATAATCCTTTTGACTTATTCCACCAATTTTAATGATGATTGGATAACAAGTTTGTTTTAGCTTCTGCATATTGTTATCACAATATTGGTGAACAATTTCCATTTGTTTTCCCGTTAAGTTGGAATATTTTTTATTTTCCATTAAACTAGACCTCCTTTACTTATCACTATTCGCTTTTTGTTCGCTCAACATTGTTGTGTTTTATTCATTTCCAAAGAATTTGAGTGGCTAAAGCGTTTTATGTATTTTTCGTCTAACAACTTAACTATATTTTAATAAAATATCCTCTTTTCTGAATAATATATTTGTAATTCTCTATACAATATATCATTTTCTATATCTTATGTCAATATGCTTTATATAGGTTTCTATATATTTTGTATTGACTAATATATTTTATATGTTACAATATAAATATGGAGGTGACATTATGTTTTCATACAAACCATTATTAAAATTACTCATAGAGAGAGATATGACAAAAACTCAACTTCGTGAAGCCACTGGAATGAGTATGAATACTCTTGCTAAAATAAGCAAAAACGAATATATTTCAATGGCTACTCTTGACAACATCTGTTCTTATTTACATTGTAATATCGAAGATGTAATTGAATTTATTGAATAATTTATATATTGTCACATAAGTGACATTCTCTTAAACGGAGGTGATAATATGGATATCGGAAAAGACAAGACTGGTGTACTCATTAATATGAACAAAGAATTGAAATCCAAACTAGAAGAACTTGCTAAAAAAGATGGTCGTTCACTAACTAACCTTATTAATAAAATACTTACTGAATATATAAAAGGTAAGTAATTATAAAACCCTCTTGTCAACTAAACCAATAGATTACGAGCCTATTCAATTTATTAAATAGACTCGTTTTCTAATCACATCCTTGTCCAATCTTGTTTATCATTCACGTTCTGGAAATGTGCAGCAGAGATACATCTCTGTTTCCAATCCAAATAACCAGCACATCCATCATGACAACCAACATATCTGATAAGACATTTATAACATGGCGAAATTTCTTTCAAAGGATTAATTTTGATACTCTTTCCTTTATTGTTCATAGTATATTCTCCTTTTTACCTAACAAAATGATATTCCTTTTTATACATTCTCCAAAATTTGTGTATTATATAAGGAATACCCAAATACAGGCATTCCTTATACAGTGAACTATTCTATTTTCTCTTCTTCGTTATTCCGTGGTACAAGCAGAAAAGTGCTAACTTTCCCTTTTCTTTCTATCTTTTTAATATTTTGCTTTGAAGAGTAAGCATCGATTGTTTGAACTAATTCATCATATCGTTTTGCTATTGTCTCTGCCTGTTTAATCATATCTATACAAGTCTCTTTGAGTATAGGTAAGAAACTCTCTACACAATTTTCTTCTAAGTTACAAATAGAAACTGGAACTTTATTTCCCTTAGATTCCTTTATTAACTTTGTGGCTTCTTCTTCTGTTATTTCGATTATTGCAGCTTTGAAACACATTTATTCACTCACCCTTTCTATGTTACATACATAAGCATTATAAATTTGTTGCTTATATTGTTTGTCGGTTATTTTTCCTCTATAATCTAAAATTCTACTCTTGTCTACTTGGCGAACAGCTTCACCTAAAACAATACTATCTTCTGTTAAAGCAGATATAAATTCGCTTTTAAGGAGGACGTGTGTTGGTTGCTTTAAACTTCTCTTTTGAGAAGTTAATGGCATTACGATTGTTGTTGGACTATAATAATTTCCAATATTGTTTTGAATAACCACAGCAGGTCGAACGCCTCCTTGTTCACTTCCAATTGGTACATCGCCAAAATCAACAGTAACAATATCATATGCCTTAATTTTTATTTCTCTTTTATGTTGCTCCTTTTTATTCTCAACCATTTATTATTCGTCCTCCTTTCTTTAGTTTTTATGTACTATTTTGTATCTTTCTTACTCTCTAACAATATATCAATAACATTGCCAACAACTTCTCTTTGAGAATAAGATAATCTGTATAACTTATGAGTAATTTCTTCTTCCGTCATAGCATCACCTTCTTCTATGTTATTTCGGTAACACATTTTTGTTATCTTGATAACATTATAATTTACATTTTATTATCTGTCAAGTGTTTTTTGTTATTTTAATAACATTTTTTAACAAATCTAACCTTTTTAAGTTATTTTTAAAACATAATTTGTTGACACATTTTTTAAAATTTGATATTATTTATGCAGAGGTGATATATTATGACAATAGGCGAAAAAATGGGTCAAATTTTATACTTGAATAAAATTGATAACTTTGAAACAGCAGGCGAAAAATTAGGATGTACTCGCCAACATATTAGCAACATCGTAAAAGGAGAAAAGACTCCTTCTGTTCAATTTATCAATAGTTTCTGTTATGTTTTTGACGTAAATAAAGATTGGTTGGTCAATGAAAACAATGTAGATTTGACTCCTTTTATATCGAATAACAATTTAATAAAAAAAATTACAAGTAATTATATGTTGCTGTCAGAAGCAAGTAAAAATATTGTTGATAATCTTATTGATGGTTTATTGGAATTAAATAATAATCAACCGTCAACTACTCAACAACCAGTAATCAGATTAGCTGTATATGACCAGCCAGTATGTGCTGGTAATGGTAACTTCATTACTGATGCAACAAAAACATTTAAGGATTTCCCTAATGTCCCATCTGATGCTGATTTCGCTGTTAGAGTTCAAGGTGATTCCATGACTCCTGTTTATAATGATGGTGATTTAGTGTTTATTAAATCTACTGACACATTGAATAACGGAGATGACGGGATTTTTATCGTAGACGGCGAAATAACGCTGAAAAGATTTATGGGTAATGAATTAATCCCGTTAAACACAAAATACCCTAAAATAAGCCAAAAAGCCATAATTCAAGGCAAAGTAGTTGGTATCGCAGAACACCACTCTGATTTAGAGGCTGAAGTCTTAGATATTGTAAATCAAGACAAGCCACAAAAACTTAAAAAATCTATTTAACAAAAAAGGCAAGAAAAGAACTTTAAGCTCTCTCTTGCCTTTTTCTCTTACTTAACCGAAGTATAAGTAATAAATATTGCTTGATCTATCAGCTTGCAAGTTTATCAATAACAATTGTTCTTTGCATTTATAAACTCCCTTAATATGCCTTCCAATCAAGCTTTTAACATAATGTACCTGCATACCGCTTGCCTCCCTTTCCATCATATTCCCTAAGACAATGGACTGTTTAGCACCAGAAAAGAGGTACAGAGAAATATTAACATAAAATGACATAATTCGACAAGAAGTAACATTTTCCATTTTTTATCCTATACACACTATAGGACTTGTGTTATAATACAACCAAAATAATAAATTAGGAGTGATAAAATGACACAAGTGCAAAAAGATATTATTAAATTATATTTACAACTCAATACCGAAGACGAGAAAGAGTTTCTCATATGGTTATTTAGTTTAATCGATTAAAAATTAATATCTTGTATATAATAGCCTTATGTAGTTTACAAAGGCTATTTTTATTTTATTGATTCTCTTAGCTCATTCGCTTTCTCTTCGTCAATAATGCCGTAGTTTAGCAAATTGTTTATATCTATATGTGCTTCTCTATTAATTTTTCTTTTAATATCATACTTAGCTCCAAGCAACAAAGCTATTCGAATGATTTCTTCATTTGTTGGATTTTTAACTTTGCATATATCTGTATATACTTGTCTCATAATCTCTAATTCTTTTTCAAGTTCTTTTTCCTCAATCAAATATTCAACTGTAACTTTAATCATATAGTCATCCTTTCTTTGTCTCCATTACTTTCGCCCATACATATCTGCGTTTACTTCAGCTTGCCAGTAGTTATGGCTCGTAGTATAAGAGTTAAACAACATAGCAATTAAATAGGCTTTAATATTTTGAATCCTAGTTGGATTTTCTTTTAATGCCACTATCACATACTCTATATGGTCATATTTTAATTTCCAGAATCTTTGTTGGACAATTGTACTTGGATATTCCACTCCAGAAATCATATAGCTTATGTTATCAACAGTTACAACTTCTGTCATAAGTTCAACTATCTCATCAATTATTTCTCTGTCATTAGAGTAAGAGATTATTAAATCGCTATAACCTATGTTTTGTTTTATAATTTGGTTCAAACGAATATAATCTTGCATCGTATACTTTGGTTGTCTTTCTCTATCTATCAATCCATCTCTTGTGTTATTAATATTATTATAGTTAGGTTGATAGATTGATTGTTTAATACTTAATTGTTTAGTATTTAATTGTTTAGTATTTAATTGTATGCGGTTTTCCATATCAGGAAATCCCATATCTGGGTTATCCATATCTGGGAAATCAGGATATGGATGAGATACCAGTAAATCTGCCCTTTTCAAAGGACACCTTTCTTTTTCGCTTATGTAATCTTCAATCGAGATATTATCGGCAACATTTAAATTTTTAGTATTATTGTAATGTGTATCATTTGTATTAAAATCAGTATCTTTCCCTTCGATTTGTTTAATATTAGTATTATTATTTTTAACACTATTATTAATATTACCTTCAGTAGTGTTTTCAGAATTAACCTTATTATTATTACATTTAGTAAACTTTTGAGGTTCATCATAAAGTGTATAATCCACATCTAAGATTTTACCTTTATCATCTCTAATTGTAGTTCTAATTAAATAACCTAATTCTTCTAATTTTTTTAATCCACTTGTAATAGTTGTTCTGCCATCTGGTAAAATTTGATTTAATCCATTAATAGAAAATTCCCACTCAGATGGTAGACTTAACATTGTTATAAGCAGACCTCTTGATTTAATATCTAAATTCATATCTCTTAATATTGCATTGTTAACAATTGTGAAATTATTTTTTAGTTCTTTCTTTAGTATGCCCATAACATTTTCCTTTCATACCTTATAATTTTTATACTATCCTGAGTTTATTCGCCATATTTATAGCTGTTTGATACTTGTCTACATCATCAGTAAGACACCTAATAATTTTTCCTAAATCATCAGATTTTAGGGAGATAACAGGCATATTTTTGACTATCTCATCACCTTTGCCAGCCAATACATTATGGATAAACTCCCCATGGTCATTAATCAACTGTCTATTTTTCTCGTCTGTTAAACCAATATAATCCATAGTATCGTTTAAATTTGTATGATTAAACAATTTCTGCAATGATAATAAACAATCGGGATCAAATGGATGTGTCTTATGAATCCAATAGCCAAAACTCTTACGAAGAGAGTGCGTACTGACAGCATATTTTATATTCGCTGCTTCAACTGCTTTGTTTAACAGTTTTCTATAAACATTCGTTTGTTGCTTTACGACATCGTTATATTCCACCACATAATAAAGATAATCTCCAAGAGATGAATATCTTTGTTGTTTACTAAACTCTTTGATTATTTTCTCTTTTCTATCTTCTGATATAGTTTTATTTAGTGCTTTACACCAAAACTCTATATCATTTTTACTGTAAATATCTAAGTTCTTTCTTTTTATCCAGTTACTTTTAGGAATATATTTGAAGATGTATTCGTTGTAATGTTTCTTTATATCAACATCTACATTCTCCAAATACTTATCTACAACTTCAAACACAGTATCACTTATGGGGATATTAGTAACTTTCTCTGTTTTTTGTTCCTCAATAGTGTTAATTTCTCTTTTTCGATTTCCGTTTTCGTAATACAAATCAGACCATTTTATCATGACTGTATCACCAATTCTTCTACCGAGCAGGAGTTCCAACATTGTAATGAGATATCCATCCCATTCATTATTATTTTCAAACCATTCAACTACATTTCTAATGTCTTCCATTTTCCAAAACGGATATACTGCCATATTTATCAACCTTCTTTCAAAATTTTCGTAATAAAAAAGAAGTAGATTAATTTCTACTTCTTTTACAATTCTCTTTTTTATTTATTTAAAAATATCCGTATTCCACAATTTATTCAATACTTGTGGATCGCTAGGTAAATTAGAATAAGTTGCACCCACAATATCCAATTTTTTATATTCTTCTTCAGTTATAATAATTCCTTCATCTCCTATTGCAGTTTTATCATAATCATATCCATTTGAATTTGGATTATCAAAATAAAATTTTCTATATTCAGTTTTCCCATCTTTTTTATGATCATATAAGCAAGCAATTACTTTACCTGTACTCATTTCTGTTGTTACTAATCGGTTAAATCTTGGGTCATATTTGTTATAAGCCAAATCTCCAAATCTCAATGCTATCTCTTTATTTCCTTCATCAATTCTACGCATTTCTGCAATTCTTCTATCAAATGAATCTGCATAAATCTTATTACTCTTTGCACCTACAGTATAAGTATGTCTATTTCCATACCTATCATATCTTGTATGCTGATAAGTTTTTTCACCATTATAAAGCTCGTGTCCTACTCTATCATAGCAAACTCTATTTCCATTTTCGTCTATTCTTAGAGTTCCGTTCTTTGACTGTTCATTCTCAATCGCACACTTTGTACCACTAATACCTAAAGCTCCTAAAAAACCTAAAACACCTAATAATCCTAACATAATATTACATCCTTTCTTAAATATATTCTCTAATCATATTTTATTTTATTTCTACTACTTTTTCAATATAAATTTTCTATTTTTACATTATCATTATACAATTCATTATGTTTCTCTACTGCCATTTCCATAATATCTGGAAAATAATCATTTTCTCTGACCTCTATTGTCTTTACATCACCACACTTTACACAAACGGAATCTTTAATATGACCATATTCTCTTTGAGAAGATCCTCTTTGAATTCCATTTATTGCTACTGTATCCGTATGTAAGCAACTTAAACAGATAAATCTACTTAATTGCATATAGTTATTCTTTCTATTTCTATGTCTACACATTTTACCACCTCGTTTTTGTATTAAAAAAGAAGCAGGAATTCCCGCCTCTCTCATTAGTTTATTTCCGTTGAAAATGATTATTTCAATGTTCGTCAATCAAATCCAATACTTCACATAAAGCTTTGTATCTGCCCTTTTCAAAGTCGTTCATATTACGATTTGCTGTTTTATTTTCTAAATCCTCAATAAGCTGTTCAATTTTGATTCTAAATAAAACATTCTCTCCCTTTGAAGTGAACTTCATTCACATTACCTCCTTTAAAGTGTCGAATAAATCATTTCTACTTTCTGTAATATCTACAACTTTGCTTAATTCTTCCCAATCTTCTTGATTTCCTGTTCTACTTAAATGGTAATGCCCACCGTCAATTGCTACAGCTCCACATTTACAAGATACAAATTGATGTTGAGCTTTACTTTCTATAATATCTCCACATCTCTTACATTTAATTTTATTTACTAAAATCTTTTCCAATATCAATCACCGTTACTGAAAACTTATAAAAAGTTATAATTATCTTATCTTTTATGTTTCATTCCTACTTCTATGAGTATGCTTTTGAGGGTTGCTTGCAACCCTCTACTTACAAGTTCTTGTACTCTCCATAGGCGTAAATTCCTGACTAACGAATCAGTACATATCTGTGATAACTTGATTGTGTTATACTACAGATTGTTTTAAAATATTTTCTCCGTATTTTTTTAGATTTAAAGAAGCTTGATAATCTCTGTCAATTACATTTCCACATTCACATCTGTAAATACGGTCTGATAAACTTAAATCTTTCTTGATTGTTCCACAACAACTACATAATTTAGAACTTGGAAAGAATCTGTCTACAATGATTACTGAAATATTATTCCAAACAGACTTATATTCAATTTGTCGTCTAATTTCATAAAATCCTTGTTGTTGTACTGCTTTGGATAAATGCCTATTCTTCATCATTCCACTTACATTCAAATCTTCTAACACAATAAAACTTGGTTCTCGTTTTATAATCTCTGAAGTTATATGATGTATGTAGTTCTGACGAATGTTTGTTAGTCTATGATTTAATTTTAATAAAAGTTTTTCCTTTTTGATTACATTCTTTGTTTTACAGTAACTTTCTCCTTTCTTATTTTTTCCATATTTTCTTGATATAGAACGCTGTAATCTGCGTTTTTGTTTTTCTAACTTCTTAACTCTTTGTGTCTTGTTAATGTTTTGATATTTATTACCATCAGAACATATTGCTAAATCTTTAATTCCTAAATCAATTCCAATTCCTTCATTAGACGGATTTATAGTGGAATCTTCATACTCAATACCAACCGTAAAATACCAATTTATTCCATCATATTTGATACGAGGATTCGTGTACTTACAATCTGTAGGTATTCTATTATGTTCTGCAAGTCTAATCCAATTTAACTTTTGTTTGCTTTTCTTCTTAGAATTAGCAAACCCCTCAACTTTTACATGAGTATCAGAAAATTGAATCCTTACATTATCCTGATAGAAAGATGGCATTGAAAATTTACGGCTTTTAAACTTAGGGAATTTTGAATATCCTTTGAAAAATCTCTTATATGCGTTGCAAGCATCTTTAATTGCTTGTTTTGTTACATTATTAGAGATTTTATTTAACCAAGAATATTTATCAGTTTTCTTCAACTGTGTAAATTCTTTTCTCAAATCTCCATCAAATATGAACTTGCCACCATTTTTATGGTTTTCTTTTTCTCTACTTAAAGCCCAATTATAAGCAAATCTGGCAGTATTAGCATATTGGAAAAGTTTAGTCTTTTGCTTGTTATTTGGAAGTAACATTACTCGAATTGTTTTTATCATCTTTTTCACCTCCATCCTCTATAAGTTCTCTTACAAGTTTTCTTGATTTAATTGCCCGTGTGAATAATACCTATACCCATTACTAGATGTATGGCGAGGACGTAGTTTTCCATTCTTATCCCAATTTCGTAATGTTTTGTGCTGATACACCTAATATCTTTGAAAACTCATTGATAGAATAATATTTACTCATAAAGTAAATCCTCCTTATAATGTTTATACTTTATTCTATCAATATATAAGTTATAAAAATCAACACTTTTTATATGTTTTTATAAGTTATATTTAACTGCTAAATACCTCTTTCTTAACAATCTTAAAAGTTAAAATTCATCCCATAATTTATCATCTTCATTTCCAAAAGGTGTGCTACAATTTTCTTCGGCAGCCTTAATAAGATATTTTCTTTCTAGCATAGTCATATCAGATACAATTTCTTCAGCTTGTTCTTTAGCTTTTAATATTTTATTAATCAAAAAATCACATTTTTCTTTTACTTGATTTTTAACACCATTAGGAATATTATCCCATTTAAGATAACAATTCAATCTTTCTTCTATATCTTTATCATCTCTTAAATCATTTCCACTGAAACAAATTTCTCTTATGTCTCCATTTATATCTTTCCCAAAATTATTTTTATGTCTTGAAAAATTCTCATAATGATCTATATATCCACCAGTATAATATTTACTATAAAATACTTTTCCACAATGTTCGCATATCATTTTATTTATTTCCATTCTCATCATTCCTTTCCATTCCCGAAGAAAACTTGGTTTCATTTATTTATATTTAGTCTCTTTTGTTCTTGCATCTATTCCTATGACTTCTTTCTCTCTCTTGTTAAATATAAATTCTAAAACAGGTGTGTTGAATTCCGGATCAATAGTAGCCCATCCTCTAGCTCTTTCATCATCAACTAATTCTACAGACTTGTATCCCTCTTTCTTTTTCTCTTTAAGAAAGGTTATTACACTATCAATATCTGAACTAATTCGCAATATTATACACCTCTTTCAATAAATTCTTTGTCAAATTCTCTATCAGTATCAACAAATTCACCTACTGAACCAATAATAGCCGATTCAATATCATCATCTTCTTCAATGTATTCGTCTTCTTCATCATCCCAATTTTCTTCAAATTTAAAAAAACCATCGCATTCATAAATACTACCAACCTTTTTAATTTCGTTCTGCTGTAATAAATATTCTTCATCAAGAAGGGTATCTGCAAGTTCTTTTAATAAATCTTCATAATCACTACCACATTCACAATTTGAAATTCTATGTAAAATTTCACTTCCTTTATCTGTATTTTGATCTAACCAATTTGCATAACTTGATATATCATTACGCCAACCGTCAACATAATGTTTGTTGTCAAATACATCACCATCATTGTACCATTTATATATTAACTTACAAACTGCTGTTACAATCTGTGTTGCTTTTGTATCCCCTTCTCCCCAAACGGTTAAATATAAATCGCTTACATTTTTAAATTTTTTAAAATAAATTCCTTTTACTGACATAAAAATTACCTCGCTTTTTTCATATTTTATATTATCTTATTATAACACAACATCATTTTTTGATACAGTATGCCAATCATCAAAATAGTATACATATACCAACAGTATATCTGGATGTATAACATATTCAACATACTTATTTACTTTTAGCATACCAAATCTTTTAAGCAAGTATTTGGTCATATCAACTCTTTTCTTCAATACCTAAAACTCGATTGATTTGAGTAATTCTAGCAAGTAGCTTTTCTTTTTCTGCTATTAATTCTGATATTTCTTCCATATCTTCTCTAATTTCTAAAATCTCAATTTTATATGGAAGATCATCTTTCTCTTTTTCAAATATATTTTTATTAACTTTTGATAAATAAAAAACAGACCCAGCAGATACTTCTGAACGCCAATATTTTGCACTGCCTCCACTTTTAATCTTACCAGAAATAAGGACTACGTCCCTACCGACTCTTGCACCACTATCTCTATTATAAGCACTAGAAATATCTTTTCCAAACACTCTTACAGGCTCTTTGCAAGCAAAAGAATCTTCTAAAAATTTTATTTTAACATCAATTGTTTCATTTCTATCTATGTCAGAATAACCAAAAACATCTACCATAATATTTCTTACATTATCAATATATTCTTTTGGAACTGTCCAACATCTATTTGATGAATTCCATCTTGCAGAACCTATGTTTTTAATTTTAATAACAAATTCCTTATTGTACGGTGTATAAATATTTATTGAACTACTTCCTAGTACGATCTTAATGTCCATATCTTTATCCTCCCTGTATAATTTCTCTAATTTGTTTATATAAATATAACCTCAAAAATTATTTTTGAGGTTATATTTCTTACATTAATGCCATTGTAAATGTTTGTAGAACACAGTAAAAAGTCCCATTTTTAGGATAATCTTTATCTTTTTCATCCCAATCAAGACGTAAAATATCAAGGAACCCTGAACTAATATCTGTCAATAAGTTTAATTGAAGAATGGTATTAAAACAGCCATCTCTATCATGATATTCCATGTAATATACTAATTGTGTCCTTAGTCCTCTTAGTTTATCACCAGCCACTTTTTTCATTTCTTTTCCAGAATTATATGCTTTTTGTACATAGTTATCTCTAACTATATGATTAAGTTTTTCAGTTATTAACTGTTCTGCATAATCAGCTGGTTTCTTATCTGCACTTATCCAATTTTCTAATGTTTCAATTTTAACTTTTAATGCTTCTGCTAATTCAGGAACTGTCTTAACTCCTAAATAATCCTTATATTCTTCCCAATTTTTAATAGTTATTTCTAACATAACATTCACTCCTTTTTTAATTATGTTTTATTTTTTAATTTAGCTCTTGACATATAATTAGTTTATTACACAATGTGTAGTATGTCAAGTGCTTAGTATGCTCTATCTAATTCTCCTAAGATTTCCAATATTTTCCTTTCGTCAACCTTCATATGTTTATTTTCTATTTCCATCTAAGGAAATTATTTTTTCTTTATACTCTCTCATTTTTACACTCCCTTTTATTAGAGCGTGAGCTAACTCACGCTCGATTAGACTATTTGTATTGTTTTGCGACTTCGTACCAGTCGCTGTCAACATTCCCTTGTTCGTCTTCTGCCCAATGCTCGCCGCCAAATTGGCTTTCGTTGACATTACAAAGAACTACAGCGAAACTGTCACAACTCTTTTTTTCTTGTTCTGTTAAATGCTCCCAACGGTATTTTGCTTCTTTTAGAGCATCCTCCTTGCTGTCGCATACTATTAATGCTTCAGTCATTTTTGTTGTCGAAAAATCTTCAACGACACACCATTTTAAATTTATAGCTCCTTTATAGCAATACATTATATATTCCTCCTTATTCGTCTAAAACAAACAATTTTATTAATTTTTTAAAAATGCCCTTAACAAAATGAAAAGTGATTTCTACTATTGTAGATAAAAAACATATTACAACAGGTTAGAGAGGCGGGGTTTATATCCGTCTCTCTTTTATTTGCTCTAATTTTAAGCCCAAACATCAGTTACTTTATACCCAATTAAAAATCCATTGGTGTTATATAATTTTTCGACCTGTACAGATATTACTGTAGCATCCTTACTATTTACACAACATTGCCACACCTGTCCATCTCCACCAACCACGACCTCATCATTAGGATCAAGATTAGATTCAAAATCTTCAAAAGCACAGATAATATCATTTGCTAATTCTTGTGCTTGATTTTGTTCAATTTCATTTTCTTCATTTTTATATTCTTTTCCTATTAATATTTTTAAGTTTCCAATAACTTGTTCTAAAGTAATCATATTGCTTACCTCCTCAAATCTAATAATTTTCTCTCTTTCTAAATTCTTCTTCTAAATCCCTACTTCTTTGTTCAGATGACTTTTTATCTAATAATGAAGGAATACCAAAAACTACAAATAACGCAATGGCACAGCTAATTAAATCTACTAACATAAATAATCTCTCCTTTTTATTTTTTATAATAACATAATTAACGATTAAAAACAATACTCTTAGTAAAAACATTTTTTAAACAATTCATCTTCTAATAATTTCTTTACGTAATCATTAGTCGATAAATGTTCACATTTATCTTTTTCTTTATACCTCAATAATCTATCTGCGTCCACAGAAGACAAAGTGAAATTTAAGTTTATCACCATATAATCCCTTCCTTTCTTGTATAATATCATTTGTGTAGTACCATAATTGGTACTAAAAAAGAGATTAGAAAATTTTCTAATCTCTTTATGAAATATGAGTTTCATCAAACATATTATTCCTCTAAATATTTATCAATTTTCTCATACAGCTGGTCGCATAAGTTCAAAATACCACCAGTTCCATTTACTTTGTCATCATCATAAATTTCTTCGGATGCCTGATAACATAAATCTGAAATTCTTTTTAATAAATACTTTTCCTGTTTCTTATTATCCGTAAACTTCACATTTCTCTTTTTTGGATACCACACATACCATAATTGCTTGCCTTTGTGGGCACTCCACTGAACTTGCCCACCAACCTTATCTCTAAACTCACACGCCTTATCGTAGTTAGAAAATTCTTTTACATCCATGTTTTACCTCCAATTTTCATTTTGAAAATTCCATTTCTTTTTATTCAAACTCCTTATTAACCCAATGAGCAAATCCCGAAGAATCAATTGTATATTCTTCAACCAAATTTACCTTTTCTAACCATGCACAGTCACCATTTTCACACCTAATTGGTAACCATGCAAATACAGTAGAACGCCTTAACTCTCCATAAACAGGCTCAATTTTTATTTGCTTTTTCCATCTCATAATTTCCACCTTCTTTTTCAAAATAAAATTACTCAAGTTTTCTTGCAATCGCTTCTATTCCTTTGATTATTACTTCATATTTTCCTTCCTCATTAAATGACACTATATAAGGAAACGGAAATGTTTCACAATAACCACGTACAGATTTACGTTTTGTATGTCCATTTCCTAATTCACAATCAATCCTAATATTTTTATTAGTATCTTCAACAGAAGTATCTTTTTCTCTTTTAATATAGGCTAATATCCCTGATTGTCCAGGAAATTCTTCTATACACCATATTACTTTATCAACTATATAACTCTTTCCTCTAACATGAATTGTATCTCCAATTGTAGGCTTAACACCTACTTCTAAATTAACAACCAAATTATCTTCTTCACATTTGAGCTGTACTAACAACATATTTATACCTCCTTTGTATACATTATTTCTTATTACATTTATGACCCAAATGTGGTTTATAAAATAATCCACATTTATCACATTTACATACTGTGGTCTGAGAATTAATATTATTTCTAAACCACTTTTTTGTATTTTTATCATATATGTTTGACACGACTACTCCTCTTTTCTAAAACAGATAAAATTTTAATTGTTTTTAAATTTAATTTCTCTATCTTCCAACCAATTAATTAATGGAGCAAAATATGCTTGTGGCATTTTTATATTTGGTATGTTTTCTTTTGCCCATTCAAATCGACTTAATGAAAGTTTCCCACCATTCATTAGAAAATCTAACTCCAAATTATGAAGATGTTCTGCTATATCTAAGTCATAATGTTCATATAAATATTTTGATGGTAAAAGACAAACCCAAGTTTCTGCCATTTTGTATTTCTTTTTTATTTTGTTTATTTTTGATTTTGTTAATTGGCTTATTAAATCTATTGCATCTTCTTCTAAATTGTTTAATTCAAAAAATGCTTGTATAATTTGAATGTCCGTTGACTCATATTCTCCTTTCAATTTCTGTATCTCCATCAATTCTTTTAATGTTATCATATTTATACCTCCTAACTAAATGCGGTTTTCATCTGTTGTTTACCAATTCAAATATTTCGTTCCAATCATCGTATTCATCTAATTTTTCTTGTGGAACTAATAACTCATACTCTTTTTCAATTTCTTCTTTTGTTCCATATCCATTAAAGCTAGGACAACTACCTATCTCAAATTCGTTATGTTTTTCTATCTGTTTAAAGATAATAATTATATCCTTCTCAAATTTTGCCATATGAGCTGCAAAACTATCAATCTGAATAATAGATTTATTATCTTCTTTATTTACATAAATATCTCCAAGTTTCATATTTTACCTCCTAACAAATGTGCTTTTCATCGTCTTAAAATAAATCCTAACCAACCAGTTCTAATTAAATGCTGTCCATTACTAAATGTAATATCTATATCTATTGCACCCAAAGTTACAAATGATAATAAAACAAATCCAATATAATACAATATCTTCATATAATCACCATCCTTTTGAAATTTCCGTTTCCTTTTTATTTTTAATTAATAAAAAATTTCTCAAATATCTTCAATTAAATTTCCTGTATCTTTTGCCAACTTGTATAAATATTGACCATCTTCTTCGGGAACATATGTCTCTAAAAAATCTTCAATGTTTTCCTCATAATCATAATTGGGACATTCTTCCCAATGCAATAATAAGAAATCCTCCGAAATAACAAAGTTTGTTTCTCCAATAGTTTCTCCAACATCATCTACAATCCACTTTCTGTTAAGTTCATATTCTTTTTGTATAGTCATATAATCAACCTTTCTATTTAAATCATCAATTTATTCTGTTATTTCAACCTTAATTTCTGTATTTCTCCAATTTCCTTGTAAATATTCTTTAGATACAGATGTTCCAGATTTGTAATTATCAATAAATTCTGTTAACGACTCCATAACTTTATAAAACATTTCAAGCAACCAATAATGAGTATATGATATATGTATACCATCGCATAAAAACTCCCACAGAAAATCTTTTGCATCATCTTTACAAATCCAGTCTTCTTTGTCTATAAATTCTACTGAACCGATATAATCATAATAACTACGGCTAGGTATTGCTATTCCCTTATCAAAATCAATAAAATCATAATATTCATCATCATCTATTATTACTTCTTTATCCGTACAGCCAAATTTATCAGCATTTCGCAACCAGTAATCGCCATCAGTATATAATTTATAAGTAATAGTTATTTTCATTTACTTCACCTCTTTAAATAAAAAGTTATCTAAATCATCGTTTCCTTGGATTTTTCCAACCCATTCGTCTCTTTTCATTCAAATCTTTATTATATGGACATTCTGGAATTTTGCATTTACCACACCATCCAATATCACTTGCAGATTCACGATCATATGCTTCATCATAATCACAAAGTTCGTGATCTATATTTTTTGTTTTTCTGCTCATAACAACAACCTCTCTTTTTTAAGAAATCCTCATTTCTTATGATTTTTTATTTCCCAATTTTCTTCCACATTCAGGACAATATTTTATTGGAATATAAATAGAACCAACACCCTCTCCTTTAAAATAACCAGGACAAGTGAGAATTAATTCTGGTGTAGCTGTTTGATAATCATGAATAACACCATCTCATTTATCATTTTCCAATACATTTCCATTCAGTCTGCCTTCGGTTAGATTATTACTATGGTATGGAAGTTTCGGTTGTTCCCATCCAAATTTTACGTCTGTTCTTCTTTCACAATACATGCACATATTTATTCCTCCAATCTTCACAGTAATTTCTTATTCAAAGTAATTTATTTAACTTTTCCATAATTTCATTTTTAAATCCTATCACATTAAGAGTCTGGATAATACCCTCTGCGTATCCTCTGTAATTCCATGCCTTTGTTTCCAAAATATGTCGTTCTGTTGTATCATAACATCGTGCAGCTTCTTCAAATTCTTTTTTAGAATTATTTGCATTCTGTATTGCTTCTTCCGCTAATTTTTCACACTTAATAATTTCTAATCGTGTCATAAAATCCTCCATTCTTCCAAAGAAACTCTTGATTCAATCTAATAATCCAATACTTCCAACACATCTGGATGATCTTCAAACCATGAATTTTCATCCAATTTCCATATTTCAATCCAATCTGTTTTAGCATTAAATTCATTAGAATGTGCATTGTATGCAGTTTTTACTTTTTCTCTTGCTTCTTCCACACTATCAGCAATAACAATTCCTGTTGCTAAATCCTTTACGGAATAACCATATAATCTTTTAACATTCATAATTACCACTCCCTTAACTCTTCATTTGCCTTATCAATCAAACTAACTGGAATTGCTTTAAAGTCTGTCACATAACCTTCCATTGCATTGATATGTTCTTCAATATATTCTTCCAGTTCCTTTTTGAAATCATCATCAGATACATTTGTTAAGTCGTCATTCCCTGAAAAACTTGCGACATCACAATAATCATACGGATATTTATCAGCCCCATATCCATATCCTGTATCAACACCACCAACGTACAAGTCAAACCATAAGTGATTTCCCCAATCAATAATATCAAAGCAAAGATTCCCAACTCTTACGTTCCCAATATACTCTCCACTTCCTTCTTCATTTATATATACATGTTGTTCTGCCTTATATCTCTGAAACTCTGGCTGCAAATTCCATTTAAACTTCATATCTCATCACTCCTTCCACAATTCTCTATATGCTTTTTTAGCAGCTTCTTTTAGTTTGACTGTCCAATATTCATCCGAAAAGTCTATCTCATATGGGTAACAATCTTTCAATTTATCGTGTTCCCAAAGACCTTTTTCGTTTTTAAATATTCGATAGAAAGCACTATTGTACTCTGTGTTTTCTGCACTATTGTCAATGCAGAGATTGTAGTCAACAGCTTTCTCTTCATTTCCATACTCAGCGTCTCCCCAACTATCATAGTTTTCGTGTTTTTCAATACAGTTTAAAATTTCAAACTTACATATGCGAAGAGAAAATATATTCGGCGAAGCTATTTCTTCTATTTTATCGAAGAATAAAAGAATTTCGTCTGCCCTATCCTCACCAAAACGATTCTCAGCATCTTCAGAAGGTACTTTATAGTATTTTTTATCAGATTTATCAGATGTAACTATAATTACAAAATTATCCTCATAGTCAGCAATTTCTGCATCAAATAATTCAAGAAATTCATACAAATCTTCGTCATCATAAACAATGTTATCCTCGCATTCTACAGGGATTTCAAATTGATATAAGTCATTGTATTTATTTACAACATCTTGAAATGTCATTGTTTTAAGGTCGTTTAAAATTTGTTCAAAATTTCCCTTTTCTAACTCAAACCCCTCATGACAAAATCCAACTTTATCAGACAACCAATCTGAAATTTCTTCTTGATATGGGTCATCTGGGTTGTAATTAACTTCTAAATCGTAAGGGATTACCATTTCCTTTGGTAAATCCTGTAATGTTTCCTTATTATCTGTGTCCCATTTAATATTTATTGCTTTTAACATAATTCATCACTCCATTTCTGTAAATCCATTTCTCTTTAAATACTCTATGTAATCTTCAATATCCGATTTCTTTTTAACCTCAATATCTTCTGGATGATAATATCCATAAAAAGCATTCGTATATACCTTATATGTTTTATTTTCCATATCAACAATGAGATGATAATTATTTGCACAATCACCACGTTTCTTCCAATTCTTATCAAGCCAAAATAGATGCAATCTCATATAATCAACTATCCTTTCTATAATTCAAATTCCACGATTCTTCCAGAACTTAACACTACATATTCATCATCATTTTCTGCAATATAATTTCCAAGTTCTGTATAATCAATAACTGCTATAATATGATAATCTGATAATCTAATCACATTATCAATATAATTATCTGCCAAATCAAACGCTGAATCAAATATTGCGACAATATGTAAATCAGTTTCTGTTACATTGTCATGAAAATTTCCAAGAAGTTCATCAACTTCCCTCTCCCATACTCCTTGTTTTAATAAGTATTCCTTTAATTTTTCTTTTTTCATATATCATCACTCCTAATCTTACCGCCTTATTTGATAAAGCCAAATTCTTTTAGCACATCTTTAATACCCAAAGCACGATTTTCTTTTTCGATGGCTTCTTCCCAACAACTTTCCCACTCTAATTCATTTCCGTTGTCCAAATATTTATCTGCCTTTTTATAAAGTTTTTTGGATTCGTTTTCTAATTTATTGCATTTTTTAAGGAGATTTCTTATAGTCTGAATAACTTTATTGTTTGATTTGTAGTTTACATTTAACCAATCCATGTATAACTTAGTTATATCGTATTCTTTTTCTGTTAAATAACTATATGACTGTAAAAATTCTTCTTTCGTAAGAATTTTAAAATCTGCCATTTTAGGAATATCAGTAATAAACAAATTTGACATATCAAAATCAATATCAAATTCTGTTTTGCATTTATCACACTTTGTATAAAAATTTTCTAAAGTCTCTTTATTCTGACTTAATTCTTTTAAATTAATTTCTTCTCCACAATTAGGACATATGGTTCTTATCATAAAATCACTCTCCAATCTTAAAATGAAATTGCTATTTCTTCATTCAATCTAAAATTACTTCTTTTGACTTGAGAAGTATAGAACAAGTCCTACACATATACAGTGTAGAATTATGTAATTAGTTTCTTTTTGGCGTAACCTGTTGGAACATTTCTGTTGGTGACTGACCGTACGCTTCACATATTGCACAGAAAGTTTTGATAACATTTTTCCATTCACTTTCATCTATCCACTGGATATATGGCTTTTCACCTCTCTGTTTCAAACAAATTCCATATTTATACTGGAGATTCTTGTAAAGTTCGTTCCAAAGATTTCCAAATGGAACACCTGTCACAGCGGACAACTGTCTTACACCTGCATTTAATTTATTTCTGTCAGACCATGCAAGAATTTCACCAGCTAATGCTTTGTTGTCATTTTCTAACTTTTTAATATGTCTATTTTTGAACGCTATAAGATTTGCTGATGCTACTGCAACTGCATTTGCATCTCCACTTGCTACAGCTCTTCCGACACTAAGCATTAATTTCTGTTCTTCTTCAATATCTTCTGTCTTAGCTTCTGTTGAAGTCTTTTCTTCTATATTAAGAAGTTGAGTTCTGACTTCTCTAGCAATTTCTGATTCTCTAAGTAACATTCCGACTCGAAGAATTGCTCTGCGAGGAAACACCTGCTGTCCTCTTGTTGAGAAGTTGAGAATGTTTCCATTTTTGAATATAAACGTTACTTTTCCTTTTGAAGTTTTCAAACTTTCATATTGCAAGTTTGAAAGATCTTTGTATTTTACAACCTTCATTCCATCAGATTTTAATTCATCAGAATGTCTGCTATATATTGCTACTATTGCATCTTCTCCAACTTCATAAAAATCAGCAACTTGTTTTACTGTTGCAAATTCTTCACCTGGTAAAAGAAGTAACTTCTTTACTTTGTCTAATACTTCGTATCTTTCTACACACTTATCTCTAAGTTGTCTGTTGTCAAGTAATGGATTTTCTTGTTTTTTCTGTTCTTTTGTTAATTGCATATCGTATCTTCCTTTCTTAACGCTTTCTAATTTATGTTTTACTTTCTCCAATAATCTTCATCGGTTTCTATATCATCCTTTTCATACACTGGAAATCTATGGAGTTTCTCACCGTCACTAAATTCCACATATTCATCTTCAAGAATTTCACAATCCATTCCATAATCAGCAGGTTCAACTGTTTCAATATCAAATACTTCGTGGGTTTCTGTATTTATTTTACAACTTGTTTCAATTTCTCCTTCATCTGCCCATACAGATGTATAGGTACCATTTACAACCATCTTTATCACTCCAATTCAATTTCAATCCACATAACTTTCAGTTACATCGTAAATTTTATTTACATCAAAAAATAAAACTGTTTCATTTGGCAACTCATCATCAAAACGATTTTCTCTTTCTGCATATGGCAATTCATAATACTTGCCTTCATTTGTTGTGATTATTACGTAGCCCACTCCATAATCATATATTTCTGCTCCAATTTCTTTCAGGAATTCATATAGATCATCATCTTCAAAAACTACATTATCTATACATTCTACTGGAATATCTTCTTTACGAGATTCTTTATTATATTTTTCCATAATTTTTTCAAATGTTGTCTTCTTTAACTGATCTAATAAATTTTCAAAATTCATATTTATTCCTCCTTAATACTTTCCGTTTACCTTGTTGTCCCACATATTATTAAAACGTAGCAATGATGCTTTGATTCTGTCTTTACAACTATCACGGCACTTACTGTCATCATCACATAGTGAACAAGGCAATATTTCTGTATGGCAATGAGAACATACTATAGATTCATCTCTCATTGGATTGAATTTAAAGTCGGTTTCCATCTCACATTCTGGACACCATTCTGTCCCATTAAAGCTCCGATTTAAAAATTTTTCTTGCTGTTCAGATATAGTTAAACTCATAATTATGCCTCCTTTTTTCAGTTAAAACTAACCATAACAATTTTGTTTTCTAATAACGCAAGGTCATACCATTCTTTACTATCTTCACTGGTATATTCCTCCTGTAAAAATCTTCTTGCTTCTTTATTAGACTTAAAGCCGTTTTCTTTTTTAATAAGATTGAATAACCAATCTCTTTCAACAATTACAATGATTTCACAGAAATCGCTTTCTTCTTCTTTATCCGTATCTGGATTGTAACAAAAACATTCATCACTTACACAAAATGCGATTAAATCTTTATGTTTTTCAAAACCTTTATATCCAAAATACGCAACTTCTCTTAATATTCTTTCTCTTACTGCGTTCATACTTACACCTCCACAATTTCAAATGTAACATTGTGAATATGCTTTGAATTATATCCACCACCAGCAACTAGCTTTAAATCTCGCTTGATATAATTAATACAATCCTCTTCTGTGTAATCATCATTAAATGTATATGTATCATCAAAGCTCAATACCTTATTCTCTGTCCAATCTTTAACATATTTAACATCTGGATGATTTTTGTCTATCGTACAATTTATTTTTCCGTAATATTTCATTTAAATCACTCTCCCTTCAGATTAGGACACAAACCAAGTCCTCCGTCAATTTCTGGTAATCTTCTATAGGTATTTCTATGAATACAATCTTCCTTCATACATCTGTGGCAATAACATTTCTTATATTCCTCGTAAGACATTTTATAATTTGTCTCTTTAAATCTCTCTTCTGTCATCATAATTCGTTACCTCACTTTCTAAATAAACAGTTCTTTCAACTGGTTTTATTTTATAAAAAGATACATTCAATCACTTCTGTTCCATTTTCTTTAGCCTGATTGTATAATCTTTCTTGTTCTTCTGCCTTTTGCTTTTCAAAATCTGTAATGTATCCATATTTTTCATGGAACAGCTTACTTTTTATATTTCTGAAAATATACATTGTGCCATCTGAAATAATACAATCTCTTATACTAATTTTTCCATGTAATCCCATATCACGGATTTTTCTATAATAATCCATCTGCTTATTTGCCTGTAAATCATAAAGGCTCACAATGTTTCGTACTACTCCGCAAGTTTTTCCTTCATCGTTTTTGATTGTAATACTTCCTTTACTTATTTTTACCTTTTTATTTATACAATCTTTAATTTCTGCCATATTAACCAACCTCTCTTTTATAAGCCATAAGCACTAATGTCAATTCTATTCAACTTAAAATTCAAATTCCTACTCCAATTTAACTCTCCTGATTTTACTGGCAAATCATTATCGTTATAATATCCATAGATATTTGCCTTATAAATACGCCATCTTGCACCATCTACATGTAATACTGAATAAACTAACTTGTCATTTTTGTAGAAGTCATAGCAGCTACAATCAATATCAAGATAATATTTATATCCGTTTTCATCCTCTGCATTGATTATAAAATCTTCTCTGTTCATTCTTGATATTCTTGATTTACCTATTAGTTCTGCCTTGATTGCATCTGGAATATCTTCAATCTTGTCTAATAAGCTTGAATTAACGAACACAGGCTTCTTTTCTTTTCGTTCATATAAATTTGGAAATTTCTTTCTAAATCGTGCTGCTGTTCCACAAATATATTCATATTTGTTCATTTCGCATTCTCCTTCCTAATAAATAAGACAGACACATATATTTGCGTCTGCCTTATTATTCTCTGTATTAAACTTCCTTAACTTCTAACATTTCATACTCAACATCACCATTATCAAGTCCGTAAATTCGCTTACATTCTTCAATAGATGATACTGTACAGCTTTGTATTCTCCACTCCCAATTACTCATTGCATCTCTATATCTGAATGTAATATTAAGCATCTACATTATCCTCCTTTGGTGTAATAAGCTTTGTAATCTTATCTCTGAAAAATTCACAATATCCGTGAATACTTCCGTCATTATAAACCCAAAACCAATCGTTATCATCATTCCAAAAAATCATTACCTCATGTCCAATTGTCACACCCTCAAATACAAAACTTTTACGGTCTCCATTTTCAGATTTAAAACAATCATCTACTGTAGCATCACTTACTCCATTTTTCTTTAAGACAAGATATAAATATCTTCTAAGATTTTCTAAATCTCTTTCTGTTTGAATATCAAATATTTCAACTCTTTCATCTTCACTACAGTTATCGTTTATATTAGCATGTAAAATATAGTTTTTATTTCCCATTCTTTTTAACTCTTTGCTTACTGCAAACAGTGCTGATTCTTCATATTTTTTACATTCTTCTTCGTTACTAAATACAGTTCCATCCTCTGCAATGTACTCTGTTCTTACAAGTTTCTCAATTGTTTCTATTTTTCTAATTTCGTTTACCTTCATAATTTTAGTCTCCTTTTCTTATACTATATATTGTATTTACTTGTTTTATGTACCACTATATCTTGTAATTATTTTGCCAAGAAATTACAATTTCCTTTGTAATTGTCATATCTTATTCCTCCGTTTCTGTTTCGTGCCACTGCAATCCTCTTGCCTTATATAATGGAATCCAATGACTTTCATAAAAATCATAACCAGCTCCATCAATTCCGAAGAAGTAACCAAAATCTTCGCTTTCATAGACTCTAAATCCGCACTGTGACATCAGTTCAATTCCGTTATCTTCTTCTAACCACCAATCATCACAACTATCTCCAAAGCTCCACATTGTTCCCCACATTGGAAGATAATCATCATGATCAACTTCAAAATCGCCATTTTCACATTTGATTTCTTCTCCATTGTCAAGTGAGATAATATATTCTTCCGTTTCTTCGTCAATGTCTGTGATTTCTCCATAGTCTCTATTATCGAATACATATACTCTGTCTCCTTTGCTTGGCTTTGTAACTTCTGTCCAATCATCAGGATAATCTTGGAATAACCTTGAAATCATTTCCTGTGGAATTGCATTCATTTCATGCACCCATGCTTCAGTTGCTTCTTTAATTGTTTTAAATCTACTCATAATCGTTTTCCTCACTTTCTTGTAATAAAATAGGCAGCTAGGTATTTATTCTCCTAACTGCCTTTGCGTTTGCGTTATTCTGTTTAGTTGCTAAATTAAGTTATAATTAGTTCATACTGAAATGTAAATAAGAAATCTTAGTTTCCTTTGTTAAAATAAATCATTCTTTTTTATTTCTTTAAGAACAACATCTCTGTTCTTCAAAGTAATTGTATATGGTATGCCTCCTCTATATCCAAATATTTTACCAGATTCACGCATTTTTCTGTTGTCTTCTGCTGTAAACCTCCTTCCACTACTAACAACAGATCCAATTTCAAATAATTCAGAGTCAAGTTTCTCCTTTGCATTTGCCTCACTATCAGCCTCTATATTCCTTGTACATGTTTTAATCTCTTCTTCCTTAGTTGAACTATCAACATAAGTTTCTGAAATCTCAAATACATATACGTTATCATAAGCAGGAATACCTAATTCCCAACATACAATTTCTTTTGCTTCCGATTCTAAAATTCCTTGCAGGGCTACCCGAAAAGAAATTCTTTCATCCTTTGAAAGCTGTTCATACTTTTCCATTCTTTCTATTTCAAATGGAAATTCATAATCAACCACTCTGCCGCTATCATAAAGAGCATCAACAGTTGCATCATCACAAGTAAAAAATGAACCATCAGAACAAACAAACCAATTTGTCTTTCCCTTTCCCTCTACATCTTTTACAGTTGCGAAATCTTGATACATTTCTGTTGGACAATCAATCTCTCCAATGTATCTATACTGCAAATCTTCTTTCAGACTTGCAACCCTTCTCCGTGAATCTTCCTCTATAGCAGAAAATAAATTCTGCCAATCTTTATTACTTAACGCCTCTAACTGTTCCATAATATTTGCCATAATATCATCCTCCATTCAGATTTAGTTTGTCATCATCAGTCTACAAGTTACTATCTTGCATAGACCGCCTGTAATAAGGCGGTTTCGACTTAATTCTTTGTAATGAAATGCGAATTTAGTCTGCTATAAATGTTCAACCAAATCTCTTGCAAGTTCCATATCATTTTTACCTTGTGCGATTCCGACACATGCAGCTTTAAGCATATTTATACTTGCCTGTTCACTTTCTCTACATCTGTCTATAATAGATTGATGGTACTCTTTTTCAACTTCCCTCAATCTGGTATTCTCCTGCCTTAAATATCTATTTTCTCTCACAATATCAGCAAGTCCTAACACCAATTCTTCTATATCATATCTTTCCATATTTGCTTTCCTTTCTTCCAATGAAACACGCATTTAATCAGTTACTTTTTAATCTGCATAATACAACCCCCATTTTACTTCGACAACTTCCCAAGTCCATTCATATTCTCCATCGTAGGATGAAAGATATGCTGTACCGTCATCACTAATTGTTAAATCAATTAAATCTTTATCTCCGTCATCTGCATTATTCACTTCTTCTTCATAAGTGTTTTGTGCATCCTTTTTGAGAAATGTATAAGCATCATCCTCATTATCGAATATATCATGGCTTGCAATTTCCTTTTCGTGAACCGCATAACAAATTACTACATATTTTTTCATATTATCACCTCTCACTTTAAAATGTTGTTTTCCTTAGGCTGTCGCAGTTTCAAACATATGAAAACTATAACTAGACCCAATTCCAACTTCACCATTTTGTTCACCGATGATTTCGCTTAATAAGTCAATCATTTCATTTTGACTTTTAGTTCCGTATAAAATATTTCTTGTACCTACCCATACAATGAAGTATTTATAACCCCAATAACAATCATCACCATTGTCAAATACAGGTGGATCTGTAGTGAAATATACTTCACCGTTTAGTTTGTTAGCTAACTGTTTTAACTCCCTTTTTATTTTCATATTATTACCTCCAGTTTTATTTTTATAAGTTATTGTATATGTAATTACAAGTTTCGATTATCTTTTCTCTGTTCGCAGCTTCTCTTTTGCGTTGCATTGTTTCAAAATGCTTTTGAGAATGTATAATAGATTTGTATACATCTATTGCAATCTTTGTGACACTTAATGCTAATAATGTTATTGTTGCAAATAAAAGTCTTGTACCAACACCATAAGGCAAGAAAAAAGCAACTGCAAAAACAGTTGCTAAAATTAATTTCGCTTTTTTAGTTATGTATAAATGTTTCATAATATTCCCTCCTTAATTTTAATTTCGTTTTTTAGTTCCAATAGTACCAATCAATAATATTATTGTTATTGTCTAATACAAGTTCTACAATTACTTCATCCCAGTTATCAGCTGTAAGGTAGAATGAGTCGTTGTAAATATACTCATTTCCCTTGCTATCTACAAAATGAATAGCTGGTTTATTGTTTATACACGCAATTGATTTAATTTTTGCGTGTTCGTAATGAATAGCTGTTTCCGTTGTAATTGTAGGCGTTGCGTCTGTAGGTGTTAATGATACACCTAGTACAGTTGTTAATGTTAAAATTGCAGTTGTTAAAAGTTTCTTAAACTTCATAATTAAAACCTCCGTTTCGTTTTTTTTAGGTATAAAAATAACAGCCACCGTTTTTGATGACTGTTGTTAGTTACTGTTTCGCTTATTTATTTTTGTAAATATTTTTGAACAAACTTTGGAAGTTCATAATAATAGTAATCATATTCATCCTCAATTTGTTCATTCTGGATTTCTCTATAGCTAGACCATTCATCTATGGTAATTCCATATTCTTCGTATAACCATTCAGAAAATGATAACTTGCCTTCCGTATTAGGAGTTGGAATGGTTTCAAGCTCAAAGTCGGTTTCTTCGATACTAAACCAGTCCATTTCCCATTCTCCGTTTACCTTTTCGTAGATACTTAGGCATCCATTGCTTTCCCACGTACTTGTGGCGATAGGATTACCGGTTTCGGTATTTACACCGTACCAAAAGCCATTTTTAAGTGTAAATCCGTGGTAATTAGCACTTTCAAAGTCTGCCATTTTCTTTAATTTAAGCATAATTGCCTCCTTATGTGAGAGTCCTCACCCCAAATATTTTTATACGCATTTGGGTTGCGTTAGTTATTATGTATGAATATTGGTTTCCCATTTATATAAATGGTACTTACGGTGAGAACCACGAGAAGGTTTCCAACACTCCCACCATAAGGCAAAAATTAATTTGCCTTTTCGTCATCATCATCTTTGTGACGGCGTAATGATACACCTTTTTTATTTATTATTACATCGTATTCACCGTCACAGAAATCTTTCATTAGCCCTTCTGTAATAATAGATAACGGTAAACCGTAACTATTTTTACAACACTCTTTAAATTCTTCAAAGAGTGTTTCTTCTAGGCTTATATTTACATTTTTTGTTGCCAATTAGACCACATCCTTTCAATATGTTTTTCTATTATTTTAACACAGTTTTAAAATAGTGTCAAAATGTAAATTAAAAGTCTGTAATCCGACTCAGTATTTAAGCCGTTTTAAAAGTATTTTATTCATTGGGATTCCTCCTAGCTAGTATTCGTTTTTTATTTTTATGACGCAAAATCTCTTATATTGTTACACCCTTTTCTTTTAAGCATAATAATAAAAAATTGAGTGTATCCAAGTTATGGTTTTTCATAGTTGTGTACACTTCATAGATGGCATCATAATCATCCTTAAAAGCTTTTCTGATACCGTTTAAAAGCATTTCATCTATATTGTTGTTATCAATGTCACAATAAATTATGACAAATTTTTTAATTGACATAATAGCCTCCTTATAGGTAATTCTACCCCTTGCATATTTTTATACGCTTGCAAGTAGCGTTAATTTTTTTGGCTTGTCATCATCAGTACACAAGTAGCCAACTTGTATAGACTAGGCATAAAGCCTAGTTTCGACTATTCGTCATCTTCTAACGGTGTTTCTTTATCAGGCACAATCATACCGTCAGAATTGATTGTTGCTGTACCTACTTCTAGCACAAGATTATTTCTTGCGTATTCAAGTGCAAGTTCGTGCGTTTCAAAAATGATGATGTGTTTTTCAGCTGGCATCATATCTAATACGCACTTTTCATATTTTATATATCCGTACACTTCTAGCCCACCTCCTTTCATTGGACTTTATATAAAAATACGCACTATAGTTATATTAATAAATAATACATATGGTGCGTAAATTATAGCAAAATTAATTTAATTCAACCATTTTTACATCGTAACCAGCCTTAAATACGCAACCAATTTTTCCATTGTAAATACGCCCAATCCATTCTAGGCGTATTAACGGTTTGTCGTTGACTTCGAAGAAAATATCTTCAGGTAATAACTTATGCAATCCATATTTTATAGCGTGTTTTGCACACGCTAACAACAAGCTGTCTGGTGTAGTGTCTGATGTTATGACGGTTACTGGTAATCCTAAGCAAGTTACCATTTAAAGCACCTCCAATTTTTTAAATAATATTTTTAAATAATTAACTAATAGGTAATAAAAAAGGACTACTAAAAAGTAGTCCATAGGTTTTATAATTTTAAATTATAAAACCTTCATCCGTCGGCTTGTGGTTAGGTGTAATGCTTTTAACCTTTTTGCGCCTGGTAATCGTGTCGTTGGAGTGCAAGGCATTGTATTCAGTTTGTGAATATTTTACCACGCAACTACCTTGTAATTTGTTTTTATCAATCAAAGGCTTGATGAAATAGTTGTAGTAACCAGCCACGCACTTATTATGTAGGTTGAGTGTTACCCATTTATTACCAATAAGCACTTTGATATTATTGTTTGTATAATCATCAATAAGCCAAACGGACGCTTGATTGATATTGTTGTGCATAAGGTTAAATGCACCATAGCAAGCATTTTTTGAGAATGTATAGCCGTAAAGGTTAAATTGTTTCTTTACAATATTAAATTTTTTCATATTAAACACTCCTTTAGTCAGATTTTTATTAATACTATTAGTTAAAATTTATTGCACTAAAAAAGGGACTATAAATAGTCCCTTAATAGATTAGATTTCATAAAGGTTGCTATCAACCTTAGTTTGTCTATCTTTTTTAGAGTACCCTACTCTTTCACCAACGGTTGAAAGAATGACCTGTTTTATTAACTTATTTTTACTATTCAACACTTGCTTAATGCTAAGTGTTTCGTAGTTACGAACACCTTTAGCATTAAAAGTGCCGCTTTTTGTGAACGCAACTCTCAAGATATAATCAAGAGTATTTGTTCCTAAGTTTGTTAATTTAAAATTAGAGTTATCCCCTAATCTTTCGTTAACAAATGCCATTATGTCAGTCTTGATACTTTTAGTGTCTTCGGCTGTTTTGCTATTATTAACATAATAGCTATAACAATTTTGGACTAACTCAGTAGCCCCCTTGAAAGTGACAGCCTTTAAAGGCTTGTAGCTCCAAGCTAACATCTTAGTTACGCTGTCGGCATTTTGGAAGTTTTTATAACTTCCTTTGTATTTATTTTTTATTTCTTCAAGAACTTGAAGTTCTTCTTCAAGAACTTCAAGTTTTTCCTTGTCTGTACCGGTTTTATTTTTTTCATTAGTGATATTATTTTTTGTTTCACTAATTTTTAAAGCAAGCTCAAGAGCAAATAAGCCTTCCGCGGCTTGCTTAAATTCGACTTCGTATTGATTTTTAAGATTGTTTAAACCGACTTTTTTTTCGCCGATTGTAAACAACTTAAAGTCAATAGTTGTGATTGTAGTTGTTTTTTCAGTTGTAGTTATTGTGTTTGCCATAGTTATACCACCTTTTTAATTTTTAAAATTTTTTTAACAACTAGATACAATTCGACCTTGAAAACGCAAAATGCAAAACATTATGCAACACAAGTATTGTACTTGTGTTGTCTTTTTAAAGTTATACAATATTGTACATCATTCTTTTTTCGTTAGTTCTCCTGTACAGAAGAACCCTTTTTTGTTTCTTTTATTTTATTTTTTCTATACAGAAGAAATAAAATAGAAAAAATTATGATATAACCTATTTTCAAAGTACACTAGTTTTTCAAAAAAAAACTAGAAAAAACAAAATATGTAATTTGTAAAAAAGAATTTAAAATTTGAATTGTAAAAAATCGACATTTTAAGATAAACAACGCACTTGACAAAATAAAAACAAAGTGATATACTACTAACTGTAGTGAGCTAGTGCGTCAGTACTAGTTTTTTTACAATATTTAATTTTTTTTGAGAGTACAGCCTGTTTTCAAAGAGTAGCTGTACTCTTTTTTATTCCTTATTTACAATATCTATTATAACAGATGTAAAAACATCTGTCAACTACTTTTTAATATTTTTTCTTAAAAATTCGATAAAAATATTTTTACCTTATTTACCAGTAATAACCATATAAAAATTACTGGCTATCTTTTTAATTCCTTTATATCCTACCAAAATACTATAGTATAGTGTAAAATATTGTTTTACAGTCGTTTTGGGGATAACTGGGGGTGGCAAAAACCAGAATTTAAGCATCAAAATCACCTCTAGGTATAAGCTATTTCATCCACACACCAACTCAAAAATTTACCAATTTTCCTCCACAAAAATAATCTCTCAAATCCCCTATTTTACTAACAAAAATCACGCTTTTTACTTTCAAACCACTTATCGTACACCTTATCGTTCAAACCCTTGAAAAACAGTCTTTTCAATACTAAAAATTCATAAAAATAAATAATTACCAATTCAGAAATAATACACTAAATCATCAAATAATAAAATAAAACAGTAATCAGAACGATAACACTTTTATGTCAAAATTATCCCAAAGTTTTTAGAAGAAATTATCAAGCAATTTTATCTTTGATATATCAAGTTAAATCCAATTATTTCCATATACAATGCTGTTAATCACACAAAATTTAATACATTTACTACATATCACTATACTAAAACCTATATATTTTTAAGTTATTTTAAAGAAATTTTCTTAATATTTTTAAAGAAAAATAAATTAATCCCAATTAACAACTATAGATTTTTTCTTAGATTTTAATATTACATTTCTATAACTCCCCTATTTCATGTTAAACAAATTTTAAATAAAACCTCTACAAAAAATAGACCCTTTGATAAGGGTTGGTCTTTCTGAAATTATGAGCAAAGCGAATAATAGAAGAAAGAATTTTGGGATAGATATAACTTCTTATATAAACCAATTATAAATAGAGAATATATAAGTGTAATAAAATTATTTTATCTTAAAGGAGAGAGCATAATGAATGTTTATTTAGTACCTATATCAACCAATAAATCTAAAAATTTTAATTATCTTAGACTTTGTTTTGCATTTAGTGAGAAAGAAGCTTACATTCAGACAAGTAAAGAATTTCCCCTTAATGAAGTTCAATCATACAAAGAAATTCCTTATGACATTTTTGATATTAATTTTTTTAGTATAAAAGAATCTATCATCTTTAATAAATCAAAAAAATATGATATAATAAAGAAAATATATACTAAGGAGAGGATTAATATGGATATTTATGATTATATGGATTGGGGAGACTATAATGCAAAAATCAAAGAACTTGCTGGGAAAGCCCTACCCGAAAAATGGAGTTTTGATAACAATGAAGATAATTATATTTTAAAGAATTATTTAAAATACACTTTCAATAAACTTCAAGACGAAGGTAAAGTCATAGAGACAGAAAATTATTGTGTTTTTGATACTGGATTATTTTCTTGCTATTATGAACCAATTTATGTATATGGAGAATTAAATAAAAATAATGATGGAAATGCTGAGAAATGGTTTTTTAAAGGGTTTAAGGATAAATATGAATTAGGAGCATTAGATGTAATTAAAGATTTTCCACAAAGAGCAGATTTCTTTTCTGACCCTTCAAGATTAGTGTTCAATTGGCATTTAGAAGTAAATAAAAATTATAAACATATTCTTGATGACTTAGATACATCCCAAAGATTACCTGATTCTATTAAAAACAGTGAAAGACCTTTAGATGTATTAAAAGGAGTTATAGATACTGCTATCCAAAAAGTAATAGCAAATTATAAATTAGCAGTTCCTCATTATTATCAAAATAAAATACAATTATTAGTTCCTTTATGTTTTGGGAGAGATGATAAACCTGATGTAGCATTAGTATTGGATTTAAAGAAAAATGGATATTATCAAGCTACCACATGTTTATCTATGGAAATGGCTTATATGGATGCAAGATTAATAACAAAGCCAGAATCTAATTGGTTAATAGCTGAAAATATAAAAGAAGATTAAAATATAAAACAAAATAAGATTAAGTAAAAGACAGTTGATTTTTCACTGTCTTTTTTTATTGCCTATATTACAAGTTTTGGTATAAAAGAAGAAATATTTATCAAGTATAGATTAACAATAGTAAAAGTAAATAGAGAATATACATTATAGAGACAATAATCTACTATAAAACACCAATATAAATACAGAGCACCAAATATAGCCAATATAAAAAGAGAATGTATATATGATTTACTCTAAGAAAATAAAAACAAAATTATATATAACATCTTTCTCAAAGAGAGAAATAAAGATTATAGACATAGAATCATTGATATTTAACCACTACAAAATCAAATGTATAAATAAATTCAATGTATAAAAAGAGAAATATATTTTATCAAGATAGCTGTAATTTATTAGTTGTACTGTCAAACATGAGATTAATGATTAATAAAGAAGTTAAATATAGTTGTAATAGAAATGAAGATATAAATAGAGAATAAAGTATAGAGAATACAATAATTTTATTGCCAGTGGCACTATTGGTCATTCATTGCATGCAATGAACGCCCTTGTGTCCTGCTAAAGCAGTCCACAAATATATTTATATTATTCTTACAACTTTTTATATAGTTCTCTTTAAGCAAAATCTCTTAAAACCCTTTATTTATAAGGCTTTTATTTTAATTTTAACTCTTTTTGATGTATAAATGATTTTACCCTATTTTATAACTAATCATTATTTTTTCCTTATTTTATAGGTAAAATATGTAAACACTTTTTTTAGAAAAAAGGAGTTAAAATTTTTATTTAAACCAAACATCAATTGATTGAATATTACAACTTTTAATAGAGAATATATAAATAACAGCTAAATTATTAACAAAACTAATGAACGAAAGGAAGAAACGAAAATATGAAATTTGATTGTAAAGTTAATATTGTTGATGCAATTATGGGTGCTGGTAAAACAAGTGCCATAATCAATCATATTAATAGTTCAGATGAAGATGAAAAATTCTTAGTAATCACACCATTTCTTGATGAAATAACAAGATATAGAAAATATTGTAATAAGAAGAATTTTAAAACTCCAACATTTTTAAAAGACAACGGAAAGGCTAGTAAATTAAACGACTTAAAGAGATTAATAGATAAAGGTGATAACATTGTATCAACTCATGCTTTGTTTCAAAGATTTGATAATGAATTAATAGATTTATGTAGAGCAAAAAATTACACACTTATTATGGATGAAGTAGCAAATGTAATTGAAGAATACAATTTAAGTAAACAAGACTTTGAAATTTTAAAAAATACATATGTAGATATAAATCCTGAAACAAAACAACTTATATGGAAAGAAGACTACTCTGATTATCAAGGTAAATTTGATAATGAGAAAAGATTATGTGAATTAGGAAGTCTAGTTTGTTATGGAGACAACCTAATGGTGTGGTTATTTCCAGTAGAGACGTTTAACTCATTTAGAAATATTTATATTCTAACATATTGCTTTAATATGCAAATGCAGAAATATTATTATGACTATTATGGAATTCAATATACTTATTGGTCTGTACAAGGTCAATCTTTAGAAGCATATCGCCTAATCCCTTATGATAGTGAGATAAAGTATAATTCTTACGATTACAATAAGTTAATTCACATTTGTGAAGTTGAAAAATTAAATATGATTGGAGATAGAGAAACTGACCTTTCCTATTCTTGGTATAACAGGAATAAAAATAACGCCTCTATGAAAGTTCTAAAAAATAATTTGTACAACTATTTCCATAACATAAGAGAGAATAAAGCAGAGGACAATATCTGGACAACGTTTAAAGAGTATAAAGAGATACTTAAAGGAAAAGGATATACAAAAGGATTTCTTTCGTGTAATGCAAGAGCAACGAATGAATATAGAAACAGAACTTCAGTTGCATATACAATTAACAGATATTTAAACCCATTCATTAAAAGTTTTTTTAAAGTGAATAATATATCAGTTGACGAAAACGGCTATGCACTCTCAGAAATGCTTCAGTTTATATGGCGTTCAGCTATTCGTGATGGGAAAGAAATATGGGTTTATATTCCAAGTATAAGAATGAGAGAACTTTTAAAACAATGGATTAAAGATAATTCTAAATAAGTTTATTACTTAAACATAAAAAGAGAATAACTACATATACAACCAAATAAACTTTGGCAACTTGTCAATACAAAAGCACGCAATTGTTAAAGATTAGATGGAGAATATAATAATGAAGCACTTAATATGTGTCTTCATCTTAAATCATAGCAGTAAAATATATTTTTATTAAAGAAAGGAAAGAAATCAAATGAGAGAATTAAAAATTGATCCTGAATTAAGAGACTTATTACCACCACTTACTAATGAAGAGTATAAACAACTTGAAAAAAATATTATAGAGAATGGTTTTGACAAAAACTTTCCAATTATGGAATGGCATGGATTTATTGTAGATGGTCATAATCGTTATTCTATTTGTAAGAAACATGGTATTGATTATGTAGTTGGTACTCTTGCTTATGAAACAAAAGAAGAAGTTATGGAATGGATGCTTGATATCCAGCTTGGTAGACGCAACTTATCCCCTATTCAAAGAATAGCAGTAGCTGAGAAGTATAGACCGATATATGAGAGACTAGCAAGAGAGAATTTAAGATTAGCTGAAGGTGGAGATAGACGTTCAAAGGAATATATTAAAAATCAAGGTGTGGAAAATTTACCACAGGTTGATTTTTCTAAAAAAGAACGCAATCCAACCACTTCTGAAAAATTATCAGATATAGCAGGAGTATCTGAAAAAACCTATCGTATGGGAGCAAAGGTGCTTAATTCAGATAATGAAGATATAAAACAAAGAGTATTATCAGGTGAAACTTCTATTAGTGCTGGATATAAAGAATTACAGAATGAAAGTAAGAAAACACAGACTTCTGACAATTTAAACGGAGAATACAATAATGAACTAATCACCACAAGTTCACAAAAGGCAAAAGTTAGTGATGAAGTCAGACAAATATGTGAAGACCTTAAAACTGAAAAGTCAAAAGAATATCTTGATTCTATTTGGGACTACAAAGTTTCTATTATTGAATGTATGAATGCTGACTTTGAGACATATTATGATGGTTTTGTTAGTATTCTCAATGATATGGAAGCTAGAGTTACTAAAGCAGAGTTAGATGAATGTATTGTTAATGCAGAGAATAATGTAATGAAGTTATTAACAGCTATTGAATCAGCTAAGAAAACAACTTTAAAAAAGGAGAATTAAAATTATGAAGTTAAAATTAAAGGAAGCATTAAAAGAAACAGAAGAAAAAATTGAAAAGAAAATTGAAAGAAAACGTGTACCAATTGATAAACTTGATTCTATGTTGAATTATCAGAGAGATATTGACATGCATTTTGTAGAGGAAAATAGTAAAGATGGGATTTTTGAGGAAAGTAAAGTCAGTATCGTACTTGTAAGTGTTAGAGTCGATGGCTCTATGAAAGTTTGTGATGGTCAGCACACTATAGCAATCCTTAAAAAGCGTGGATATACAACAGTTGAATGTGAGCTTAGATATGGACTTACTGAACAAGAAGAGAATGATTGGTTTAGTGATGAGAATACCAAAAGACGTGGACAATCAAGAAAGCGCACATTAACTGCTCAAATCAATGGCACATATGATAAACATAAAGATGAACAAGATTTTTATAATTGTTTAAAGTCTATCGGATTTAAACTTAATATTTATGGAGAAGAAACTGGTAGTGATTATAAAATTGGTTGTCCTGCTAAATTATTAAATATTTATAAGGAATATAGTAAAGCAGAAAAAGTGAATTGTTTTATTGAGTGTCTTGATATTGTAAAATCTTGTTTTAATGGTGAACCATTATCTTTACAGTGGGGTTTTCTTCGTGGAATGTTTGATTTTTATGAGACTTACTATAATGAATTTGATAGAAAGCGTATTGTAGAAGTATTATCACGTGAAAACGTAAGAGATATTAAAAAGGATGCAGAAGCTGATATTAGAACTAAAAAGACATCATTAAGATATGCGAAACTGTTTGTTGAAAAATATAACTTCAAACTTGCTAAGAAGAAAACATTAAAGATGAGTAAACTAGAAGATTAAATAAGTGTTATAAAAGGAGAATAAAAGTATGAAGAACGAAAAATATAAAGATTTAGGAAACACAATATTAGTAAACATTTCGGACAACTTCCAAATTGTATGTATGTACGAGCATTATAAGGATATGCCAGACGATGAATACTATAAATTATATCTGTACATAAGGAAAGAAGATATTGAGATTATGGATATTATATGGGATTATGCTGGTCATCGACTTAAACTTTCAAATGGTGTTCCGAGTAAAATTGGGATTAGTAGATATATTCGAAACTTAGATAAGAATGGTAGTTTAGATAATTGCAAACAGAATTATGATTCATTAATGGATTATATAGATATTGGTATAGATGTAACAGAGAATAATTAAAAGAGAATATAAGTATAGGCGGCTAACCTATAATAGCTAGTCGCCTACAAAGAAAAAAGACTACAAAACAATAATATAAAGAGAATTAAAAGAACAACAAATAAAGAATAGAGTAAAAGAAATGCATTTAAACTTCCATCACAAAGATGAAAAGACTTAAACTTTACTGTTAGGCTCAAATTATCTCTTTTCTATGGGGGATGACTTCCCCTATTATATTATTGTTTTAGCATAATATTTATGCCAGTTTTATTATATTACATTTGCTTTTATTTTTCAATGCTTATATTAAAAATATATAAAGAATATAAAAAGTCACATTATTTCGGAAAGGATGATGCGATATAAGAGAATTATTTAAAAAGGAGAAAGAAAATAGTGAGAGAAAAATATAAGAGAATTTATTTAACACAGGAAGAAGATTACAATTGTAGATTTGGTGGATATATTTCTGAAGACGATTTTACTACTAATTATAACAGAATGCGTAATTCTACATCAATAGCGGATAGAATTATGGCTGATATTAACTTTAATCAAAGACTACAGGCTGTCACAAAAATCAAGAAAGAAAGAAGGAATAAAAGTGATAAGTAATAAGTTTTATATTCCTTCTATAGATGCAAAAGATATATATTTAGCATCACATTGTAACTACAGCGAATTAAAAGAGTATAGTTTAAAGCTAAAAAACAGAGATTATAATCTACGAAAGTTCATTAATTCTTATGATGATAGCCTAGATTTAATAGAGTTGTTAGATATTTATACAAAGAAGTATAGAAGAAATGATATTGTTTTTAAAGTTAAAAAGAATAGATATTCTGTTCATATAATCAACCTTACTTTTAAATATTCTGTTAAAGAATGGAATCAAATGAACAAAAATACTTTTGTCAAATTTGGATATAATTACAGAGATTTGTTATTTGAAGATTGTGTTGCAAAAAATGAAAACGGAGAAATAGTTGGAGTTCAGATAAATGAAAAGGTAAATAATATAGAAACTTTACCAAAACCGTTTTTTAGCAAAGAAATTCAAATAAAAGATAAGAAGGATAAGAGTGTTGTCAAAGAAGTTCAAATGCAATACTCAAAAAAAGGTGATTTTAAGATTATAAAAAACAATTCTCAGCTTAGAAAGGAATTATACGAAAACGGATTTTATTGTGATGGTATTAAATATTGCCGTCTTAAAAGGTCTACTGGTTCAGCAAGAGTGGGAAAATGTTGGTTTATTAACGAAGATTTATTTGAACCACTTCTAAAATTTAGTTCTGGAAAGATTGTTCCAAAGTTAGGACAAGAGATAGATTTGGCGGCATATGAGGGATATATAGCCCTTCCATCTAGTAGTATTATTGATGTATTACCTATTAAACCAGAAAATATTCTGTTAATTGATGATTATACGAGTATGTTTCAAGAAGATGTAATTGAGACACACGATGAAGATGGATGCTTAAAAACCACCGAAAAAAGATGCGACATTGAAAATGTTATTTGGGATGGACAATCTCTTTTAGACATATCTTTGTTTGGAGATTATAAAAATTATGGAATGCTTCTACTGAGAAATCTAATGTTTAAGTCTTGTTGTTTTAATTGTAATATACAACAATGGTTTAAAGATAATAACATAACAAGCATATCTCAACTTAATGGAAAGACGATAGCGACAAAAATCGAAGATATAAAATTAATTACAACGCCAAGTAGTATTAAATATTTAAAGTTTGGAACATGGGAAGAATGGTTAGATAATTTGTATCCTAATTTTGGGGTTGTGAAACATGATAAGAAAACTCATTTCTTTGGCGGTCGATTAGTACAGACTCATTATCAATTGATCAATACTCTTCAAATGTCGAAAGATGAAGTAAGAGAGTTTTTGGAAGATTCTCTTAGTTTTGCTCAGATGTTAAGAGATAGACCAGAAGTTGTTCGTCATTATATTAAATATCCTGATATTGATGAAATGAATCCTTTGAATTCACCAATGAGTAGTAAAAATGATGTAGTATATAATTTGATGTGTATAAATGACAACTTTACAAAAACAAAGTATTATCAAGAATTTCTTATTGATTTACTTCGTTCTTATTATAAGAATCTCAAAAACGGACATGTTTATGTAAACGGCAACTATTCTACATTATTAGGTAATCCAATAGAAATGCTCAGACAATCTATTGGTAAATTTAATGGGAGTAGTCAAATAGGAGCAGGAAATATACATAGCACACGTTTTGAGTATAATAAAACTCTCTTAGCAAGTAGGTCTCCTCATGTTACGATGGGTAATGTTTGGTTACCATATAATACAGAAAACAAATTGATAGACTGTTATTTTAATCTTACCAATGAAATTGTATGTATTAATTCCATTGGAGAAAATGTATTGCAAAGATTAAGTGGTGCAGATTTTGATTCAGATACGGTAATGCTTACGGACAATGAAACACTTATTCGTGCTGCTAAAAGGAATTATCACTTATTTAAAACTCCAACCTCTTTTGTTAGTTCTACAAAGGTAAAAAGATATTATACACCTGAACAGCAAGCCGACCTTGATATTAAAACCGCTGATAACAAAATTGGTGAAATCATAAATTTGTCTCAAGAGTTGAACTCATTATTGTGGGAAAGAATGTATTATGGAGCTACATATGATGATATTAAAGAATTATACTATGATATTTGTCAATTAGATGTAATGAGCGGTATCGAAATAGACAAGGCAAAGAAAGAGTTTGTAATCAATAACAGTAAGGAACTTGATAGGCTTCGCCAGAAGTATGATAAAGTTTTATGTGAATATGAAGATACTGAAGACGGAAAATCAGTTAAAGGAAAAAAAAGAATGCCACATTTCTTTTCTCATATCGCTAAACAAAAAGGCTATTATAATCCAGTTAAAAAGGATTATGTTAAATATCATACTTCAATGGACTATTTGCAAACTATAGTTAATGGATTTAAAATAAAAAATCCTTATAAGAAAGACTGGTTACCATTTGTGTCTATATTGGATAATTCGTTGTTTAGAACATCTGGTGTAAATCAAAAGCAGATAAATAAAATTTATAGTATATTGAAGAAATTTATAAATGAACGAAAAAGTATTTATGGTTCAGAAAATGATAGCAAAGAAGATAAAAATGAAAGAGCGAATAAGCTAAGAGAAGACCTTATTTCGGAAATTGAGAGTGAAACTATTGGATTTTCTACTTTATATAGACTTCTTTCTTCTTTAGAAGATAAAGAAAATTCTCAAGTAAAGAATATTCTATTGGAAGTATTATATTTATGTGGGAATAAGAGTTTTAATAAAGCAATTATAGAATCTTCTCAAGAAATTCTTCAATTAGAAGAAGATGGAGATGATATTAAGTTGTTTAATATTGGTTATAAGATCAAAAATAAGATGATTTATTATAAAGAATAATTATCATCTTCATTAATTTTTTGCATTTTTAATGTAAAATTCGGCGTTTGAGGCTTAATTACACCACCTACTGTGGCGCTATTTTTAAGTTACATAGGAAGGGGTAAGTTATCTATCTATTATTTAAAAACACACATTGCCGTTCAGCGGTATTTAAAAAGGCATAAGTCTATTTATTATCAATTTTAATTTAAGATGACTACCCTATTCTATTTTTCGTATTGTTCAATTTATACCAATTATATCAAAGGAGTGACTATAATACAAGAGAAAAGATATTATAATCAAAAAGATGTTATAGAAGAAATAAATTTAAGAACAGGTTGTTCACTGAAAGATATTTGTAAAATCATAAATACTTTAGGAGATGTGGTAAAGGATAAATTTAGTGATAGTGATAATTTTGTAGAGTTAAAATTATTTCCTGGACTAAAAGTAACTTCAAGGTATATACCATCCGAACAATCCGTTACAAATAGATTAAATACGAATTCAGATTACTCTATATTTATGTCATCAGTGTTTACAGATGATTTTAGAAAAAAAGTCAGATATTTGCATAATTGTGAAAAAAATAAATGACTTAAAAGTTCATAATGTCAGCTCATATATTCTCTTATTCGAAGAGTAGGTATCCCCCTACTCTTTTTTGCGTTATTGGTTTAATGGTAGAACATCAGTCTTCCAAACTGAGGGTGCGGGTTCGATTCTCGTATAGCGCTTAATGTCATTCAAATGACATAATAAAAACGAAAGAAGGAATTATTATAATTAATATTAGCAAAGAAGAAGCAAAGTATCTTAGAGATAAGGGTCTTGGTTATTTTATTAATCATACTTATACTAGATACAAGCATTATTTCTTAGTTGAAGACAAGAAGGCAATGAAAGCTCTTAATAAGTACAGAGAAAATATTATTAGCTATTCAAAATTTGCATAATTACAAATGGAATGAAAGGAAGATTTAAATGGCAAAGTTAAGTAAAAGCACTACATTTAAGAACGCTACGATAGACTTAAATGACATGACGATTACAGAATACAATAAGGACGATTGTAAGACTTACAATTTAAGACAGTTACTTGAAGACTGGGATAAAGTTGAAGGTATTTCTCTTACAATTAAACAGGACGATGAAATTCCTGCCACTAATGATTAAGGGAGTGTTATTAACTGTTTAATATTGAAGAAGAATTAAAAAAGTATGAATTAACTACAGACAGGTATGAGCAATTGTTACAAGATTGTTCAAATAAGGTACAGCATATTTCTGACGATGACTGGTCGGAAATCTGTGCTAGATATGGTCTTGAGTTTAATCCTGATACGATTCGTAAAGGTTCACAACCACCTCTTGTAGGTTCTGCATTTGTGTCTGAATATTATAAGTGGAAAGAAAGTCAGAGTGATTCATCACACGATGACAAATATCTTAAAGAACTTGAAAATCAGAAGCGTGAATTACAGAAGGAACGAAATAAATTATATGCAACAAAAACAGAATATTCACGACAAGTAAGACAACAGAGTAGATTTGAGTTGTTTTATGAAAACGTGGCTAATGAAGTATCTTTGTATGAAGTTCCAAACTTTAAACATATTGATGTAGTAAGACAACCAAATGAATATATTCTTTCTATTGCAGATATTCATGCAGGTGCAAATTTTGTAACTGAAACAAATGAATATTCTTTTGAAGAAATTACAAAGAGATTTGAAAAACTTTATTCCGATGTTGTGAATTTTGTATTAGATAAAAACATTTCTAATTTAAAAGTTTTATGTATGGGTGATGATATTCAAGGAATACTCAGATTGAGTGATTTACAGTTAAATGAATCTTCAGTTGTAAAAGCTACTGTATTTGTAGCGAAAACAATTGCAAGATTCTTAAATGACTTATCTGAATACTGTTATATTGACTATTATCACTGCCCTACTTCTAATCATTCTCAGACTCGCCCACTTGGTACAAAAGCAAGTGAAATAGCATCTGAGGATGTTGAATATGTTATTTGCAATTACATTAAAGATGTATTAACAAATAATTTTAGAATTACTCCACATATGAATTTTGGATATGAATATATTGAGATTCCTATTTTTGATTTTAAGACGATTGCAATGCATGGTCACACAATTAACAATATTGATAATGCATTGAAGGATCTTACATATCATAAAAAGACATTTTATACCACTGTATTTTTAGCACACTACCACGCCGCTAAAATGGGAACAGTAGGAGAAATGTCTGATACTGATTGTGAGGTAATTGTATGTCCAAGTTTCGTTGGTAATTGCCCATATAGCGAAAAGCTTATGAAAGGTGCGAAGCCATCTTGCTGCATATACGGATATGACGAAAAATATGGTCACACAGAAACTTACAAGTTTATTTTGAATTAGAAGTAAAAAACAATTTTGTACCAAATTTAATTAATAGACCAGAACTCGACTGGCATTAATAAACGAGAATAACTTATGTTATTTATATTGGTTCACGATTAACTGTGTTTTAGAACAAAAAATCGTAAAAGTTATGAGAGAGTTGACCAGATCGGCAGCTACTCTCTATTTTTGTAAACAAAAGAAATAAAATTATTAAGAATGAAAGGAATTAAAAAAATATGACAAAGTTAGAATTAATTAGAGAATACACAGAAAGAGTAAACGACGTATTTGCAGGTTTAGAAATTAATAAGAAGTTCAATCAGAAGGAAACAGAAGCTTTTCTCTCTACATTTGAAGCAATGATTGTAGAGAATCTTACAGCTAATAAAGAAGAAAAGATTCCATTTGGTAGACTTGGTGCGTTTTCTGTAAAGAATGTTCCAGAAAAGAGTGGTGTTTCTAAGCTTGGTGGAGTTGAAAAGCCATGGTATACAGAAGCTCATTCAGAAATCACTTTCAAGATGAATAAGAGCGCTAAGAATATTTAATTTAGAGGAGTGAGTTATTTGGAAACATTAAAATTCTCATGTGTAGAAGATTTTTGTGAATATATTGTAGATACAATACATGACATTACAAAAGAAGACCCATTAAACGATGTAACAGTTGTTGCAAAATATTATGAAATGAGAGAAATCTTTGCAGAGTTAATTAGATATGGTTATGAATGTATGTCCATTGATACATTCCATCCTGTAGATTTTGACGGCTACGATGGTGAATATGTATTAATGATTTATGACAACGAACTCTGGTTGAGTTTAGCTAGAAATAAAGAAGGCATCTATTATGATAACTGTGGTGCTTCTAAAGTCTTTGTTTTAGATAATTGTAGCTCAAAGGTAATCCCAACTGTTGACGAATATGATGCTTATGAAGTAAATATCGAAGAAGCAGAAGATGATACTTGTTGTGGTTGTTGCGATTGTTGTGAAGTACATAATCCTATAGCAGAAATCTTAAAAGACGAAGATGGCAATGTTTGTGGTTTACAATAACAAAACATACAGATAACGGACATTCTTCTTATTCTTATTATAATAGCAATGGCTTAGAAGTTGAAGATTTAATTGAAAAGTTAAGATTTAATTTTTAAATATGGGAGTGCGTGGTAAATATTGCGCACTCTTTTTATTATGACTTAATAGCTTAATGGTAAAGCATTCAAGGTAAAACCGCAGACACCAGCGTGAAAGCCACTGACGAAATATATACAAGTTCGAGTCTTGTTTAAGTCGTTAATTTCGATGTTCAAATGTGAAATAAACAGAGAATATAAAAATGAAAACAATTGGGATAGCTTAGAAAATATTCTCGGCAAAAGGGTTCCCAAGAATCATATTGCTTTAGCAGTGTGAGATTCAATATATTGAAAGGAGGTTTAAAAAATTCTTGAGACTAAAGGTGAAATCTGGAAAGACATTGTAGGATATGAAGGCAGATATCAGATTAGTAATTATGGACGAGTAAAAAGTTTTGCAAGAGGTGAAAATATTTTATCTCTTAAATTTAACAAGCACACAAAATACCTTACGGCTAATCTATATGACCATGGCAAAAGGAAGACTGTAGATGTCCACCGATTAGTTGCAATGGCTTTCATAGAAAATGTAGAGAATAAGAAATGTGTAAACCATATAGATGGGAATAAAACTAATAATTATGTTCACAATCTGGAATGGTGTACATATAGTGAAAATCTTATTCACGCATACAAAACTGGTTTAAGACAAAAGAAAAGCGCATCAGTAGTGTAATGGTAACACAAAATTGTTTAAATTTGATTGTTGGTTCGATTCCAAACTGATGTAATAATGTTCGATGTTTATAGCGAAATAAACAGAGAATGTATAAATGAGGTCGGATGGATAATCCGATAAAGAGTTTATAAGATGGTTAATACTCTCCTATCTCTACCTTCGTTAGTGAGACGCATGTATAGGGTCTGCTCCTATCGAACTAATTAGCGGAGAGACTTGCAGGATAATCACCTGCCCTCTCCTTTTACTAGAAGATATTTTTTAGAAAAGGAGAAATTTAAAATGAAAGATGAAAAAAATTGGTACAGATGTACTACAAGAGAAGAAATGGTAAAACTTATTATTGCTGGTTTTAACTATACAAATTTTCGCAAAGATAAGTATAACAATAATGATAATACTTACTATTTTGAAAGAACAGAAGAACTTGAAAATTATTTAGCATCTACTGCAAGAGTGTAGAAGAAAGAAGGTTTATATGAATAATATTTTATTTAATTTTGAAGGTCATGAAGTTGAAGTAGTTCAGTTAAAAGGCGTTGTCTTATTTAACCCAAAACATGTTGCAAAGATATTAGAAATTAAAAATGTAAATGATAACGTGAGAAAAATGAACAAAAATCAAGTTATTAAGGTTAAAAATTCGGATATCGGTAATACCGACTTCCGAAAGTTGAATAACGCAGGCGAGAATTTTCTTACTGAAAGCGGTGTTTATAAATTGGTGTTCAAAAGCAGAAAACCAGACGCAGAAAAATTTTCTGATTGGATTGCCGATGAAGTTCTTCCGATGATTAACAAAACAGGTGGTTATGTAGAAACAGATAAAGAAGAAGAATTTGTAAATAATTATCTTCCTGATTTAAGTGAAGAGACAAAAATTCTTATTATTCGTGAGTTGCATGATAACAATGAGAAATTAAAAGCTGAAAAATGCTGAGTTAAAAGAATTTTATGATACACTTATGAGTACAGAAGGTCTTCTACTAATGAATACTGTTGCTAAAGAACTTGATATTGGATTAAAGAGACTATATTTATTTCTCAGAAACAACGATGTGATGTTTTACAAGGGAAATATAAATATTCCATATCAGAGATTTATGGAACAGGGATTATTTAAAGTAAAAGAAACTCCTTGTACCGATGGTAATTATAGACCTGTTAGTTATGCCACTCGTAAAGGATTGGAATATATTAGAAAGTTGCTTGTAAAGAAAAATCAGATTAATATTGAATAAATGACAAAGAAGTGATTTAGTGTTTATTGCTATTTCACTTCTTTTTATATTGGAAGGAAGTGATTGTATTGGGAAGAAAGGTACAACATAACAATATCGTAACAGATGAATTATTAGCACAGTGCAATAAAAAGAATATTGAATTAGGCAATGATTTCTTAGATTATCTTCGTTCTGTAGATAGATCTCCTAATACAATTAATGCCTATGCAAACGATTTGAAAATATTTTGGGTATATCTTTTACAGCATTGTGATAACAAATTCTTTATAGATTTATCAAAAAGAGATATTTCTAAATATCAGAGCTATTGTCTTACAGAATATAAATGGAGTCCTGCAAGAATGCGTAGAGTAAAATCTACTCTTTCATCGCTCTCCAATTATGTTGAGAATATGTTAGATGATGAATTTGAAAATTTTAGACCGATTATAAGAAAAATTGAGAATCCTGTAAACGAAAAGGTATTTACAAAAACGGTTCTTGAAGATGAACAATTGGAGGAATTACTTAATATTCTTGTGGATAAAAAGAAATATGACAAGGCTTGTATGCTTTCCCTCGCAATGAATAGTGGCAGACGTAAGAGCGAGTTACCTAGGTTTAAAGTATCTTATTTTGATGATGAGAATATTATTTATGGTTCATTATATAAAACTCCTGAACAAGTGCGAACAAAAGGCAGAGGGAGTCGTGGAAAAATGCTTACATTATATGTGCTTTCCAAGCCTTTTAAACCATATTTAGACTTGTGGATAAATTATCGAAAGGAAAACGGAATTGAGTCTGAATGGTTATTTCCTAAGAAAGTTAATGGAGAATATATAGATGAACCAATAGAAGCCAAAACTCTTGATAGTTGGGCTGATACATTTGGAAACATTCTTGGTGTAGACTTTTATTTTCATAGCTTGCGTCATTTCTTTACCACAGCATGTTCTCGTAGTGGTTTACCAGATGATGTAATTCAGATGCTTATCGGATGGTCTTCACTTGACATGGTATCTGTTTACAAAGATATAGATGCAGATGAACAATTTGAGAAATATTTTGCCGATGGCGGAATCAAGAAAGTTGAACAGAAGTCATTATCTGAACTTTAAAAATTTGCTTGTTAAATGTTCCTAAATGTGATAATATAATATATAGAAAAGGCATACTTCACACAAATTTTATAGGGGGTGTTAATATGAGAGAAGAATATAAAAAACTCAACAAATTAAAACTTAACAATAGACCACACAGAACAATCTCTACAGAAGAAGCTTTATCTCAAGTAACTCCTATGCAATTTATTGAAGATGTTTACAATGGAACAGCAAAAGTACAAATAGATAAAAAGGGAATAAATTATGTGTCAACTAGGTGATATTATTGTTATAAATGAATTCAAACATGAAAATAAAGAAATTTTACGACATTCATTCGTTGTTATTGATGATGAAAATGGTGTAATTCAGGGCATTCCTTATGATTTTGTTGCAAATATGTTATCTTCCTTTAAAGGAGAAACTCAGAAAAATAGGAAATTATCATATTCTGGCAATTTCCCTATTTCTAGCAATGATACATATACAAATCCTCATAATGAGAAAGATGGATTTGTGAAGGCAGACCAGTTGTATTATTTTTCAAAAGATAAAATTGATTATAATATAATCGGAGCAATGAAGCCTGATAAGTTTAATGAACTAATATCTTTTATTGAAGAATCAGATTTTGAACTATTGGATATCGTGGATAATCTTTAAATTTGATACAATATATCTTAACTATTTGAATAATTAAAATAAAAATGATCGCTATTTTATAGCGGTCTTTTTGTTTGAGTGAAATTTTGTTGTGGAAAATAGCAGCAACGTAAAATAAAGGCTATTTTGACTGCTTATCAAGAAGATAGGTGACTAGCATTCAAGACGAATGTTCCTTCCGACTTAGGTGATATCGGTATCTGGCTAGGAGAGAATTAGCTGAGAGCCTCGAAAAGTGACCTAGTACACGACTCAGCGAGTGAAGTTGAAATACTTCGACCATCCATAAATAAGGTAATAGTGAGATGGAAATATTGTGCAACGAACCTGAAGCCAAAGTCTATTTTTGGGATGCATACCAATCTTAGATGTGCAAGTTCATCACTTGCCGTTGCCCTATTCTATTTGTTAAAAGAAAGGAATAAAATTATGAAATATAAAATTTTGATCAAGAACTCGGATGTAAAATTAAAGAGTCTTTGGGAAGTATACGGAACTACTACCACTACTGGTTCTACTGTTACATTCACAGAATTTACGACAGAAGATGTTAATGAATTACAGAACACAATTGCTGAATTAGATAAAACAATTGGTTTTGAAAATATTAGAGTTGTTGCTGATGTATCTTATACTATTGGTGTGACTGTAGATAAAGAAGAAGAAGGAGAACTTTAATGTCTCCTTCTTTTATTGTTTATATATTAATTTGAACTATCCAATCAGAAACATTATCTTTGGCGATAAATGCTTGTTCTATATATTTATCACAGTTATATTTAAAGTTGTCCCAGTAAACTACAGGAATGCGTCTATTATTGATATTGTTTTCTAAAATAGAAAAGAGTTTTATGTTTTTATAATAATCATAATCCCCTTTTCTATCAGGTAATATTACACCCAACACTGCATTTGATTGACTTATCGTATTTCCTCTATGAGTTTTTCTAAGAGAGTAAGAAATTTCCCAAGGAATCCATTGAGATTTTTCCCATCTACGAGGTTCTTTCATATTAGGAGAAATAAGAACAATTGTTAATGAACTATCATATATTTTATCTTTTAGTTTATTCCAGATATATTCTTCAGAATACTTAGATAAATCTTCATTGTCAGATTCACCTTTATAATAATGTTCTGTACGGTTTCTAAATTTATCTTCTAGCCAAGATACATAATCTCTTACTTTAGGTTTGTCATCACTAAATTTAGGAACTGAATAAACATCATAGTCCCAATATTTATAAGAAACAAAAATTTTTCTACCCATATTACACACTCCTTTGTTTTAATTGCTTTTAATTATAATGAATAGTATAAGTAAAATTGTTATACCTCCATATATGGGGCATAAAGTTGGTGAAAACATAACATTTAATAGTCCACGTTTTTTATTATTTAAATTCATATTTTTATTATTAGGATTAAGGTCGTATAGATAATTCAAATTCCCTTTTAGTCTCTCTTTTACAACCCATTCATATTTGTCTCTATATTTTTGTTCTTGTAATATAAAGAAAGAGTCAAGATACCAAAAGCATAAATTAGTACAGAATATAACAACAACGAGATATAAATTATTAATAGAACTTTTTGGTATCAATGCAAACATACCAGCAATTAATGTTAGATTCCAACCTTTACAGGAAAAAGAATTTTTTGCCATACGACTTATACAAGATTGTATCAAATCTATTTCTTTATGTAAACTTTCTTGATTAAATTGTTGTTTCATTTGCTTACCATCTCTCTTAACAATATTTCTGAAGTAAATCAATTGGATTTACTTTTTCATCGCTCAAATAATAGTCTATTTCCCAACCCCATAAATCTTTATATGTAAGTTTTGGCATATCTTTTATATTTGCTGTAAATTCGACACTTTCTGATAATGCCTTATTATATATTTCTTTTCTTTTTGCTATTTGAGTTTTTCTGTTAGCACTAATAATATTAACAATATTTAACTCATAATAAATCCAAGGAGACTCGGTTTTCTTGTTAATATTGATAGAAGATGGAGTATTTAAAAAGAATACATAAGAACACTTGTTTATAGCTGTCATTAGTGCTGAACTTAACATCATATGCACATAAGCTAAATTTTGAGAGAATTGTTGACATTCACATCTTTTACAATAATCTTCATTATTTAAAGTACAGTCATTTAATTGTCTATTTAAATCAACAATATTTCCCCAAACACAAGAATCAATGAAAGACTTAACCCCAAGTTTTGCATGTAAATATCCCGCTAAATTAATAGCCAGTTCTTCATCTTGATGCGAATGTGAAATAAAAATATATTTATCATCTTTAAATAAGTCAGTGGGAAACCATAAATTTTGTAAACTATCTCCATCTATTTTGTCGTTAAAAATCATATCTTTGATATTTGATGAAATATTTCTTTTTAAGTCGGAATACATTTCCAATCCTTTTTGATGATATTTTTCCCATGCTGATATGGAATTTTTACTTAATTCTACATTAAATCCAGAAATCATTTTTACCTCCTTTAATAGTTTGTTATGTCATTATAACACTATATATAGTATTTTGCAAACATTTTCCCCAATATTTAGTAAATAGTTTTATTTTATTGGGTAATTATGTATTAATTAATTATATTTATAGATATTCTTAGTTCAGTGGGAGAACGGCGGGCTCCAAAACCGAAGACAAAGGTTCGAATCCTTTAGAGTGTGTTCATATTGAAAAATAAAAAGAGAACAACAATATGTCCTCTTTTTTAATATCAATTATTAACTTCTACTAAGTAATCTTCATCTACAAAAAATGGCTCGGTTTTCTTATTGCACTCATAGCATAATGGAACTATGTACCATTTATTGCTTTCATGTGTTTTCTTAACGTGTGCTCCCACTTTTGCACGATTATAGCATTCCTCACATTGACAATATGTTGGGAATGGGAGTAAAGATTTATTTTCCCAATATGTTATCCAAGAGGAGCAACCTTTAGGATTTGAATATCTATCTTTTGATGTTCCGTTGATGTTTTTAACTTCAACCATTATATCATCTCCTTTTATAAGTTTGACATATTTTATCGCAATCTGTCGAATTAGTCAAGTGTAAATTGTGTAAAAGAGAATAAATATATAGCCAACTATGAGAGGATTGTTACTGTTTCGATTGCAGGTAGTTGGATTATGGATGGAAGACACGTTGAGTAGCTACTTCGTGTTATGTGGTAATCACTCACACCACTCTTCCATCTTGTTAATAAAAGTGGGTGAGAAAGTGAGTGAAATAATTATGGCAAGTAAAAAATGGACAATTCAAGAAGATGAAATATTAAAACAGGTATATGATAAAATGTCATATCCAGAACTTGTAGAAAAATATTTTCCAGAAAGAACAGTTCCAAGTGTACGAGGAAGAATAAAAACACTTGGATTAGAACCAAAAACTTTTAGATGGTCTGATGAAGATATTGCTCTACTGACAGAGAAATATGAAAATGGAATGTATATAAAAGACATTCAAAAGAATTATTTTCAACAGTTGACATTATCACAAGTAACAAGTAAAGCAAGCGTTTTACACTTAAAACATAAAGTCAGTTGTGTATGGTCGATTGAAGAAGACGAAATCCTTAAAGATAAATTTGCAAATTATACTAATGCAGAATTACATGATTTGTTCTTACCAAATAAAACTGTTCGTGCTATTGAAGCAAGAGGAAGAAAATTATCTCTCAATAAAGCAGAAATTGTATGGACTGTTGAGGAAGATAATTTATTAAAGCAAATTTATGGAACTGTAAAGAATGATGACTTGATAAATTATTTTTCAAAAACATATAGTGCAATTTTACACAGAGCTGGTGAATTAAATCTTAAACAAGATTACATTCCTTGGACTGAGGAAGAAATCTCATATCTTAACAAATACTATTCACAAGATATTTCTTTAGAAGAAATTCACAATAAATATATTCCAAATCGAACAATTTCAGAAATTACTGGTAAAGCTAATTCTATTGGTTTATTAAGGAATGAAAAACCGAGAGAATGGACTGATGAAGAAATTGATATATTGAAGAAATATTATAATACATATTCTGCTGATGTTCTGATTGAAAAATTCTTCCCTGATAGAAAAATTGGACAGATAGATAAAAAGAAAGCAGAACTTGGTTTAGTTGTAACAAATCGTTTTAGAAACGGTGAGGTATATTGGACTGAGGATAAATTAGAATTATTATTTAATGAATATCCATATATGAATACAGAAGAATTCTATAATAAATATTTTAAAGATGATATGAGCTTATCTGGCTTGTATGGGAAAATAAATAGTCTTGGTATTAAGAAAGATGAAGAATTTGTTACTGGTTGGACTTCAGAACAAGACCAATTCTTAAAAGATAATTATAGAAATATGGATTATTCTGTTTCTGACATTGCCAAGATATTAGGTAAAGATGAATCATCTGTTCAATATAGAGCTGTTAATGTATTTGGAATATATAGAAAAGATGAATTATTCTCTGAGAATGAACGAGAAATGATTCGGCAATTATATCCAAACAATAGAACAAGTGATTTTATTGATAAATTTCCTGGTCGAACTGTTGATCAATTAGAAAGATATGCTAGACGAAAGGGAGTCAAGAAAACTAAGGATTATATCAGATGGGTAACACTTGAAGGTACGAAGAATAGTATTGAAACTTCAAAGCCACAACAAATGATAAATGATTTATTGGACGAAATGGATATTAAATATATTGGTGAATACGATTGTAAATATTATTTAGTAGACCATTATTTATCTGATTATCATTTAATGATCGAGGTACAAGGTGATTTTTGGCATTGTAGTCCTCTCTTATCTAATAAATCAAACACTTCTGGTATTAGGGGAAATTTAATAAAAGATAAACGTAAACATACCTATATTAAAAATAAGTATGGAATTGAAGTTTTGTATCTTTGGGAAAAAGACATAAATGAAAATTTTGAATTATGTAAAAAACTCATAGAGTTATACATAAAAAATAATGGAAAATTAGAAAATTATCATTCTTTCAATTATGAATTGAATGATAATAATGAATTGGAACTAATAAAAGAAAAATATGTAGTTGGTTATTAAGAAGAGTATCTGTTGGTACTCTTATATTTTATTGGAATAAAAGGAGGTGGCTGTTGATTGGCTACGAAAAGTAATGCAACCGAAACGAAATTGACGGCTGCTCAACTGAGAAAGAAAATAGAAACACTTGAAGATAGAGTGCAAACTCTAAAAGATGGTGCTTGGTGTTATATGTGTGATACACATAAGGCACGAGATAAATTTTATGTCAGTACAGATCCGCTAAATAAAAGTGGGCTTACTCCTATTTGTAAAGACTGTGCACGTAAGATTGCTCTTAAAATCGGTAAGGATAAAGTCGAACACGATCCTGATAAAACTTCAGTAATTGAAGCTATGCGGTATCTTAACAAACCTTTCTATACAAAGTTATGGGATTCCAGTGTTCAAGAATCTGAGAATCTTGCGTCAGGCAAGGTTCGTTCTAATGGATACTTATCATATGTAAAAAATGTTGCTATGGGGCAATATAATGGCGATACTTTCAAGGATTCGGATATATTTAAATCTACTGTTACTGTCGATTCTCCAAAAGAAGAAACAACTGAAGAACAGTTAATTGAAACTCATGCAGGATTGGATACATATGATAGTTTCTTGAAAAACAAAGATGATGTCATTCGACTATTGAGTTATGATCCATTTGAAAAAGAAGATATTGCAGACCAACCATTTTTATATTCTCAATTATTGGGAATTCTCGATTCAAGTGAAGATGCAAATGAAGATATGATGCGCACATCTTCTGCTATTTCTATTGTTCGTGGTTTCTTACAGCAATCAAAAATAGATGATACTGTTGCTAAATTAATGAGTGATATTTCCAATATTGAACGTAATTCTGCAACAATAAAATCATTGCAAGAAAGCAAAGGTAAAATTACCTCTGTTATTACAAGTTTGGCACAAGATAGTTGTATTTCGCTCAAGCATAATAAAAATGCGAAAAAAGGTGAAAATACGTGGACAGGAAAAATCAAAAAAATAAAAGAACTTAATCTTCGTGAAGGTGAAGTCAATGGTTTTGATTTAGAAACTTGTAAAGCTATGAAACAAGTAATGGATTTGAGTAATGCGTCTATTATGAAAACACTTGCTCTTGATGAATCTGAATGGTCTGATATGGTTGCAGAACAACGACAAAAAATCGTTGATTTGCAAAGAAATTTGGATAAATATATTGAAATATCTCGTATTTTACTTAGAGAAAATCTTGACATTAAAGATTATTTAAAAGATAAAAATATATCTCTTGATATGAACTTAGTTGACTTAAATGACTTATTCTCTTGTTTCTCAGAACAAGAATCTGATGATTCAGAAAGTGAGGATGAGAACAATGAGGTTTAAAGATATTTCTGATCCGTTAGATGTGATTAAGTACGATGACCAATGTATTCAAGAGGATATTATTTATGTAAAACCTGGCACTTATGCTATGTCTTCAAGAAAAATAGATTCGTTGATAAAAATAGCATATATGCAAAAATATTATCAATGTAATCCTGTTCGATTTATAAACGACTTTTTCAATATAGAACTTTTGGATGCACAGGCATGGATAGTTCAACAAAGTTGGACTTGCCCCAATGTATTGTTGGTATGTAGCCGTGGATTTGGTAAATCCACTCTTATCGACATAATCATAATGTCAAAAAATATGTTATTTAACAACTATTGGACGTATATTGCAAGCGGTAGCGGCAGTCAGGCTGAACAAACTTTTACCACTTTGGAGAGACTTGCAAATGATAATATTGATACAATGATGGGTTCGACAGGATACATATTTAAAGCTGAAATTGAAATTAAAAATGCTGCTGGTGATGGTTTAAGTAAAGACCTTTTATACAGTAATGTATATCAAAACTCTCTCAAATCATGGGAAGTCCAGAGATGGATAATCATGAGGGTAATGCAAGTTATACTTGCGTCCTGCAACGATCACAGTTTAATTGGTAACAATTAGACATACGGGAGCTTCCTTAGGGGAAGATGGTATGATCTGAACTGCAACTATAATCTAATATATAATGAAATTGCAGAGATAGGCAGAAATGACCTATCCCTTTTTATTTTATAAAAAGAGTAACAAATTTGTTTCACACGGAAGCAATGGATTTTCATATTCAACTTATAATGGTGGGTTTACTCAAACTTTGAATTCTAATGTGGATCGAAAAAGAGGTATGAGGGGAAACGTAATTTTTGATGAGTGCGGTTTTCTCTCTGATGAAATGATGTCTGTTTATTCAGCTTTTGCAATTGTAAATAAGAGTTTTAAATCTGGTAAAGATAGAGATGGTAATAGAATTGATACTGTTCGATTAAGAGCAATCCCAAAAGAAATTCCAAACCAAAAATTCTACATATCTTCCGCTTCTGATACTTCTACAAAATATTATTCTCTTTATCGTGAATTTTCAAAACAAATGTTAATGGGTAATAAGGATTACTTTGTCGCAAATATAACATGTGAAGTACCACTCCACCCTACTATTCATGGTCAGATGATGGCACCTCTGTTTGAGAAATCTACTATTGATTCAGATATGAGAACCAATCCTGAAAAAGCCAGGAGAGAATATTTTTGTGAATTCACTACTGACGCTGGAAGTGATGCAATTATTAGAAGAGGAGTTATTACACGAAATGAAGAAGTTCGTAAACCGCTTCTTTACAATGATACAGTCGATAAGAAATTTGTCATTGCATATGATCCTGCCAGAAGTCGTGACAATTCAGTTATTCTTGTTGGAGAAATATATAATTTTGAACAAGTTGATGGAAGTATTGATACAAGAATGCGACTTGTAAATTGTATTAACTTAATAGACGTAGGAAAGAAGATTAAGTCTCCTATGCAAACGCCTGATCAGATTGAATATTTAAAGAAAGTTATTCTTGATTACAACGGTGGTGCTGATGCATATGGAAATATTATTGGAATTTATATAGATGCTGGTTCAGGCGGTGGTGGTGTTAATATTGCTGATTATCTCATGCCAGATTGGACGGATTCTGCTGGAATAGTCCATAGAGGATTGATTGATAAAGAATATTCTGCTGATTACGTCAAAAAATTTCCTAATGCGGTAGATAAGATTCATCTCATGTCTCCTACTGCTTTTAAATCAGAAATGTATGAAGCAATGATTGAGTTGATTAACCAAGATAAAGTTAGCTTTACTGCCCCATATGATAATAAAGGATATTTAACTGTTTTTGATATTGACGAAGAAAAACTCTCTCAAGCAAGAGAAAAGATAACAAAAGAACTTAAGAAGGAAAAACTCAATGAGAAAGAATTTGAAAGTCGTTTAAATGATGAACTTGGGAAAATTCAATCAGTTAATACAAAAATGGTAAAACTTGATTGGCAAGATGAAATCGCTCTTGCTAACATGGATGCTTTAAAAGAAGAATTAGTAAATATGGTTCGTAAGAAGCGTGAATCAGGGAAAGATTCATTTGAACTTACACCAGAAAAAGCAAATAAGCTCCATGATGACAGAGCATACACATGTTGTATGGCTTCTTATGCTCTTATGTGTGAGCGTAGAAAAGCTATTACTCAAAAGAAGCGTCCTGAAACAGATTCAAAAACTCTTCTATCTAAACTCCCTATCCGTCAACCATCACATTCATCATCGTTCTCAAAACGATTCTAATTAAATCACAAAAATTCACACATAAAATTTAAATAAAAAATCTCAAAGAAAAGGAGGTGTTTACTACATAAATGGCACGACCAAAAAAAGAGATGTCAGAAACATCTCCTAAAACAACTACTACCAAGCGACAACCTACGGCTGCTGAACGAAAACAGTATATGGAAAAGCTTGAAGCACAGAAACAAAAATTTGCCGAAAGTAAACAGGCATTTAAACAAGTTCGTGATGTAACTAAGACAGTTCGACAGACGACCATTAGTTCTTATAGTAAAGATGATGTCATTAGATATTTACAGAACATAGACAGCTATGAATCTGAATTACGTGGATTATCACGTTATCTTTTTTATCGTTCTCAGGTCTATTTCAGATTGATTATGTATAACGCTACAATGTTTGATCTGAATTCAAGATATGTTGTTCCTACATATAATCCCATTGAAGATAATGACAAAGAAGCAATTCTAAAAGATTATTACGAAACATTACAAGTCTTAGACAGGATGGATTTACAGAACAGCCTACTTCCTATGTTAATCAATAATTTTATCGAAGATGTTTATTATGGTTGTTGTTGGATAGATGAGACAGGTATTTTCATATTAAAAATACCACCTGAATATTGTAGGATTTCAGGAAAATATTTCACAGGTGATTTTTCATTCAGCGTGGATATGAGTAATTATAAAAAATTTGAAGATATTCTTGATTTTCTTGGAGAACCATTAAGTTCAATGTATAAAGCTTATGGTGGAGATAGTAAAAACAAATGGCAACCTATGCCAGATGAATATGCTTTGTGTACAAAGTCAAGAATGGAGTCTTGGGAAACAATTGTACCAATTTACAGTGGACTATTCATCGACTTAATTGGGTTGCTTAATTTAGCTGATGTACAAGCTGTAGCAGATGAACAACAGATTTATAAATTGATTACTGCTACTATTCCAACATTATCAGGTGCAACAGATCCCGATGCATGGTCAGTTAATATTGACTTAGCTGTGGATTATTACAACAAGATGGTTGAAAGTTTACCTGATTATGTAGGTGCTGCAATTACCCCTATCCCACTTGATACTATTTCATTCTCTGATGACCAGTCTACTGACACAACAAAAGTTCAAAAGGCAACAAAGGAAGTTTTAAACACTTCTGGTGGGGCACAGATTTTGAACTCTTCTACTATTAGTGGAGCTGAAGCATTTCGTTCGGCGACTCGTGCTGATACAGAATTTGCAATTTCAGCATTACTTGGTCAGATTCAAGGTTGGACAAATCGTATGCTTGGCTATCAAGTTTCTAATCCTGCTAAAGTAAAATTCTTTGAAGTATCAGCATATACCAAAGACGCATTTAAAGAATCATTGCAAAAAGATTTACAGTATGATGCAACAAAGATTCTTGCAATCAATGCACTTAATGGTATTAGTGAATTAGATACATTATCACTCGCATTCTTAGGTAATGACATTCTTGATTTACCAAATAGATTTAAGGTTCTTACTTCTGCTAATACAGTTTCAAATAGCTCTGATGGAACAAAACCAGAGGTTTCTGATACACAGATTTCAGATGAAGGAAGTGAAACTCGTGACCAGAATAAGAACGATAATTAGGAGATAAAAGGATGAAACAGAATTTTATAAAAACTACAGATGTCTCTACTGCCGAGAAATTATCTTCTCTTGGTTTTCAGAGAATAGATATTACGAATGGTATTTATACCTTTTTGAATTCTGGAAAAATTCAGTTTTCAAATGATGATATAGATAAAAGAAAAATTCAGTATAGCAATATGCTGAGTATTTAGCACTCTCCTATCTGAGTGCTTATTAATAATTCAGAAAGGAGGAAATAATGCAAAAGAAATATTTTACAATCGAAGATTTAATTAGTTTCTGCAAGCATAAGAAAATGTACAATTTTTCTTCAAAGGAATCTGGTAAACCACTTTATGTACAAGCAATTCAAGATTTTTCTTCTACTGATATAGAAAAAGCAGAAGATAATAAATTATATGCTAAAGTGCGTGTTTGCCATACATTACTTAATCGTAATGGTAGTTACATATCTGAAGATTCTATGAAGGCTGCAATGCCAAGTCTAAAATATTCTCCACTGCTTGCAAACATTCATCAATTGGATGACGGTTCTTGGGATTTCCATTCTCACGATTACCATATAGAAACAGACGAAAATGGTAATGAAATAACTGTATATGATGAAAAACAGGTTGGTACTTTTACATCAGATGAACCTTATCTCGAATATGACAAAGATATGGATAAAACATATGTCGTTGCTCGTGTAGCAATTCCAGAATCATATACTCGTTGTGCAGACATCATTCGTGAAAAAAATGGAACAAAGGTGAGCTGTGAGCTGATTGTATACGAGTGTTCATACAATGCAAAAGAAAAATATCTACAATTAGATGATTTTGAATTTGCAGGATGCACTTGCTTGGGAGCTGAGAAAGATGGAACACCTATTGGTGAGGGGATGCTTGGAAGCAAAATTACGCTCGAAGATTTCAGTGAAGAAAATAACAGTCTAATTAAATTTAACGAAAAAATGGTTGAATTACAAGCACGACTTGAAAAATTAGAGACTGCTTGTTTTGACAATAAAAATAATTCTAAGGAAGGAGGAAACAACGTCAATATGAATAAATTTGAAGAGTTATGTCAGAAGTATGGAAAGACAGTTGATGATATTACGTTCGATTATGAAAATATGTCAGACGAAGAATTAGTTGAAGCATTTGTAAAAGCATTTGATGATACTGATACTACTGATGGCACTACAGATAATACTTCAACGGAAGATACTCCTTCTACAGACGAGGGTGTAGAACCAACTAATGATGAATCAACTGAATCTACTAAAGATGATAGCAAGGAGGATTCAACTACAGATGAATCAACTACTACTTCATCAGATGATGATGAAGCCAAGAAGAAAGTAGATAATTCTGTATCTAATAATACTGTCGAATATTCATTTGTGAAAGATGGAGAAATTAAAAAGTTTGCTGTATCTTTACAGGATAAAATCTATGCTATTCAGGATTTAGTAAACGCTACATATGCAGAGGCAGATAATACATATTATGGTGTCACTGTTTATGATGATTATGTAATCATGTGTGATTGGTGGTCAGGAAGATATTATAAGCAGACTTATGATTCTAAGGAAGACAACTATTCTCTTACTGGTGACAGAGTTGAAGTATATGTTGAGTTTGTTACTGCTGATGAGCAGAAAGAACTTGATGATATGCGTTCAAATTATGCTGAATTAAAAGCATTTAAGGAAACTGTAGAGAAGAATGAGCTTCATGAAAAGCGTGAAAAAATTCTTGCAGACGAGAGATACGAATCTATTTCTACAAAAGATAAAGAAGGAAATTTTGTGAATAAAGATTTTGCTGAACTTTATAAGAATATGGATAACTATTCTCTTGCTGAACTTGAAACACAGGTTAAGGTAATCCATTCTGATTTTATTGCAGAACATTCAACTTTCTCTTCATCAACAGAGGAAAAGAAATCAACTTCTAAGAAGCAATTCGCTAATCCATCTAAAGTTGTTAAATCAAGTAGATATGGAAAATTATTCCAAAACAAATAAACAGAAAAATTAAATAATCATTTTTTGTTAGGTCGCTTTTATAAAGCGGTCTTTTTTATTTTTATCAAATTTTAAGGAGGAAAAAATAATGGCTTTACGTTATTCAATTGAACAGCATCATGTTTGTTTCCCTACTAAAGTCCTTTCTGAGCGTGTAGGTAGAACATTAAACATGGTAATTAAGACAGATACAGACAATGGTACTGTATGTGGAAAAGGTAAATATGTATCTTTTGATCAGTATGAGGTCGCTGATGCACCTACTACTTTTGAAGGGGAAATTCTTGAGCAGGCTGCTGATGGAAACTGGTATGTAGAAGTTAAGAAGATTGATCCTAATGCACCAGCAATTTTAATTTATGAAGTTCCTACTATTGCAGAAAATTATAATTCTAAGTTTACAGCTACTTCTAATTTCTTCAACGAAGCAAGTGCAAGTAGAACAAAGACTGTTAGAGGTTTTGTTCTCGGTGTAACAGATGTATACGAACTTAGTGCAGATGCATTTGATGGTACACCAGTAGCAGGTAAAAAGGTAACAATCGAAGCTGGTAGCCAGAAACACAAGGTCGCTATCGCATAAGAAAGGAGGATAAAATATAATGAGTAGAATGAATTTTAGCACACATGTAATGAATGTGTTTAATGATATGAATACATCTTATGATGAAATTAAGAACCTTATGTTTGATTTATATAAGGGAGAACTCGATGAGGGTATTTCTAAAAAGGATGCCGAGGACAAACTTCGTGAAATGTCTCTCAAGATCTTTGGTTTAACAAAGGATGCCAAGAAGAGAGAACGTATTCGTGCATATGAAGAATTCGGTAGACAGTTCTTCAATGTTATCGAGGAGGTAACAGATTGGACAGTATCTACAGGTCTTAAAGAGAATGAGTGGTTTAATGAGCTTGTAAACTATAGAAATCTTAATGATGGTGATGAGAACTTATTCAAGAATGAGCATGAGGAAGTAATTCTTTCTGTAGCAAGAATGGGTAAGAGACACCATGATACAATGCTCCAGAGATTACCAGAAGGTGAGACATACTCAGTTGAGACTGACCTTTATGGTGCTGCTGTTGGTGCTGATATTGATAAGTATTTAATTGGACAGGAAGATTGGACAAAACTTATTGATGCTATCACAAAGGCATTCGTTGTTATGGTTCAGGATCTTATCTTTGCAGAAGTTCTTAATGCTCCAAAGAAGCTTCCTGTACAGACAGGTTTCGTTGAAACTGGTGCTTTAAATACACAGAACAGAGGCAAGTTCAACAAGGTACTTCAGAATGTATCTGTTGCAAATGACAATGCAGAAGTTGTAATTATGGGTACTATGGTAGGTCTTCAGGAACTTGAAAATCTTGTAAATGTAAACTGGATTGCCGCTTCTCAGAAGGAAGCCGTTGCATCTATGGGTAGACTTGGTAACTATGGTCGCTATCGTCTTGTTGAGATTCCTCAGAGATTCGCAAGAAATGATGTAACAAAGACTATGTATGATGATAATACACTTTGGATTTTTGCTTCTGGTGATAACAAGATGGTTGATATGGTCGATGTTGGTGAGACAATCATTGATGAAATTACCGACAGAGGTGAAGCTAATAGCAACATCGCAGACCTTATGAAGTACGAAGTACAGAGAGAGCTTGGTGTTGCTACTCGTCTTGGTCGTTACTTTGGTCAGTGGAAGATTTCTCAGGACTAATATAATACAACACTTATATAGGAGAGTATTTTTATACTCTCCTATTTTATATGGAAAGAAAGGAAACAAATATGGCTTATACAAAGAAAACTGTTACTAAGACAGAAGAAACAGTTGAAACAAAAGCAACTGAAAAGCCAAAGAAAACTTTTACTGATTCTGACTTTATTTTATGTCGTTCAGTATGTTTTGGCGGTTTAAATATTACATGTCCATCTGGTAATACATATGAATTTAAGGATTATGGAAAGACTTGCGAAATTAACTACAGAGATTTAGTTACTTTGATTCGTAAGGGCTCTGACCATATTTTCTTGCCTAGATTCATTATTGAAGATGATGATTTGTTAGCTGATTTTCCTTCAGTTACAAAAGTATATGACAATATGTATACAGCAGAGGACTTATTAGAAATTTTAGATTTACCTAATAGCAGAATGAGAACGGAAATTGAAAAACTTCCTATCGGTGCAAAGGATGTACTTTGTCAGATGGTTGCAGGTGAAATCGCAAATGGACATCTTGATAGTATTTCAAAGGTAAGAACCTTAAGTGAGATTTTTGATTCTGATTTTGATTTGATTAGTAAATTATTCGTTAAGTAAAGGAGGCTCACAATGACGCTTCCATACGAAACAATTTTTTCACGAACAAGAGGACGAATTTCAGATTCGAAAGAACTCTCTCTTGACGAAAACGATTTGCTTGAAATTTATACAGAGCGATTAAACAATGTAATCTCTAATCCAAGGGTGCGTAGATTATTCTCTTCTCTCACACTCGATGATGAAATTCAACAGTTGGATTTTGAACTGAATAATTCAGTAGACAAAACTGCTGACATGAATTTTGTCGTAGGAATTCTTGTACTTGGAATGACGATTGAGTGGTTACAGCCGCAGGTTGATTCTATTATGCACACATCAGTAATGATAGGTGGCAAGGAAGAAAAGAAGCTACTCGACAATCATAAAAATATGATTGACCGTCTTGATTCCATGAAAACTGAATTGAATAAACGTATTCGTGATTACGGATATATGTATAATTCTTATATTAATACGGAGTCCTAATATGCAATACATATATGGAGACTTCACAGACAAGCAAATCAATGAAGCAGTTCGTGCAATGCATGGTGATATTCACAAACTACTGCTCTATAAGGACAAGACAATTGAAGAGAAAATATTTGAAGATGACGAAGCTTTTCTCGTCTTCTTTGAAAACGTTATGTTTAAACTAGGTGGCACAAAAACCTTATTTAACGACAACGGAATTATGGTAACTCTTATGGCAACTTTACAAGGTGCTATGGACAATTTCAAGAGTGACCATTTTAGTTATAGAAAATTCCGTAGAGCAATCTTAGATTCTCACGGATATATAAAGCAGATGTTTGAAGGAGGTGCTGGTGATGCCAAGCTTACAGACAGCAAGGCGTATCGCTAACGCCAAAACAAATAATGCAAAAACAATTGGTCAGATTTATAAGGAACAGTCTGATTTTATAATGGAGGAAACTTTTTGGAACGACCCACAATCTAAAGTTGGTTATATCTATGATTATATGCACGATGACCAACCAGATATAAAAGACCATATGACTTACGAAAATACAATAAAAACTCGTATTGATGTAAAGTTGATTGTAAAATCATATTCTTCACTAGACCAAGACCAACCAGAGTTCTATTGTCAATTCAGACCTTCCCAAAAACTTGAGTTTGAGGAAGACGATGAACTGTATTATTTTGAAACAGAATACCGCAAAAGGTATGGGGTTGAATTTCCGATTGGAATGATGCTGGATTTACCAGACGATAGAGGAGTTTATAGAAAGTGGTTAATTTGTGAACGAGAATTAGCAAATCAATTTCCAAAATATCTCATTTTGCCGCTTGATTATCAGTTTATGTGGATCGAAAAGGACGGCAATAACATCTATAAGCGAAAAATGTGGGGTGTAAATAGAAGCCAGAAATCGTAAAATGTATGCGCTTCATACTGGAAACAGTGTGTCGAAAGTTTTCTTATGCTGGAAGTTTACAATGCCAATTACACTACAACATAAGGATGAAATAAGCCTAAGTGTGAACGTTGTCGAAAGACAGAAAAAAGTAATTGGATGGCATATGCTGAAATAAAAACCAATATAACATTGGTGCTAAGTGCTATTAACAAATAATAATCAGCTGCGAAGCCTCGAATAGAGGAACGTTCAACGAGCAAAGACTCAAGTGAGTTAATGGAAACCACCTAAGTCATTCTTTGATGATACGGTGTTGATGTGCTCTGACCTTCTATGGAGACATAGAGAAAATAAAATTATAAATAGAAAATTAGTTAACTAGATGGGATAGTGGTTCACAAACCACTTCTCCTTATTATTAATAAGTAGATTGCCGTCTTTTATAATTTTATCTTTATTGACTTAACGAATCAATAAAGTAACACAACTGATACTATTGGCATCTACAGTGACCACAATTTTACACGTCCAGATAATCAGTCAAAAGCATTCTTGCCACTTAATCCTATAACTGAAAATCTTTGGTATACCAAAGAAGATAACAAAAATATGAGAATGGTAATTTCAGCGAATACTAAACACCCAATAGTGTGGACATTAACTAAGCTTGAAAACGCATCTCCACTTGGAATTCAAACTCTTACTTTTTATCAGAATTATTGGAATGAACATACTGATTATATCGAAAAAGATTCTGATGGAAATATTGTTGGTATGTGGGCTGATTATTTCAGTTCTGAAATCATTCCGACTGACCCACCTACTCCGTCCCCTATTCTATCTTCTATTGCAGCCAAAATCTCAACTTCAGCTTCCACAATCAAAGTTGGTGGTAGTTATAAATCTCTCACTGTAAATTTATTCAATGATTCAAATGAAGATATTACAACTGAATATGTGGATGCGGAGTTTACATGGGTTTGTAGTATAGGTGATGAAGATTGGACAGATAAAGTGGCTTGGAGAAATGGTACAGAATTTAATCAGATGAAAGTAAAGTTTCCTAGTGACAGCTCTGTTCTCAATAGAATTTTATCTATTAAGTGCGTAATCACAATAGATGATAAATCTGTTGAGTCAGAAGTTTTACAATTGGAATTAATTGAATAAGGAGGTGTTTTATGGCTGAAAAATTAATAACAAAAAATGATTTACTTAATAAACTTCGAGCTTATAGAACTACTCCTGATGATGATGTAATTCTATACAAGCAAAAAATTAAGAATGCCTTGCTATCAAATCCATGTTTATTATATGCTCTCAATGATGCAAAATTAGAGTCTGAATTATTTGATGATGATGGAAACATCAATTGGGAATGGAATGAAGAAATAAAGCAATATGAACCACTTGGAGAATGGGATAGATATTTTGGAAGTGACTCTCTAATTCGCCCTTTTTTATTTATTCCCAATACACAAACAACAGTCAAATGTTATATATGTTATCAAGTAGGATTTAACGATACAGTTAGATACCAGCCAGGATTAAAAGAAACACAAGTTACTTTTACTATCTTCGTACATGGAGATGATCGTATGGATAAAAATACTGGTATCCCAAGACACGACCTTATTGCTTCTATATTAAGGGAGCGATTTGCATGGTCAAATATATTTGGTATGCAAACACATCTTGTACAAAATTATGAATCCACAACAGATAATAATTATGTAACTCGCACTCTTGTGTTCCAACTTACAGATTTGAATAGTAAAGTTCAAACACCTTATGGAGGACAACCCCAGATGGTGAACTATCAGTTAAGGTGGTGATATCATAGCACAACAAAATACTGATATATTAGATGGGCTTCAAGCGGCGGTAATAGCTGAGGCACAAAAGAAACAAGAAGACAAACAAGAATATAATTTTGACCCACTTAAAATGTACTTTAAAGAAGATTATTTCGTTAAAGGGATTAGAATTACACAGCCGACTATAGGTGATATTCTTACAATGGGTGAATCAAAATTTTACATAGGTCTTTCTCCTTTTCTATACAATTCTACTACTATTCGTGTAAAACTATGGGATTTACCAAAGCGAGTAGATTGGTGCAAAGTCAAGGATATTGAAGTATTTAATATGCTTAAAAGTATCTTTGCTATTGATGACTCAGCAGTTCGATTATTATTTCCAGATTATAAAATTGAATATATGGAGCTGAAACCATATCAAGACGAAGGTTCAACAGAAATTAAGTTATGCTTATACGACCATGAAAACGATTTTTATTTAAGAGAATCCGAATATATGGAAATAGCTGAATATATCAGAACCTTGCTTAATATCCATCCAAAAATAGAAAAAGCAAAAGGAAAGACGACAAAACAATGGATGATAGATGAAGACAGAATGAATTTTGCACAAAGAGAAGCTCAGAACACTTCTTCTCTTCTGCCTCTTATATCTGCTTGTATTAATCATCCTGGTTTTAAATACAAATTACAGGAACTTAGAGATGTTGGAATTTATGAATTTATGGATTCCGTACAAAGATTGCAAATATATGAATCAACTCGTGCTTTAATGGGAGGAATGTATTCAGGTATGTGTGATATGTCTAAAGTTCCACAAGAACAATTTAATTTCATGAGGGAAATTAAATAACTTTAGTAACTTGAGCGATTTGTAGTCGCTCTTTTTTAATACAAAAAATAACATTAAGGAGGAATTATTATGGCATTTAAATTAGGTGACGTAATTATTGACCGTTTACAGTTCGGTTATGGTGCTACACAGACAAAGGCTCTTTATGCACTTACACAGTTGACAAATGCAACTATTGATATTACTGCTGATTCTACAGATATCAAGGATAAGGACGGAAATTTAATCTACAGAAAGTATACAGGTAAGAATGGCGAAATTACAGCTACCAGTGCGTTTATGAATCTTTCTGTAATTGAAGCTATTTCTGCAACAGATGCTGAAATAGCTTCAGATTCTAATACAATTATTATGCCTATCTTCAAGATTGTAAACGCAGGAGAAACATTAGATATTACAGACGCAGTCGAAGATTCATTTATTGTAAATGCACTTTCTGCTAATGGTTCTCTCGGAAAGGCATATACTAAGGGTTCAGCTGCTTCTGCTACAGAATTCAAGGTAGACACAGAAACCGACCATAAGTTAACATTACCAACAGACCCAGAGGAAACTCAGTACCTTGTTAAATTCAAGAAGAATGTTAAGAGTGGTGCTAAGATTACAATTTCTGGCGATAAGTATCCAAAGGCTCACGAATTATATTTCAAGGCTCTTGCTGTTGATAAGTGTGATGTTAACAGTTATCGTGCTTGTATTATTCATGTTCCATCATTTATTCCAAGTCCAGAAGTAAGTCTTGCCCTTCAGGGAGGAGATTCACAGACCATGGATTATAAGGGTTCAATTCTTACTAATGCATGTGCTACAGCTCAGGACATGGTTGAAATTTACTTTATCGATGAGGAAGAAGAAGTTTAATATTCATAATAACTATATAGGGGTGGCGTTAAAACCACCCTTTTATTATGTTAAAGGAGTTAAGAATAGATGAATAAAAACGATTTAAGAACTTGTTGTGTTTGCCATACTCAGTATTCTTATTGTCCTGTTTGTAATCCAGAAGATAGAAATAAGCCTACTCTTTATTTTGCTTATTGCAGTGAAAATTGTAGAGATATTTATAGTGTTACTTCTGCATATGAAGATGGACTTATGAGTGATATTGAAGCAAAAAAGAAGTTAGAAAAGCTAGATTTAAGTAATAAGGATAATTTTGGTGAAAGCTATAAAAAATCTATTGCTTCTATTATGAAGGCAAAAACACAGGTAGTTAAGAAAGAAAAGATTAAGACAGATGTTAAGTCTGTTAATAAAAATATTATTACAAAAGGTGAAGAAAATACCGAGAGTAATGTTGAATAGTGATTTAATTAAGGGATTATAACATACCACTATTCAATGTTGTAATCCCTATTTTTTACGCTATTTAATTAAGGAGTAAAAAGGAATGATAAAAACAAATTTAAAACCGAGAGACTATTCTATGCACGAAGTTGTAAGGATAGTTAATCCAAAACAATATTTATTATATATAAAAAATGGAGTATATCCAACGGATATGTATACTAGCATTGACGAAGATACGGATAATATTATTTTAGTTGCTGTATTCTTAAAAGAAGATACAACAGAAGTTTATAAAAAATGGTGTGATAGAAAATTAAGATGATAAATAAACGAAAAAACATTTAGAGATTTAAGTGTAATATTCATTATTTTATTAGGCAAAAGGAAGTGAAAATAAACGAAAAGTATAAAACTAATTATAGATAACTCTAGTTTAGAGGATTATGAAAAATACTACTTTAAAAAACATCCACGAGCATCAAAAAAGCCCATAGCAAATCCTTATCATGAATCGATAAATCAATGGATGATAATGAAACGACCCATGATGAATGCTTTAAAACAAAAGTGGAAAGATTTTATTTGCTACTTTATTGATAATCAAGGTTATACTAACCTACATATTGAAGAATGTGATATCCAAGTGAAAACATATTATAAAACAAATAGAAGACATGACGTAGATAATTCTATTATAAAGTTCATCTTGGATGGATTTTCAGAAAGTGGTTTTATTGTAGATGATGATTCAGAACATGTAAAATCATTATTATTAGAATGTTATGTAGACAAAACTAATCCACGAACAGAGATAACTATAAATATTATAAGATAAAAAGGAGATTGAAAAATATGAAAATTAAGGAATTTGTAAACAGATATAATGTGCTTGAAACTATTGAAGCAAAAAATAATTTTATCCAGAATAATTTAACAGTAAAGGAATATCTTCCTTTTATTAATAAAACCGCTTTAGCTGAGAATCTTGTTGATTTATCAGTATATGAACACGAAAATTACATAGATGACAACGGCAATACTCAGCGTAGAAAGACTGGAAATATTAAATTAGATTCTGTTGGTCAGTATTTACTTTTTAATAGAACAATTATTGAATACTATACAAATCTTGAGATTGAAACAAAAGGCTTCTACGAAGAATATGATATGTTATGTCAGAGCGGTATTATGGAACAGATTGCAAATTTAATTCCAAAGGAAGAAATTAATGAACTTAAAACAATTATAGACTTTAAAAGAAGTGATACCATTGCAAATGCTTATGAAACTCATAGCTTTATTAGTAATCAAGTTACTAGATTTGGAAATCTTATTGGAGTTACTTTAAAGCCATTTGCTGAGAGGATTGCAAATGAAATAGAAAATATGGACGAGTCTAAAATCGAAAAACTTGGTAAGAGTCTTGAGAAGGTATTCAAGAGAGTTAGATAGCTTATATTAGAAGGGATGAGTAAAATGATAACTGGTATTATATTTGGATTAATCTCTGGGGTTATTCTTTCATTGTTTAATGTAGATAAAATCTGTATAGAAGTATTACAGCCCTTCACTTCTATTGAGTTAACAGAAGCTCATTATTATTTTGTCTTCGGAGCATTAGGATTAATATCTTTTGTTTTTAATGGTAATACTTTTTAAATTATATAACTAGATTTGATAAAATCGTTAATTTTATAAAGAAAGATACTTCTAGGAGGTGTGATTATGAAAATTGAGAATGAATTTTATGTTCTAATCAAATTAGGCACAAGAGATAAAAATACGTTTAGATCAAAAGTAGGTATTGGAGATATTGATACAGATACCGTATTTTTAGGAAAAGATGACGAATTCGTAGATGATATCCGAAGTGCTATAAGAGCTGTAAATAAGAAAACAGCAATGATGTTAATTCAGGAATATGAAAGCAAGCATAATTATGAGAAATCTGGTTTTTGTCCCTATTCTTGTCACAGAAAAGATTATATGGTAGAAAAATACTGGGATAATATATAAAACTTTTTCATGGAGAGTGTGAAATATCACTCTCCTATTTTATTGTAAAAATTTGGGAGGTGATTGAGTGGCAATTCGAGCAAGTGGTTTAAAAATAAATGATAAGGAATTAAAAAAATTCGCAGATAGAGTAATTGAAAAATATGTTAAAAGATACATTTCTGCTGGAAATAAGGCTCAAAAAGAAATAAGGGAAAAGTACACCATAGATTGGTTTTTGAATAAATCAACTACTATGGTGGATGCATTGGATTATACACATAAATTGATTCAAAAGGATGGTAAAGCCTATTTATATTTCACCTCTTATGTAAATATGGGAAGGTTTGAAATGGCAAACATATTCAATCGAGCTTCAATTTACAATTGGGCTAACAGATATAATGCTGGAATAAATCCATCACAATACTTATTAGACTTGCAATGGAATCAAGGTATACACGGCTTGCCAAGAGAATGGACTAGACCAAACTATCGTTTTGGGCAGTCATGGAATGATGGTGTTTCGCATTGGTACAACCCTTATTACAACCAAGGAATGCCAATGAGTTCTTATGTGAAGTTAGGATTTCACAAAGAATGGGAAACAACTGTTAATAAATATTTAAAAAGATAAACAAAGGAGGTTTTTATGCCAGATACAGGAATGGGTGCAGGTGTAGGTGCTGCCTTTACAGCCAGTATTGTAATTGACAAGAACGATTTAATTACACAGGCTTTAAAACAGCTTTCTACTGCACAGAAAGAATTAGAAAAGAATAAGTTAGAAATTTACTTTGACTTATCCAACAAAGATTTAGGCAAGAAGTTAAAAGAATACCAGAAACAATTAGCTTCAGCTGATTATACAATAAAAATTAAGAATGATGGTATTGAAGAAACCTATAAGAGTTTAGATAAATTACTTGAAGTTGTTAAGCTTATTGCATCAGAAAAGCCTTTTGGTACGGGGTTTGGAGATATCAATACAGAGAATGCTACCAAACAGATTAGTAAGTTAGAAACAAAAATATCAGAACTTACAAAGAAATATGAGACATTAGAGAAGAAATCGTCTTCTGTTGGTAAGAAGAAAGTTTCTGGTAAGAATGTTAATCTTGTTGATAATAAAGAATTCAAAAAATTATCTGAAAGTTTTGAAAAGGTTAAAGGTGAAGTTGATGATTTAAAAAATCACTTTGGTTCGGTTAATGGAGACCAGTTTACTAAGTTAGGAGAACAAGTAAGCGGATTATCTACAAAATTTAATGAACTTATTAGTAAATATCATGAATTATCAAATGCCCAGAAGGCACTCTCCTCTACTCCACAAGCTAAGTCAGCTATTCCAAGTGGAAATTCAAACCAGAAGAAAGACGCATTTCAAAGTAAAAATAGCAATCAGAAATCTCAAGAAATTAAGAAAAATTTAGAAGTAGTTGCTCAATCTGAAAATAAGGTTCGACAAGAGGCTATAAAAACTGATAAAGCTATTAATAATATCAATTTTGTTCCTAATACAGAAGGATTCGATGAAATAGTTTCAAAATTTAAGTTGCTTCGAGAAGAAGCCGAACAAATTGTAAAAATTACCAAAACAACTCGTCAAGCAGTAGATGGAACTTTTAGTACATCATATACTGCTAAATTAAAGAATGGTAGTACATACAATTTAGATGGAAATAGACAATCTCAAATGTCGAGTGCTAATGAGGTCATATATAACTCAGCAGAAAGAGAAAAACAAATTTGGGAGGAACTTTCCTCTGAGTTAAATAGATACGCAACACTTCAAAAAAAGATTGCAAGAGGCACTGCTTTAGAATCTGAAAAAAATGAAGCAAATGAATTATTAAAAACTATTTATAAATTACAAAGATCAGATATCTTATCGCCAGAAAAATTAAACGCTTCAAATAAAAAACTTAGTCAAATTCGCCAGTCTTTTAAGGATATTCGAGCTAATGTAGAAAAGAATACGACAAAGAGTTTTCAGTCAAAAATTGAGACTGCCATTTCTAACGCACAGAAGAAATATGATGAATATTCTATTGTCCAAAATCGTGAAGACTTCCATCCAAGCACAAAATTTACAACTACTCTTTCTACTTTGGGTTCTCAAATTAAGCAATTAAAAGAAAAAGCAGAAGCATTTTCTAAACAAAAAATTACCACAGAAGAACAACGTAACGAAGTTGAAAAGTTGATTCAAACTATTGAGAAAACAGAAACTGCATTAAAGAATATGCCTGCTGCTGCAAAAGGTGTAAATAATATGTCTATTGAAAAAGTAATAGATAGAATAAATAAACTTTTAGAGGACAATACTCGTTTTTCTAGGGCAGCAAAAAAAGAGCTCAAAGGTTTAATAACATTAGCAAAATCTGGCAGTGCAAGCGCCAACGTTATAACAACAAGAATGTTGGAAATTAAAAATGCTGAAGTAGCTGCTGGTAGAGCTGGTAAAAGCTTTTTTGATATTTTTAAGAGTAAAACTTTCTATGGGTTTATAGGTCAGGTGCAAAGTTATTTAAGCATGTATGTAGGTTTCTATGGAATGGTAAATGCTGCTAGAAACACTATTACTACAATTACAGAACTTGATACTGCTTTAGTTGACTTAAAAAAGACAACATCAATGAATACAACTGAGTTAAATCAATTCTATTTTGATTCTAACAAGGTTGCTAAACAGATGGGTGTAACAACACAAGAAATTATATCACAAGCATCAGCTTGGTCTAGGCTTAATAAAATAGGTCTCCTATATGGTGACATATAGGCAAACAGTTAGCTCAAAACGGTGGAACTCCTGAGAAGGACAATACCGTGGGGAAAGAAAGCCTTTGATAAATATAATAATTTATTGAAGAAACTAACTCCGTAACGACCACACTGATATAAGAGATTATATCGGGTATGCTAACATTGTGTATCATAATAGTATACACAATAAGGTATGGTCTGGTCTGCAAATATAATCTAATAACGAAATTGCAGAGATAGGCAGAAATGACCTATCCCTTTTTATTTTATAAAAAGAGTAACAAAACGAGGATATTCTACAAAAGAACAAAGTGAAACCATGGCTAAATTAAGCTCTCAGTTTGCATCTATTTCTCCTGGTATGGGTGTTGATGAAGCGCAAGAAGGTTTAGTCAGCATTATGCGAGCTTATGATGTAGATCCGAATGATGTAAAAGAACAAATTATGGATAAGGTAAATGTACTGGGTAATAATTTTGCTGAATCTAATAAGGATGTTGTCGAAGGTTTAAAACGTTCGGCAGCAGCTATGGCAGCTATGAATCAGTCATTCGAAGATACAGCCGCTTTATTTACAGGTGGTATGGAAATTTTACAGGACGCAGAGTCTATGGGTACTGCATTACGTACACTTTCCATGAGGATTCGAGGTAAACTATCGTCATTGCCTCCGTATACAGTAATGTATATGCTATGTTCCTAATAATTACATAGAAGTGACTCAAATCGGTGAAACACAAGAGATTGCCAACACCGAGGGGAAAGAAAGCCTTTGATAAATATAATAATTTATTGAAGAAACTAACTCCGTAACGACCACAGAAATATAAGCAATTATATTCCGTATGTCACGCCCTATCAAGAAATTGAGGGATAGGTATGGTCTAATCTCACACTATAATCTATTAAACATAAAATGTGAGAGTTAGCCAGAAATGACTAACCGCCATAAATTATTATGGTACGTAGGGTTGTTCTGCCCGAAAGTAATATATTGTATGACGAAGAAACAGAACAATTATCAGATGATTTAGTTAATGTTAAGGGCGAAGTTGCCGATTTAACAAAAACTGCGAAAAATACACAAGGTATCTCATTATTTACGGACGCCTCTCAAAAGAATTATAAACAAATGGTTCAATATCTTGGAGAAATTGCTGATGAATGGGATCAAATTTCCGAAAAGAATCAGACTGAACTCCTTCAGAAACTTTTTGGTAAAAACAGGGCTAACGAAAGCGTATGCCCTTATGTACAGAAATGTGCATAATAGGACACATCTAAAACCAGTAAATCCTAAAACTCTATTACTACAATATGACTGAAATAAATCATATGAATGTAACGAAAGTAAAACAACAATAGAGATTCTATATGGTCAAAAGCCTAAGTAGAAATTTTACCAATTTTATATAAATTGGGAATGGTAGCTTGGTCGCAAAGTTCCGAATAGGAATGTGTCAAACGACTATCCTCTTATGAGGAGGCGAAAGCCTTAATGTAGGGTGCAAATCGCAAATGGCACTCGAAACGGTGTGCTTGCTACTCTTTTATTTAGAGTGTGAGTAAGAAATAGTCTGACCTTCTATCGAAAGATAGAGATGATATTGATATAAAAAGAGAATATATCAATATCTGATGAAGTGTTGCGTACTTCATTGAACATATGTGAAATGCTGGTGCAGCAATTATAAAGAACTTTGATCAAGTTCGTGCTGCCCTTGAAGCAATGGAAGAAAGTGCTGGCAGTTCTGATAAGGAAATGAATACAATTGAGAGCAAACAAAACTGCTCTTATGTACAGAAATGTGCATAGAAGAATATATTTAATTGCAGGTAATGCGTAAAGCCTTACACCACAATAATTAGGAAACTAGATTATGATGGGACGAAAGTAGAAACAACGTAAGGATGATATATGGTTAAAAGCCTAAGTATCAATTTTACTAATTTTATATAAATTAGGAATCGCTGTTCATGCAGGAAAGTACCCTAACGTATTCCGTAGACCATACGGTACTTGAGCCGAGGGTAAATCTTCAACGACTAGAGCCATGTCGGGAATTAGAAAATATTTTTCGTAATGGAGAATAATAAAATAAGAGTGGAAATCTCGAATATCTAATTCATTACTCGTAGGGCGCAATCGCAAATGGCGTAGGTGAAACCCCTTTTAAATCGAAAAGGTATGCTCTCAGCACGTAATGGTGGAGATGAAGAAATAGTCTTAACATCTATTGAAAAATAGAGATTATGCTGAAATATATAAATACAAGAGGTGATACATAATACAATACACTATAGAAGAAGTAAAACAATTTTTGAAGAACAAACCATATAAGATGATCGATGAAAGCTTTACAATGCTTTCTAAAGGATTCGATGCAATAACAGATGATGGATATATTGTAAGAGTCGATGATGTTAATTTATTTTCTGACCAATATCCAAAAATTTTCTACAAAAATAACCCACATACAATTTATAACATTAAGCACTATTTAGAATTAAACAATTCTGATACAAAATTATTATCATCTACATATAATGGAAATACAGATATGTTGGAATGGAAATGTTCTTGTGGATCAATATTCCATAAAACTTGGGTAAATTTTAGAAATAGTTCTTTAAAATGTCGTAATTGTTCAACAAAAGCAAGGGGAAAATTAAGGCAGATGCCAGTTGAAGCAATAGAACAGTGTGCGTCTAAACTTGGGCTTCATTTCTGTGGCAAAAAACCAGACAATTTAAATACTAAGCGTATTGACTTGGTAGACGATTATGGATATTATTATAATGTATTGTGGACTGGAATATATCAGGGTCATATGCCTAATAAATTTTCTGTTAGTAACAAATATACAATTAAAAATATCAACAATTTTTTGAAAATCAATAGAAATGGCGAATATTTTGTTTTAGAAGATCAAAAATATACAGGAAACACATCTCCTTTAACCGTTGTACATAAAAAATGTAACAATGTGTTTAATGCTAGTTGGGCGGAATTAAAAGGGAAAAATGGGCAAGATGCGAAAAGAAAATATTATAAACAGTGTCCATTCTGTTCAAAATTTCACTTAGAGTCTTATCATGCTTCAGTTCTTAAACAAATATTTATTCATAAATATCCAGATACTTCCTTAGAGGATAGATCTTGTATTAACCCAAAAACCAATCGTGCTCTTCCAACCGATATAGTGAATCATAATTTAAAAATTGCAATAGAAATACAAAGTGGATATCATGATAAACCAGAAAAAAGAGTGATAGATAAATTTAAAAAAGATTTTTGGATAAATAAAGGATATAAGTTTTATGATCCTGATATAAGAGATTATTCAATTTTAGAAATGGTCAATATTTTCTTTAAAGAAATAACTGAAATCCCAGACTATGTAGATTTTGATTTTTCGACAAATATAGATTTTAATTTGGTGCAGCAATATCTTGATAATGGGTATAGTATAAAAGAAATATCTAATATTACTGGATATGGAATTGGCGGTATTGGTTCATTAAGAGCATCAAAAAAGATAAAATTACCAGATGATTATTTTGAAAAAATTTTAAATATAAGATCAATAGTTATGTTATCTAAAAATGGAGATTTTATTAGAAAGTTTAGTAGTAAGTCTGAAGCAGATAAAAAAGGTTATAAATATGGAACTATTAGTAGAGTTTTATCTGGAAAACAAAAATATGCATATGATTGTTTATGGGTATTCGAAAAAAATTATATTGATGGTAATTATACAGTTCCAGAAATAGAAAGTGATAAATATGACATAAAAATTGATTCATATAATATGGACAACAAATTATTAAAGCACTACAAAAATATATATGAAGCATCTGAAGATTTATCATTATATAGATATGAAATATATAATGTTGTGAAAGGAAAAAGCAAATCAGTTAAAAATTATAAATTTAAAATTTCAGCATAATATCAGAAATTGCGAATCTGATTAAAATATTTGAGTTTATCTTACAAGGCAAATAAATTAAGAGAAAGTTGGACGGGTATTGCACAGGGATTTGTTGACAGAGGTGATTTAGGCAAGGTCATCGATGCCTTAACAAAACTTTCAGAAGCTATTGAGTTTGTCACAAGTAAATTGGGCTTGCTTAAAACCGCAGCTGTGGGCATTGGAGCTGCACTTTCAATTAAAAATGTCGGCATTAATACGTTGGTGGCGTATTAGTCAAAAATGTTTGTCTGAATTACCGACATCATAGGGGTTCTAATGGATACATTAGTTTGGACTATGATATATGTGAAATACACATTATAAACGAAGACGCAATATGCGAGGAAAGCCGTAAACCTCATGGTACTACCCTATTATAAGGAAACTAAATAGGTAAAGTAACCAATTCATGAGCTCGGTGGGTTCGCAGGGATAGACCTTTAAAATGGTAAGCCCTCAGAGACTGACAACCGTTGGTGATAGTTATATGAAACGATGCTATCATAATATACAGTCCGTACTATATAATATACTATATGGCACGACATATTAAATAGTGGAAACTTATCTTCCACTTCGTGCGAAACCGTTTAAACCAAACACTCCTTTTGGTAGATAAGATGGAGAATAAAAAATAGGAACTGCCCTACTCAGCTCCTAAATTATACAAAGAGTCACACGCAACAGCATATTTAATCATATTACTCATAGCAGCCACCTCCTATTAGATAAATTGTTTTTGAACATCGTACTATAATGATTGGTGTTGCTTAATAACACCATTAAAATAGGAAGTGACTGTATTTTTATATGAAGCTGTGATTAGATTATACAACATATTGGAATATTTTGCTAGGGGTATAATGCATAAATATTTTAAAATGACAAAAATCCATTCATTCTCATTCATTTTTGATAAAATTTATGCAATTATTTTGCAAATTTGATAATCATTTGTCAAATATGATAAAATTTTAAATGATTTTTGTGAAATATTACTACTTCTTTTTTACTCAAAATTGTGTATAATATAAGTGAAGGAAATCAGAAATGATTCCGAGGAAACTAGCGTCCTGTTCGGCATAACTGTAAAGTAAGAAGACAGGTTGAGGAAAAAGACTTCCCATAAGTCTATAAAACAATGGGTTGAGGAAAAAGACTTTTCGATAGTCTATGAAACAACGAATTGAGGAATGAAAGAGTCGTATTATTACGGCTCTTTCCTATTAGGTGAACAAATGACAGAAAATGGATTATATGTTGTAAAAAGAGATATTTTGAATGTTATCACTTCTCTTGGTGGTGATTGCGATATTAATTCAGGAGATAAACGCCCAGTGTTTTGTTGTGTAAAAGACAATAAAATTGAAGGATTGTATTGGGCGATTCCAACAAGTGATATATCTCATAGGAATAAGGCTCAGATTGAATATTATAATATGTGTATGCAGTGCGACGACAAAGATTTGCGTAGTTGTTATTATCATATTGTTCAAAGCAATAGGACTGCATTGTATAAAATAAGCTCATGTTATCCAATTACCAATAAATACATAGATCACGAATATACTGTAAATAAAATACATGTGGTTATTCAAAAGAAAAAAGATATTTTTGAGATAAATCGTAAATTTAGAAGAATAATTTCTATGGAGAATAGAAAACCTAATTATTTTCGACAACACATAACTGATGTTAAAAATTATCTTATTCGAGAATTAGAAATCGAAAAACAAAATGTTCTACGCATAAATAAAGACACCAACTAAGGTGTCTTTTATTATACCCTATTTTGAAAGAAGGTGAAATTAATGCTTGAAAACATTATAGAAACTTGCAATAAATTTAACACAGCTCTTGAGCATCGTTGCGATTTGTCAAATAAAGAAAGAATGAGTTTGCAATATCTTAATATTGACTTAGCAAAAAACATTATCGAAGACTTAGATCCAAAAAACGCAAAATGTATTGCAAAAATCATCCTTTCGTACATAGAATAAGCGAGGTGAAAAATAATATGACAGAAAAACAAAATGCCTTATATCAAGGTGAACTTAAAAATTATAATGTTGATGAAAAATCTAAAATGCATGAAGATATTTTAAACTATATTAAGGAAAAAGGCTTGACTGTAAGCCAAGCCACTACTCTATTAACTGATGTTATAGGTATGATGTCGAATTATGCAACATTAATCTCTATTGCTGATTATGAGAAAATTACAGGTAGAGATGTATTTGCTAATCCTGATTTAGAAAACTAACGCCAGCGAAAGTAATTCCAATAATATCGCTGGTTACTGTTGAATTCGGGTATAATGATTAATCTTCTTTTATTACTTCTATAATAGAAATTTCTGATTTTGAAATAGTAAAAGCACTATTATCAGAATACAAATGTAAATCATAATCTGTAGAATATGGGTGATTAAATATGCCCTCTCCTTCAAGATTGTATTCCGATACTACATCAAAATAATATGCTTTTATAATATGATTGTATTCTTGTGTTATACCATCTTTGTTTTGAATCTTAAATGTATACATTATAAATACCTCCTTTGTAAGATTATGTAGTTATATTCTACTCTGTATATTATAACATAAAATGAAGAACATTTGTTAAAAATATTTAAATTTTTATTGTAAATTTTAATTTGTGCTATTGAGAAAATGGATTCATATAATAAAATAAGCAAAATAAACTTGATTATTTTTGTATAATATGCTAATATAAGCATAAATAAAAAATAAGGAAGATGCTTATGAAAAAGTCTGAAGAGAAAAAGAACATATTTGGGCTTATAGGATTTGTAATCTTTGTAGGTATGCTTGTACCATTTGCCTGTCAGTTTGTTATTCCATTATTTTGGGAGCAACAAAAAATTCAAGGAGTAGAAATATGGAATCAGTTTGTTAGTATAGTTTTAGGAATAGTGGCAACGATTTTAAGTATAATCTCTTTAAAAATGGGTTTTGATAGCGCAGATAATGCAAAGAATACAGAAATGAAAACCCAAGGAATTTTAGATGAAATTTCTTCTAAGATTTCTCTTTTAACAGAGAAACAAAATCAAATGGCAAAAAGTATAGATGAATTTAGAAATACCCAAGGTGAACATAGAGATATAAATGGTAATTCGACTTGGGCTAAAAGTAATAGCGATAATAAAGAAAATAATGAAATATAAGGAGGAAGTTTTATGTGTGTAAAAAATATTAATGTCACAGGAACTCTTTTCAAAGAAGTGAATTATGAGAATGGACATAAAAGTTTTGAAATGCCATTTGACCAAATAGTAGCAAAGGTTTCAAACAACTGCTCTTATATTGAAAATTTTTCTATTGTATTAAATTTTTGTTTAATGGGAACAAATAAAGATGAAAATAAAAATCAAAATGTTGTTAATCAAAAAGGTGTGTTACATGTTTTATTAAGATTAGCTAAAGTTTCAAAAGATGTAGAAAAACAACTATACTCTGATATAACAGAATTTGAGTTAAATTTAAATGATGAGAATATGTATATTTCACATGCTTGTGTTGATTATGTTACTATTAGACGAATTTTTTCTATTTCTCAAATTACTTTGGATGCCAGAGCAGGATTAGGAGAATATGTTTTTAAGGTATTAGTTAAAACAAATCCTGAAGATAATTGGAATGTGCAGTCTTATATTCCATTAAGAATTGAATAATATTCGTTCGTTATATAATATAATTGATTTGAGGATCGGGAGACGCTTTATGATTTGATATATTTAATATATAGATTCCGCATAAAGAAAGCCAAAAGCTATAGACACTCAGGTAAAGTGTTAAGTCGGCAGAAACAAAAACGAACTTCATATCGAGAAAGCTACCGTATTAGGTGGCTTTTCTTGTATTAATAATAAATGTATTTCATATTATATATTATAAAAGAGAGTAGCGTTGACCACTACCCTCTTTTTGTTTATTCTTTTGTTAAAAATTACTATTATGGTTATCATATGTTTGTAGACTAATTAATTTTTACTTGCCTAGAGTGTTTATCTAAAATTAATAATGCCCAGTACAATACATAAATAACTAATCCATGAAAGCAAAAAAATAATACATTAAAGTGAGATAATGCACTAAAATTACGTCTTAGTAAAAAATAAGTATTTATAAATTGAATCAATGTAGCAACAATAAAAAAGAAATTAAACCACTTTCTTTTTATTATAAAATTTGAAATAATAATCACTAAGATAATTGATAATATTACCCATATTTTTATATCTACAATTAACTTTTCTTTGTAAACATCTATTAAATACCAAGCCCACATAAATAATAAGATATTAAATATTGTTTGTATAGAGACTGTCATTCCAGCATATATAAGATATTTTTTATTAAAAAGAAAAAGTATCAAAAAAACACATATAATTGAAGAAGAAAATATATTTATTAAATATATTACAACATTACAACACAAAAGTTCTTTTTCACAAATACCATCATATTTTGCTACATGTATGTTGTATTTAATTAAGAGCCTTATTGATGATTCTATTTCTGGGAAAAAGTATGTTGTTAGTAAAAAAATATTCCATATTATAATTAGCCCTATTATAATTCTTTTATTTAAATTAAAGTTTTTCATAAATCCTCCAGTTATAATATATATAGTTTAAACAATATGTATTATATCACAATTTAGTACGATATTCAAGACAACAGAAGATGATTCAGCTTTATCAAATAAAAGAATTGTAAGTATTTTTAAAGCAAGACGTATTGCTCAGGAAGAAATGAATGCTGCAATTAAAGAGCAAGCTGCACAATTAGAAATAGACAGACAAGAATTGTCTTTGTTAGAAGAAAAGATTAAAAGCGGTATGTCATATGAGCAAGCATATGCCGAAAGTATACATAAAGCTAGTATTGCCGCAAAAGAACAAGCCATTTCAACAAAAGGGGCTGCTGGAACAACGTCTGTTTTTGTTGAAAAGCAAAAAATAGCGCAAGCTGAAATGAAAGCGACAGGTTCTGCTTCTAAAGTTGCTTCCATTGGAGTAGATGCTTTAAAAATGTCTTTAAATATGTTTGCAGGAATTATTTTTATTTCCATAATTGGTAAAGTAATTGAAGGAATTCAATATCTTGCTTCATCTGCCGAACGAGCAAAAGAAAAATTAGATGAAATAAAAAATACAATGTCAGAAAATAAATCATCTTATGAAAGCAACAAAAAAACTTTAGAAGGTTTGAGAAGTGAATATGATAGTTTATCAGAAAAGGCAAACAAATTAGGTGGCGTTCAAAATCTTGCCAATGAAGAATATGAAAGATATACAGAAATTACTTCACAGATTTTAGGTATAACTCCCAAATTAATAACTGGTTGGGACGATGAGGGGACTGCTATTTCTAATAAAAATGGATTACTTCAGAAATCTATTGATTTATTAGATGAAGAATATGAAAAAGCAATAAGAAATAATACTACAAAATCAAAGAATAAAGAAGTCGCAAAAGGTATCATTGAAAAAGTTAATGAATTTAATCGTAGTCCAGATACTACAACTAATGGTGATACAATGTGGTCATTGGTTAATGATTTTAAAAATATTTTAAACAACATCAACGATGAAAAATATTATGGATTGGGTGATTATGACATTGCAGAACAATTTTATGCCTATTTGTACCCTGACGAACATATAACAAAAGAAAAAAGTGCTTATACAGATGGTTGGATAGGAGCATTATTAAATAAAATCCAAGACGAAGATGATTATCAAAAATTAGCAGATAGCTTTGCTGATAAAAATAATCCAATGTATAAATTATTCTCTGATGAAGAAATCGATGAAATGCTTGAAAATGCAAATGATTATAATCAGGAAGTCCAAAGAATAATTGATGACAGAGAAGCTTTATATCAAGATTATAAAGACCAGTTAAATTGGAACGCACAAGCTGTTAATACTGATGACGGTAAAAATGCATATAAACAATTATCTGACGAATCAAAAGCTGCTCTTACAGAGTATATTGATAATTTAGATTACGCTTCCGTAAAAACTGTAGATGATTTTTATAATATGGCAAATAACGTTAGATCATTTACAAAGCTTTTAGCTTCTGATAATGATTTTTCAAATTATATAAAAGACATTTATACTCCTCAGGAAGATGATGAATCTGTAGAAGAATATTCAAAGCGTATAAAAGATGGAATTAAAAATATTCAAGATTATATTGGCGAAAATAAAATTAATGTATCTCTTAATTTTGATGATGCAACAAAAAGTGTTGATGCATTAAAAGATAAGTATGAAAATACTGTCAATAGATTCTATAATGAGCACGATCAATCTTTAAGCGATGAAAGGCAGAATCTTACAGATGAATATAAAAAGATATCTGATTGGCATCTCGATGATTATGAAACCCAAATAAAAAATGGGACAGTTCAGACTAAATTTGGCAATGTCGATATGGATAAGCGTACTATTCTTCATTGGTCTGATGAACTTAAAAAAACTTACGCCGATGCCTTAAAGAGTTGGGATTACGACCCAGAGGTAGGTTCTATTGATACTGTATATGGAGCTTCTGATAGATTTGGGAAAAATTTAGATGGTGTTGGTTGGGAAGTTGCATTTACTCCTATTTTACCCGATGGAACATTTTTATCAAAAGATACAGTTGAAAAATATTTTGAAGAGATTCTTAGACAAGCATATGCTGATGACGGACAAGTTACGGATGATGAATTAAAGAAACTTGATGCGCAGGGTATGAAAATCGGCAATACATTTGTTCGAGGTATTTATGCTGGCGTAGATGCTAGTTTAAGCAAAGACGAAACAGGGAATGATAATAAAGCCAATATTATTGGTCGTCTTATGCATTTTTCAGGAAAGTTTGGAGCCATACAGATTGCAAAAGACAATATTGAAAAATATGAAAAACAAGTTGGTAACGATGGTTCTGAAAGAACCAAACTTGAAAAGTTCTTTAAAGATAATAGTATCAATACTTCAGAAGAATTTGATTATTGGAATGATGTAACTAAATACGCAAAAAATGCTACTGAAGCTATGAATCTGTATACCGAAGCCAAACGACAAGCGATGACGTTTGACATTGACTCTTTAACTAAAAAGATAGACGAAATCCAGAATGTATACAAAACATTAAAAGATGCTATCAAGGAATACAATAAAGAGGGTTATATATCTGTAGATACTTTCCAATCTATTATTGGTTTAGGTGCTGAGTATCTGAAATATTTAGTTGATGAAGATGGTAGTCTTAAATTAAATGCTCAATCATTACAAGAATTAACTATAGCTCGTGTCAAAGATATGGTTGTTGCTCAGAAGAACAAAATATTAGAGACAGCAGATGGTTGGAATGATGAAGCAGATGCAGCAAAGTATTTAAAGGCAAACTTAGACGAAACCTCTGATTCTTATGACGATATTATCGAAAAGAAACTTCAGTTATTAAGAATTAAATGGACTAGCCAGTTAGATGAAAATGGTAATAGAGTTTGGTCTGATGAACAGATTGAAAACACAATAGCTGGACTTAGAAAACAATTTGGTTCACTTGATACTGTTGGAAATGCCGCTATTAAAGGTATCAAATCTGGCTTTGGTATGACTGGCGAAAGTGCCAAAGATAACGCCGATAAGATTAAAGACATCAACAAACAACTTGATGACCTTGCTAAATCTGAAGCCTTACAGAAACTTAAATACAAGTTTGACCAGCTCGAACAAGGCATCACAAAAATTGACACTGCCCTTTCTTTATTAAACAATATATCTGATTTAACATACGAAGATGATTATATTGGTAAAATAGAGATTGTAAGTAATCAGTTAGATTTAGCAACAAGTAAAGCACAGCTTCTACAGAACGAGTTCGAACAGTTGTCTGATGAACAGCATGATACAGCAGATTCTTCTAATGAACTAGCTAGTAGAATGAAGTCTACAGCAGATAGTATTGCTGAAAATCAAAAGCAAATAATTGAATATGGTAAGAATATCACTTCCTATTATATGTCTGCTTTAAGTGCTATCAACTCTCTTTCTAAGAACTCTATTGAAAGAGCAACTACTTTAATCGATAGAAATATCAAGACACTTTCTGAAGGTGGTTTAACTGGATTAGAGTTTAGTTTTGTTCCTACAGTCCCTCAATCTGCAATTGAAAAACAGAGAAATGAAAATCAGTCTTTAAAGAATGAAATGCAGTCATATTATAACTCTGTTGCCGAAATGCAGAAAACTGCTTTGGACTTACAGTACAAAGAGCAGATGGCTGAGAATGAGAAAAAGAGACAAGAAATTCTTAAATCTCTTAAAGAACAGCAGAATGATTTACAAGAACATTATGCTACAGTCGAAAAAGCTCAAGAAAATCACAACGCTACAACTCAAGAAGCTCAAAAGCAAAATAATGCACAGACTCAAGAAAATCAGAAACAGAATGACGCAGCTATTATAGCCGAGCAGCAGAATACTCAAACCAATTCTTTAAACGGAGTAAAAACTTATCTTACTCAGTTTCAAACAATGATTCAAGGTTTTATTGATTGGCTCGCCCAAAATCCGTTGCATCCAACTGTAGAATTTACAAATCTTAACGATATAATGGATTCTACTTTTATAGATAGTAATAATGGTAATACCTTAAATGGTATGGCTTACTATAATCAGAAAAATTACAGTGATTCTTACGCAGGCGGAACAATAGCTACAAGTGGTTGTGGAGTAACTTCTGCTGCCATGGTTGCTACGACTTTGACAGGGAAAACTATTACTCCTTCTGAAGTAGCAAAACTTGCTAAAGAAAAAGGCTATGAAGTTTCAGAAGGCACATCTTGGGGACTCTTTAACAATCTAGGTTCTATTTATAACTTCCATGGAGAAGAAATTGGAAAAGACGATAAATCTATTTTAGCTGCTTTAAATAGCGGAAAGAAAGTTATTGTCAGCGAAGGAAAAGGTACTTGGACATCTGGTGCGGGACATATTATTGTTCTTGCTGGAGCCTCAGATGGAAAAATTATGGTTAATGACCCATATAGTCCAGAAAAATCAAAAAAATTATGGGATATAGGAGATATTACAAAAACAGCAAAAGGTGCTTGGGCATACTATGCTAAAGGAACAAAAAACTTTGGTATCGGTGGAGAAAATTATAAGACAGAGTATCTTAGAAACAAGAAAACTGGAGAATGGCATGAAATAAACGAACCTACTTTAGTAAATACTGATGAGTATGATGTTATCGGAGAAAAGACTTCTGCCAAAATTAAACAAATTGGCAAACCTCTTCCAATGTACGCAACAGGTACTCCTATTAGCGACCCAAAAGTTCGAGAGATGGTTAAAAAAGCTTCTCAAGAATCAGGTGTTCCTGCCAACATTATCTTGGCAGTTATAGACCAAGAAAGCGACAATACTTGGAGCAGTGGTAATCCAGATAGTGGTGGTACTTCATATGGTTATATGCAGTTGCGTACCCCAGGAGTTTTAGACGACCTTCCTTCTAATAGAAGACAAGCTGCAATGACAGATAAATATTCTAATATCTTAGAAGGAGCTAAATTTTTAAAGAGATTATTTGATAATTATAGTGATTGGACTAAGGCAGCCAGTGCTTATAATCAAGGTGAAGCTGGCTTTAAAAGACACGGTGTTAACAAATACGGAAAAGATGTTGTTGCAAGAGCCAATTCTACTGCTTTTGTGCAGGCAGCTCAAGATTTGTCAAGTATTTCTACTGCTGTTCAAGCTGTATCAACAGATACTTCTGACATAGCTACTAATACTGATACTATTGCTACTAAAGATATGAAGACTGAGCTTCAGAATATCGTAGATAGTACAAGTACTCCTACTGAATTAGCTAAATATCAAGGAGACCTTTTAAACTATATTAAGGACAACAATAGTATAAAGGAAAAGAATAACGATGAATTCTTAGCAGCATGGGAGAAATTACAGACTGAAGACGAAACTGCAAAATCTGTTTTAGCAGACTATGACAAGCAGTTGACTGACAATAGATGGTCTGATAATTATAATGAAATTAAAGACGGTGCTACTAAATATGCTTCTAGTTATGCTATTAGTACAATAAAAGCTCAAACTGGTGTTCAAGTTAACGAACTTCTCAAGCAGTATGATGATGAAAAAGCTCTTCTCGATGATATACTTAAATATTTCAGAGAACGAAAGGCTAATGGAGCATCTGCTGATGAGTTAAAAGTTATTGCTCAAACATATAGCGAACAGTTGCAGAATGTTGAAAGCACTAGCGATTCATATGTATCTACTATACAATCCGAAACAGATTATCTTCTTAACATCGCAGAAAGAAACACTAAATACGTCAAAGACCAAGTTACTTGGCAAGAAAAGATTAATGAGGGTCTTGAAAGACAGGCTAAATTAACTTCTAATGTAAATGATAAGTTGTCATTACAGAAAGATATTATTGATGGTAACGACACAAAGAGAGAACTTTATCAAAAACAGAAAGAGAATGCTCATCGTAATGTTCTTGATATATTAAATAGTGACAACAAAGATTATCAAGAAGTTCTTAAACAATTCCAAAGCGTTGAACCTTGGTTTGATGCAACGGGTGAATTTTCCGCTCAATATGAAGCAGATTTAGCTCGTTTAGGAGCAAGCACCCCTAACCTTGTTCCTCATATGAAACAAATTGCTACACAGATACAGGTATATAAAAAGGCTTGGTATGAAGCAGATAACGAAATGCAACAAACTCTTGATGATACTGCTAGTCGTATTGACGAGGTATATGCAACTCGAACTGATAAGATAACTAAAGCTATTAGCAATAGTGAATGGGTTCTTGATATGCTTGGAGAAGGAAACTTCGATTTAAGGTTAGAAGAAACTAATACTCAGCTTCAGAATAATCTTGACAAGACAGTTGAAATTAAAAAGCAACAAGAATATGTCAATGAATTATATCAGAGAGGTTCTATCACTTATGAACAGTTTATTAAAAAGTCACAAACATTACAGGAAGACTTGCAGAATGTTTATACTACAATTAAATCTATTTTAAACTCTATCAAGCAGATTAAGATAGATGCTATTCAGAAGAATATTGATGACATCAATGACCAGTTGGAAGAAATTCATGACGCTTCTGATAGAATTACAGATAGTATAGACGCTAGAATGGATGTCTTAAATGATGAAAAGGACGAACTTGACGAACTTCAAGATAAGTGGGACAAGGTTGCTAGTGCTGTTAAGAAAGTTTTATCTGACCAGAAAGAGTTATTGGACGATGAGAAAGAGTCTGTATCTGATTATTGGGATGATAGAATTAAAGCTATTGAAAAAGCGAACGAAGAAACTGATAGAAATATTAGTTTGTTGGAAAAACAGAAAGAACTCAGTGAAGCTAAAGAACAGCAAACAGCATTAATATATCAAAATGGTAAATTTACTTATCAAGCCGACCCTAAAGCCGTTCAAGATGCAGAATATGCTTTAGCTGAAGAACAGCGCAGTATTAAGCAAGACAAAGCAAAAGAAGCTCTCGAAGAACAAAAAGATTTAGCCATTAAGAACATAGAAGACCAGATTGAAGCTATTAATAAATATCAAGAAAAATGGGACGAAGTGTTCGATTGGTATAAGAATGAAGTCAACGAACAGGCAGCTTACGACCAATTAGGTGCTGATTGGATGAATGATACTATAGCGTTAAAGACAAGTATTCTTAATCAAGTAGGCAATGCTTATAAGAATAACGAGTCAATAATCGAAGGTAGCATCAATGAAGAAATAAAAGCTCTTGAGAAACAGGAAAAAGCTCTTGATAGACAGGTTAAAGCTCAAGAAAGAGCTGCAAATGCTAAGATTAGAGATTATAACAAGGAAATTAGAGCTATCGAACAAACATCTGATAAGTTCGATGATTTATATAGACAGATAGTTGAGTATTTTAAGACTGGAAATACAGATGCTATTCCTGGTATTATTAAGTCATTTGTCGAAGAATTCAATAGCATTGTGGACAATATAGATGTTAAGAAATTAACCAATGCTATATTCCAAGCACTTGGTATGTCTCCTATTGGCACTGTTAATTCTAGTTCTACTTCGACAAGTAATTCTGTTAATACTTCAGATAATTCTAATTTAAGCTTTGATGAAGCTAATAAGAAAGCGATCGAAATCCTTAACGATAAAGGATTAGACGGATTAGATGAAGTAGATAAGATACTTTTAAACAACGGATATTCTCTCAACAGGAATTCTATCTCTACTGCTGATGGCACAGGTAGAAAATTTATCAGAGTATCTGACGGAGATACCGATAGATATTTAGCTCAAAGTAGCGATGGTAAGTGGAAGTTCGCTTATGATTATAGCACTGCTGCTAGTATTGCTGGTGGTTCTAGTGGGAATATAGGAGAATCATCTAATAATGGTTCTAACAATAGCTCTAGCAGTAATATTGTTAAGAATCCTACGGGCACAGCAAATAACGGTATGGATTACAGCGAAACCAATCAAGCCGAAAAGAATAAACAAGATGCTATAAGTTGGTTAAAAACTTATCAGAAAGAAAACGGAGGAGCGTTTAACACTGTAGCATACAAATCTTCTAAAGAAGCATATGATGCAAATGTTGACACAGTAAAAGATAGTAAAAAGTCCATATTGGTTGTTTATTATGTAAGCGGTGAACATTATGCTGTTGGCAAGATTCAGTATGGTGATACAGTGCCAAAAACTTTAAAGAAGTTCGGCAAAGGCACAAAAAATGCACCTAGAGGACTTTCTATTATAAATGACGGGAATCAGTATAGTGGAGAACTTGTAAACTTCAGAGGTGGAGAACAAGTTATTCCTGCTGACAAATCAATCAAATTAATCGATGGATTAACCGATTTAACCGAAAGCGATTTAGGTAGATTATTGTTGGAAAACGGTTCAATGCAAGCTCAGGCATTCTTAGAACCATTTAAACAATCTTTGTTCGATAATAATGCATTACAGAATCTTAATAATATGAAACAAGTAGACAATAGTATTACAATCAGTAATATTAATATGTACGAAACAGAAAATGTTAATGATTTTGTAAAGCAACTCAACAGACAGTTGCCGTTGGCAGCAAAGAAAATAAAGAGATAGAGAATTATAGGGTGGAGTTGTTACTCTGCCCTATTCCATTATAAAAATAAAAACAGATGAAAGGTGAATTTCAAGTGAAAAATGTAGATGAGAATAGCCTTAATTCCTTGGTAAAAACGATAATTGAAATTATCAATCAGCTGGCTAGTGAGACAAAAACTATAAAAACTAAAGACGAAACAAAAAAAATGCGTGTGGTATCTGTGTTGGACAATGAGATGTGTAAAGTTGCCTACAATGGACAAGAATTTACAGCAAAAACTAACATAGAGTTAAAAGTTGGAAATTCAGTTTGGGTATTAGCCCCTAGTGGAGATTACACTAATTTATTAGTTTTATATAAGTAGGAAGGAAGTGAGCAAATGAATTTAACTACTTTGAATGATATTAAAGAAAAAGTAGAATATATTGGAAAAGATATAGATGAAGTATATGTAATAGATTGTAAAGAAATTATACCTTTAACAGAAGATAAAACAGATTATAAGAATATTGCAGTCGTTGGTGATAACAACTCTAATTCTCTATTCTTTGTTGTTAGTAAAATTATAGATGGAACAGATATTTCCCAAAAAGCAATTACTGTATACTTCTTAAATGAACAGAAACAGATTGGTTTATATAGCGTGCCACAAGTTACATCTTTATCTGATGAATTTATTATCTTTGAGTGGAAACTTAGTGAAGGTGCATGTGTTGTTCCTGGGACATTAGCTTTTAAGGTAGTAATATCAGACACAGACTATAGGTATGTTACATTAGACAGTAAGCTGACTATTATAAATACTAATATAGCTTTAGAAAATAGTATTAATTTTGATTCAACATTACTAGATTTGTGCGATGAAAAGATTAACCAAATTAATGATATATTAAACAATGCTAAATCAGCAAGTAATAACTGTGATAAACAATATGCTAATACGAAAATCCTTTATGACGAATTAGTAAAAATTGAAGATAGCAACGCTATTGCTATACAAGCTTTGAAAAATAATACCTATACTATGCAAGAAGTTGATGCCCTTTTTGGCAATATTTCAAACACAACCGAAGGAGTAAATCTTGGTAATTATTACACAAAACCTGAAATAGATAGAATGGTTGCAAATTGTACGCGTAATAGTAAATTTTCTACAATATATCCTCAATACATTGCAAATATTGGATTATTTATTGATTCAACCGAAAAAGCTAATGTTATAAGTGTTGTAGAGAACGATTCTAATACTACATTAAATTATATCAATTTAGCAAATTCTGTATGTCTTACGGATATTACATATTGCGATAATAAGCCGATTGAAGTTTATACATATGATAATGGAGACATTGCCATCTTGAAAAGCGATTATACAGTAAATTATATTAATTTAGGAGGTGTTGCTTAATGAGAAAACTGGGTAAAGATGCACTAGCAAATTTAAAACTAGATACAAGTTGTCAGATTGATTTAGGTTCTAGTGTTACAGCTGTAGATAGTAGTAACTATAAAACTAATATTGTTTGGGGTTTTAATCACGATAACCCTATTCAAGACGATAATGCTTTTAGACAGCAGAAAAGCGTTGTTACTGATGCAACTGAATCAGAAGAAAATAGTGGCAGGGGTAAATTATATTTTGACTACAGAAAAGTTAAAAACGGGGAGCTTATCTTGCAAAAGAGATTGGCAGATGGTACAACAGCACAGAATGTTATTTCAACAGAAACTACCAGTTCTACGTGGGAAAATACCGAAAACGAAAGAACTAGCATAAAAAAAATATATATACCTTATGGAGTTGTAAATCTAACGCAATATTGTTTTGCTGGGACAGGTGTTAATGAAATAAAAATTCCTGACAGTGTTACAATAATATCGGCAGGAGCGTTTTCTAGTTCTAAACTTAAAGAAATAACAACACCACATCAAATAAAAACTATATCAGCTTATGCGTTTTCTAGTTCAGATGTGGTTGTCGCAAATTTGGCAAAATCTACACCATTGACCAGCATTGCAGTAACATTTTATAGTTGCAAATCTTTAGAAGAAGTACATTTGCCCGAAGAACTTACAACAATAGGGAAAGACACATTTAAGTTGTGTAATTCTTTAAAAAGTATTCGACTGCCCGAAAAACTTACAACAATAGGGCAAGAAGCTTTTAAATATTGTACATCTTTAAAAGAAATTGTTATACCAGCTAGCGTAACAAGCATAGATAGTACAGCTTTTTCGGCATGTCAAAATCTAAAAACAATAACTGTTAAGAAAAGTACAGACAGTATTAAAAATGCCCCTTGGGGTGCTACAAATGTTGAAATTATATGGGAGGAATAAAGATATGACAACAAGAGAATTAAAAAGATTAATTGCAGACGAAGGAAAGGTATTACAGAACACACAGACAGGAAAGACAGCATATTGCGTTGATGTTTTTGCTGAAAATGTCGATAATTGGAAAGAAATCGAGGATAAAGAAGAAGATATGATTGTAGGTGAATAAAATATGAAACCTATTCTATATAATATTTTTGCGATAGATGCCACAAAAGATAATGATGTATTGTTTGTCTGGAATGGATTACAAGCTATTGGTAGTATTTTAACAATTAAAGAAGTCGGTAACTCATCTTTTGTTAAAATAATTTCTCATAATGGCAATGTTTTGCAAACAACTATTCCAAGTGGGATTTTAAAAAATGGCAAAACTTATTATGCAACAATACAGGTAAAATACAAGGATACAAATGGCTCAGATATTACTTCTGAGTCATCTGCATCTTGTCAGTTTGCATGTTATGATACCCCTACTCTTTCTATTAACGGATTTTCTACAACAGGAATTAATAAGGTAAATACTGCTTCATTAAGCTTAAATATTTTATATGATTCAAAATATGAAGATAATATTTTGGAAAAATTTAACGTTTCCGTATACACAGACAGTTATTGTACTCAATTATTAAGAAAGAGTAATGATGTTTATACTAAAGGAAATTTAGATAACTTGTACACATATGTCGGTAATTTGTCTACAAATTCTATATATTATATTGTAGTAACTGGTGCAACAAACCACAATATGCAGATACAAAGTGCAGTATATACTGTGCAAATTTCTTATAATACAGACATTAATAGTGTTTTAGAAGCCAGTGTTAATAATGGACATGTAGTTTTAACGCTACAACAAAAGACCATCGTAGGAGAATGGGAAGGTGCTGGAAATACTATAAATCAGTATAACAATGGAATGGCTATTGTTACATATGGGGATAATATAGTTTTTGACACTAATTGGGATTCAACGCCTAATTTTTCTATGGTTATTAAGGTTAAAAATCCTATTTGTGATAATATTCATAATTTTATGGCTATAGCAAATGGAACTAAAAATATTAAATTATATATAACCAACAACAATAAGAGTATAAAGGTTTGTGCTATAGACAATGTTACAGGAAGTATGGCTTATAGTAATGTTATAGAAAATCAATCTATAGGGAACAAACAAGGTTTAAATCAAACATATGTAAATGGAACTTTTACAATAAAGTTAAAAAAGAAGAACGGAAGAATATTTTTAAATATAGATTCATAAGGAGGTGATTTTATTGCTTAATTGTCTAATTGGGAGTTGTGTATTTTATGGTGATGAAGATATAGATAATAAAATTTTTGCCAAAAAATTAAACATTTATACTCAATCTAAAGGAAGCGTTGAATATGATAGTTTATCTTTATATCAAGGTATATATGACACAGTTTATATTAATAGCGATGATATTAACGATGAGTCTAATATATCAGATAAAGTTATTCCATCTGAATGGTTAAACGATACTATCTTTTGGGCGAAATTTGATGATGATCTTCAAGCTGGGCAATCTGACTTGGAATTAAATAATATCTCATATGTAATTATACAGAAAAAAGAAGAAAATGAAAACTCTTATTCTGTTGTAGATGTTATTCCTGTTAAAGACTATATTTCTAATAATAAAATCACAGTTATAGACAGGCTTGTAAAATGTTACAAGAGTTACGATTATCAGATTGTTCCAGTAATGATAGATGGTACAGAAAGTACGACTTTAAAAGCAGTCTATACTACAGATAAAAAAATAGAGTGGGACGGCTATTTTATTTACGATGGCAAAACAGAATATTTTTGTAAATTCGGGGAACAAACTATTGATTATACAAGAAATAATTCAGCTCAAATTCAGACTACTATGAATACAGACTATCCATATGTAATTAAATCAGGAATGAATAAGCACGATACAGTAACTGTTTCTGCATCAGATTTTAAGGTAGATTGTAGTAAAGAAGGTGGATTGGACTTAGAAGGTTCTGCTGAATATAGAAGAAATTATGATGATTTCTTGACCAATTCCAATCCTAAGTTATTTAGAGACGACCAAGGAAATATGAGGATTTGTGCCGTGTATGATGGAATATCTCATAGTGAGCAAGGACATAAATTTAATGTTGATACATCTTATAATCTATGTGAAATTGGAAATGCTGATAGTCCAGAAGATTTATATAGTTATGGCTTTAGTAATTATAATCCTAATACAATGATGGGCAATAATATTACTTCTGAATTAGTACAAGGTGCAACTCTTAATATAATAGTATATGGCGCAATTAGTGGAGATACAATAAGCAACATTCAAGTTTCTTTATGCTTAAATGATGTTGAAATATTTGGCGGTAAAACAAATACTAACGGAAAGTTTACTCTTTGCAATTTAGACTCTGGAAGATATTCTATAGTTATTCATAATGGTATTTATACAGTTAAAAAACCAATTAGCATAAGTTCTAGTGGAGTTATCAACATTGATTTGGAAGTGGGTGGCGTATAATGTTTCAACCAACTACAAATGATATTAGATTAATCAGTCAAAAAGACCAAACAAGAAAAATAAAAATTGAACTTCTCGATTTTAAAACAAATGTTGTAACTGGCGAATTAACAGGTGGGATTACTAATGATAATTTTAATATATCCACTGGAGACAATTACAGAAGAACTTATAGCCTAGATATGGTTGTTTCAGATAGCTCATTTACTCTTTCTGAAGATTCTCAAATATGGTTAGATAAAATGATAAAAGTATACGTAGGAATAATAGACGTAAGAACAAAGTCTTATGTTTGGTATTTACAAGGGACATATGCCTTTTCAAAGACAAGCTATTCTTATGATGAATCAACAAAAACATTATCTATAGATTGTGTTGACTTAATGGCTTACTTAGACGGTACATTAGGTGGCACAATCTATGGTGCCACCCAGACAAAAATTGAACGATTCCCATCTGGATTAGAATATAGTGGGGTTAAAGTCGATTGCATCACAGTAAAAGACGACAAGAATGAGGTATATACCTCATATAATAAAACTTATGTGTACGGAGGTACTGTTTTTACAATTACGACCCCAACACATTCTACATGGAATGGACAAGATACAAGTTTATTCAATGATGTTTTTTTAAAATTTGATATGTATTCTGAAAACGAAACAGACTCTCCTGTGTGTAAAATTAGTTACGAAACATCTTATAACGAAGAAATTAATGGTAATGCTTTTTCAGAAACATATAAACTAAAGGAATTACAAGAAGGGATTACGTGCAAAAGTTTATTAACAACCGATATAAAGATAGAATTTTTAACTTCAGTAAATTTGTATAAAATTTCTTTGAGAGACCCTTATTTTGCACCGACCGAAGATTTGTTTGTTTGGTGGTTTTCTCGTCCTCGTTCTGTAGTAAGAGCTGATATGTTAGATTGCTCAGGAGAAATATTCTGTCGAAAGCCTGATGAATTAGATAAAATTGTTACAAGTGTTAATATTGGTAGTAATTATGAAGGATATATCCAAAGATATATTCCTGAATCTAATATAAATGAAACATATGGAGCAGAAGATAATCCTGCTCAAATGGATACTGGTAAGATAACTATAGACGGCACAAATCCTTGTGAAACTTATTTAGCAGATGTATTTGTTAGTTTTTTAAGGTTATATGGGATTAAGAGATACGAAATTAAAGGTATATATGAAACTGTTCCATATGATCAAGAGTTTAGTGCTGGTTCGACCGTTTATGATGTATTTTCTACTTTAATCGGGTTATATTCTGACTTAGAAATGTATTTCGATACAGATGGTGTATTTGTTTTAACACACGTATCTACTACTAATGACGAAGACCTTATTTTAAAAAATGATGAGATTAGACCATTAGTTGTTAGTGAAAGTTTATCTACAGAACTTAATGTTACTAACGTATCTGAGATATGGGGAATGAGCATAGATGCCAATGTTTATGCAGAAAATGATGATACAGACCCTAATATGGTTGTATATAATTCTACTAATAACGCTTTTGAAGTTCGATTTAAAGATTTAGTTTTAACTGATCAAAACAAAATCCCAGATGGTACAATTTTAGCTTTTCGAACTCCAAAAGATATGACTAAACACAACAGCAATATAGGATTGGCAGTTAAAAATTTAAACGTAGTAACTTCAAACGTTAAATCTGTAGAGAAGTGTTTTACCATTGATGAGTTCAGTAAATCTGGTAATAGTTATACGATAAATCAAAATCTGCAATATACTGAAAGTATTGCTGGCATGGTTATTGTAGATGTAGACTCTCTTGTTACTAATGTAGAAAAACCAACAGGTAGAGGTTATGGTGTTGGCACAGAAGAAGGTATAACTGATACTATAGACAATATAGAATTTAAGGGTATTTTCTATAATATGCGTAGTGCAAATGCAATGATCATCGAAGATGATTCAGGTAAAAAAACTATAAATTTGGCTAAATTGTGTTATAGTGTACAATTCAAAGCTGTAAAAGATGAGGCATTCAGATTTTATATTACTCATTCTGCAACCAATATTTATGTAGCAAATTCAAAAGGAGAAATATATACCGAGCCTACATATCTTACAGATATAAACACAGAACATAAGATTAGTTATATAGATTTTGTTGCACCAAAAGATGACACTTTTTATTTCTTTGGATATAGCACAGAAAGCACTGCCCCGATGAGATTGTATGGCGTAAGTAGATTAATTTGTGAAGTTGGTAAATTGCCCATCTACAATTATACAACTGAAGAATTAATTCCAGCAGGTACATTTATTGCTAATACAACATACACTTTTAAATACAGTAATAATAAATTATATTATCTTGGTCAATGGCAAATACATGCTATCGCTATAGAAGTATTAGAAGTTCCTGACGATGAGAAGCATAAAGAATATGTAGAACAGTTTAACTGTCCTAATATTGTCTACACTCAGTACGATAGTAGATTTGCTATTGAAAATATAGGTATAAGGGTTAAAACTTGTAAAGATGATGTTTATTCATATATATACTCTGATGATTTAGCATTACAAAGAGCTGAATATGAGAATTATTTATCTGTTAGATTTAGTAGTCAATTAGAGTTGAATTTAATTAATATTCCTTGGTTGGATGTAAATAGAAAAATTACATATAAGTCTGAGCTAACAGATTTAGCTACATATATGGTAGAAAGCATTAGTGGAAGTAATAACTCCCCTACTATAAGTGTTTCCGCTACTATGTTTTATCCTCAATATACAACTATAAAAGGTAGTATAGGTTATATGCCAATAGATACTACTAATATGACTAGAGATAACACTATGTCAGATAGATTAATGTTTTACAATAATCTTGACAATCTATATTTATTTGATTACATGTGGTATGCTAATAAATATGGAGATTTGTATAATATTTATGGGTATAACCCATCTCGTTTATTTGAGCATTGGTGTTTCTATGGCATCTGGGAAGGACGTAGTCCTAGTTTAGAATATAATAAAGATTATTATGTTAATAATGTTGAAGAAAGCGATATAGATCAAATAATCGTTGAATTAAAAAAGATATTCCCAGAACAAATAGATGAAGCAAAATTAAAAAATGCAGCTCTTTGGTATAACTTCATTAAGACAGGTGTAACATCAAGCGTAAAAGCGTCTGAAGATTTTGATGTAGAAGTTTATAAAGAATCTTATCAAGATTTAAAAGATGTATACAAAGATAATTGGAGAAACTATTTCGAACATTACGTTCGTTGGGGTCGTAAAGAACACAGGACACAAATTAAATAATAAATATTAAAGGAGGTCGATTGTTTGTCTGATATAAGATTGACGAATTATCCTGATGAGATAGATAATATTGAAAATATGAGAGAGCCGACTGAAGAAGAGTTGGCTCTAATTCAAGCAGGAAACTATGACGCGTTAACAGATGATGCAAAGAAAAATGTATTTGTTACAGCAGAAAAAATAAATACAATGATAGATGGTTTAAGAAGTTGGCAACAATTTATGAAACAATGGGTAGAAGATGGTTATGTTCATCAAGGAACGTATGACTCTACTAAATATTATTATCCTAGAGATGTTGTAAGTATTGGAGGAGTAGATTATCTTTGTATAGGGTTTAAGGTACGAGGAGTATATCCTTCTACTGATACATCAAAAAAATGGCTAAGATTAACTGGAGTACAGGGAGAAAGAGGAGCAACTGGCGTTGGTCAGAAAGGCGACCCCGCTGAATTAATATATATAGACACAGGTGGCGTTAATTATATAGCTAAAAATACTGATGGAGGATTATCTAATTCAACACTAACTATTAAACCATATATGAAAACAGGTTCTAATAGTCCTCGTGCCTTATCTAGTTATATTTATATATATACTAAAACTTCAATAAATGGAAGCTATCCATCAACGCCAGCACAATCAGCAGGTTCTACTACCAAGTTTGACTATACGATTCCAAAAAATGTTACTGGAATAAAAATAGCTCTTAAAGATGCCAATGGAAACGAATTAGCTGTTAAGGAAATACCAATTATTCAGATTAGTAATTCAGTTATTAATACATATTCTAACGGTGACAATACTTCCTCCGATTTTATTAACATAGTTGAAAAATCTATAGAAGGTTATAAGAGCAGAGAATATGTAGTTAAATTTAACGCAAGAGCTATGGGTGAAAGAGTGGATTTAAAAGAGCTTTTTAACAAAGTGGGTAAATCCATAAACTCTTGGGATTTTAATCAAACAACCGTTTTAGCCGATGTAAATATTAGTGATAATATGGGATTTGATTACGCCCTTCCTCTTATTGGAACAACTATAGCTGAGAATACTATATATGTTTCATATAATTTAAGAAATGGATTCAGTTTAGATAAAGACAATAAATTTCCAGAGTATGAAGAAACAAATATAACATCTGATAATTTAAATGAGTGTTATATCTGTTTATGTATAAATACCGTTTTAAAATAAACTATTATTAAGGGCAAGAATAACTTGCCCTATTTTATTACCCAATTTAAAGGAGGGGCTATGGTTGACATTACACAACAACTATTTAATATAGATTTAAAAGAAAATCTTATTTCTATCATCATAATTATAATTTTTATCAAGGCAGCTTGGGAACTCTATGACTGGTTTGCCAATAAAATTGGCATTTCAACAAAGAAAAGTAGAGAGCGAGATATGATGGTTGATATGATGAAAGAATATAAAAATGAGCTTTCAGATGTAGAAAAAAATTTAGAACTTCTAAAAGCAGCCAGTAAAGAGTCTTTATTGTACAAAATCAACGAGAAATATAATAAGTATTTTTCATTAGGTTATATTCCTTATGAAGAATATGATGAGTTTATAAGTTTACATGATGCGTATAAAGGTATCGGAGGAAATCATACTGGTGATGAAAAGTTCAACAGAGTAATCACAACGTTGGAAGTAAAAAATATGTATGAACACGAGCATTTAGAATAAGAAGGAGGAGATTGTATGACAACAACAGTATTTTTAGCACTATTATCTATTTTTGCTATTTTAACATCTAGTGGCACTGAAGCTGTTAAGAAATTTTTAGATAGCATAAATGTAAATTACAACAGTAATATTATAGCCACTACATTAGCTATTATTATTGGCTTAATTGGAACTTTTATATATTATGAAGCAAATGCTATAGAATTAGACTTGTTAAATGTTATATACGCCATTTTAATGTCTTTAGCATCAGCTTTAACAGCTATGCTCGGATATGATAAATTTAGCCCGATATTAGCCAGTATAATTGAAAAAATAGACAACATAAGCACAAGGAAGTGATATAATGAAATTTTCAACAAAAGTAATCGTTGCTGTTTATGTAACTTTAATTTTATTTACAATTACAATGATTGCCCTATTCTTAATTAAAGGTAGTGTTCCAGATTCATTAATCACATGTGTATTTGCCGCTTGTTCTGTAGAATGTGGAGCATTAGGATTAATTAAACATGGGAAAGTTAAATATGGTGATGGAAACAATGAAGATATAAATATATCAGATGAGGATGGTGAAGATAATGAGTAAGACAGTTCAAGGATTATTAGAGCATTGTAAGAAGGCTCTTAAAAATAATGTTCAGTATGTTTATGGAGCTAAGATGCAAGTGCTTACATATAACCAAATAAAGGCTTTACAGAATGCATATGGTACAAGTTGTGTTTGGAATAGTGATTTAAAAAAGGCTAATAAGTTATGCTGTGATTGTTCTGGTTTAATATCATCTTATACAGGTATAACTAAAGGAAGTAGTGTATATAAGAGTACAGCAACTTCAATAGTTACTATAAGTGAATTAAATAAAAACTGGAACAAGTATATTGGTTGGGGTTTATGGATGCAAGGACATATTGGCGTTGTAAGTGACACTAAGGGTTATTACTACGCTATGGATGGTTCTGCTCGAAATATGGTTCACTATCCAATGTCTAAGCAAAAATGGACTTATTGTATTAAATTATGCGATATTGATTATTCTGTAAATAATGTATTCAATAGTGGTAATACTACTAATTCAAACAAGGTAACATCTAATACAGTTGATACTACTATTAAAATATCATATAATAGTCATATTATTGAGTATAAGGCTAAAAATGTTAATGGTAATAATTATGTTCAGGCTAGACCTTTTTTAACTAATTTGGGGTATTTTGTAGGATATAATTCAAATAAAAGACGAGTAATGGCTGGAAGTGTTACTTTAGATGTAGGTACTATCTTGGAGAACGGTACAAGCTATATTCATTTAAGAGATACGATAGTATTCTTAAACAAGCACGCAAAGAAAGATTATAGTATAATCTACAACATGAAGAATAAATTAATCACTATTACTGAAGAATAATAATTAAGGGAGATTAGCAGTCTCCCTATTTTTTACGATTTTTAATAACAAAAAAATAAGAGGTAATAAACCTCCTATTTTTTTCACTATGAATTAATTAAAAACTGATTTAAAGTTTGAATATAAATTAGATTTACATTCCAATATGGACAAATTAATAGTTTTTAATTGACAAATTAATAAAAACCAATACAAAAGCCTTTACTAATTTAATGCAAATACCTGCATATGCAATATATTTACATTCCAATATGGACAAATTAATAATTTAGATAAGCAATGTATTTACATTCCAGTATGATTCAAATTAAATCAGTTTTTAGTTTATACAACATTTACTTCTCTTAAAACAGTTAAAGAATAAATAAAATATTTATTTAAAAATATTTTAATACAATTCTTGTTTCTCTTTAAGTTTAAACTAATCTATTTCTTTAACTTGGCTAAATAATACCACTATTTTCAAACTTTGTCAAGTGGATTTTGTAAAGTTTTTAAAATAATTTTAGGGTAGTCTGATTAATGTCGGACTACCCTATTTTTACTGAATTAATATATAATCATATAACGTTCCCCAGAATTTGCGTAAACTTTGCTGAAGGAAGTAAAAATATTTTTTACGCAAATCTGTACTCAATTTGTACGCAAGTCTATATGATAAGTCGCGATAAGTTGCGATAAGTTATGATAGTTTACTCAAATCGAAACTTTTTGATTAAAACCCTCTAAACAAGGCTTAATACCTAGCTTTTCAAACAAATTATCATAATAAATTCGCAAAATACTTATTAGTTCATTGCCTTTGCAACTTCGTCAGCAAAGTTTTCTTCCTTCTTTTCGATACCTTCACCAGTTTCGAAACGAACAAAGCCCTTAACCTGAACATCAGCATTGATTGACTTAGCAACATTCTGAATGTACTGAGCAACGCTTTCCTTGTCACCCTGAACATATTCCTGATCTAAGAGGCAAATTTCTTTCATTTCCTTCTTTAATCTACCAGTAAGCATCTTTTCAAGGATATTTTCTGGTTTACCAGCATTCTTAGGGTCATTCTTAGCCTGTTCAAGAAGAAGAGCTTTTTCATGTTCGATAAAGTCGGCTGGTACATTATTTTCAGCAACATACTTAGGATTCATAGCAGCAATCTGCATTGCTACATTCTTACCACATTCAACTAAAGCAGCATCCTTAGAATCAGTAGCAAATTCAACGATAACAGCAATCTTACCACCTGCATGGATATAAGAAACATAGAAAGTATTACCATCGTTAGTGTACTTTTCAAATCTTCTGATAGAAAGCTTTTCGCCGATAACAGAAATCATATCATTTAAAGCATCCTGAACAGTAGCAAATTCGCCACCCCATGGAGAAGCTAAAAATTCATCAACGTTAGCACAGTTGTTTGTAACAACATGCTGAGCAACTTCCTTAACGAAGTTCTGGAATTTTTCGTTCTTTGCAACGAAGTCAGTTTCACTGTTTACTTCTACAGCAACAGCAACTGAGTTATCTTCAGAAATGTAAGCGTAGCTTAAACCTTCTGCAGCAATTCTACCAGCCTTCTTAGCAGCATTTGCAAGACCCTGCTTTCTTAAATATTCAATAGCAGCGTCCATGTTACCGTCAGTTTCAACAAGTGCATTCTTACAAGCACTCATACCAACGCCAGTTCTTTCTCTTAATTCCTTAATTAAAGCAGCAGTTACAGCCATTTTAAAACCTCCTGTTTTTAATCTTAGTTATTTTGTATTTTAAAATCATAACCATCATAGGTTATTAATATTTTTTAAATCAGAACAAATTAACGACCTTAATTTGTGACCTGTGCTACAAGCCATCGAATTTATCTTTCTGATTCACTAATAAAAAGGCTTCAGCCTTATGGCTAAAGCCTCATTAAATCATTTATTAATTATTCAGCATCTTCTGCAGGAGTATCCTGTTCGCCCTGCTTAGATTCGATAACAGCATCAGCCATTCTGCCAGCAATAAGCTTAACAGCTCTGATAGCATCATCATTACCTGGAATAACGTAATCAACTTCTTCAGGGTCACAGTTTGTATCAACAATAGCTACAATAGGAATATTTAAGCTGTGAGCTTCCTGAACAGCAATCTTTTCTTTTCTTGGGTCAACGATGAACATTACATCAGGAATCTTCTTCATTTCCTTAATACCACCGATGTTCTTGTCAAGCTTTTCCTTTTCCTTCATAAGCTTAGCAACTTCCTTCTTAGGAAGAACGTCCATAGTACCATCTTCGATCATAGCATCGATTTCAGCTAACTTCTTGATTCTAGTCTTGATAGTTTCGAAGTTAGTGAGCATACCACCTAACCATCTTTCGTTTACATAGTACATACCACATCTTTCAGCTTCTTCCTTGATAGAATCCTGAGCCTGCTTCTTTGTACCAACGAAAAGAACTTCACCACCATCTTTAACGATGTTAGCAATTGCCTGGTAAGCATCTTCAACCTTCTTAACTGTCTTCTGAAGGTCAATAATATAGATACCATTTCTTTCAGCAAAGATATACTCTGCCATCTTAGGGTTCCATCTTCTAGTCTGGTGACCGAAATGAACACCTGCTTCTAATAACTGTTTCATTGAAATAACGCCCATTATTTCGTCCTCCTTATGGTTAATTTCCTCCACGAACCTTACAAAGAACTTGCGATAATACAAGCACCATCTTTGCTAAATAATTCGTGTGCGTTTTTTACAACGTCGATATTATAACATACAATAAATATAAAAGCAAGCATTTTTTTGTAAAAATAACTATAAATATTCATTGTATAAAAAAAGTAAGCCTTAGGCTTACTCTAGTGCACGATCAGGGACTCGAACCCTGGACCTTATGATTAAGAGTCATCTGCTCTACCAACTGAGCTAATCGTGCATATTAAATTATAAAAAACAAAGTGCACGATCAGGGACTCGAACCCTGGACCTTATGATTAAGAGTCATCTGCTCTACCAACTGAGCTAATCGTGCAT